GTATTGGGCTAAGCAAGTTCTTGGAGAAGTTAGTACACAGTATAGGATAGATAAAATATTGCATTATTATAGGTATAATGATAGTGTAACGGAAGCAGAATTGATATTTCCACCTGAACAGGATGAAAAATGATGGAAAGTATTCTATTTCTTAATGATATAATCAATCAACATAAGGATTATTACGCTTTTGCTTATATTGGAAAGCCTAGTGTTGAGTTTTTGACGTATTTTATTCAAGGTCTAAGAAATAGGAATAATCATCAACCAAATGTCAATGATTATTGGGCTATTTATGTTATATCCGAACAGTCAGAATCAGAACTAGAAGATTTCAAAAAGTCTCTTAGGGAAAACAAGATATATAATGATGTTATATGCATTTCAAGACCAAGTAATGAGGCAATATCGTTATTTAGGGACAGATACTTTGATATGATCTTTTTATATGATTTATCGGCCTTAATTGACAAGGATATTGGGCCTTGGTTATCTAAATTGAATACTGGCAAAATGATATGCGGCTTTGACCGTAGTATATTCGATGGCTTTTCATTAAGTAATCTTGGAGATGTTTGGTACACCATAAAGGAATAAGTATGATAAATGAATGGACGTTTGGAATAATCACCGGGGGCGGCGCGGAAGCCCAAATCAATAAGATGATTGATTCCATTGAGAGGCAGAATATTCCATCTAACAAGTATGAAATAGTTATTGTTGGTGGCTCTCCAATAGCAAGAAAGAATGTAAGACACATCCCATTTGATGAATCGCAAAAGGCTAATTGGATTACAAGAAAGAAGAACATTATTTGTCAAAAGGCCAAGTTTGATAATATTGTTCTAACTCATGATTATATCATATTCCATGATGGATGGTATGATGGTTGGTTGAAATTTGCGGATGATAATTGGGATGTTGCTCTTAACCCAATATTGAATGGCGATGGTACGAGATTTAGAGACTGGGTTACTCAAAACCCGTTATTCCTCGTTCCCTACAATATGAGAGCTTTTTCTAAGGCAATGTATATATCTGGAACTTATTGGTGCGCAAAGAAAAGTTTCATGCTTAAGTATCCGTTGAATGAAAATCATGTATGGAATCAATGGGAAGATGTAGAATGGTCATTTAGAGTGAGAGATTTGTGGAATTACAAGTGTAATCCATATTCGTTTGTTCAAAGTTCGAAGCAGAAAGTGTCTTGGATAAATCCAGAAGCAACTGTTGGAGAAGTTATTCATTATTCGCTACTTGAACAGCTTGTCAATAAGAACTCGGAATATAAGGTTTCTCATTCTAACAGTCGATTGATGCCAAATAACAATCTAAATATACAAAGCATACATTATGCCGAGTTCGACTTGCTAAGGAACTTTGTTAGAAATACAAAGCCATCGAATAGCCTTGTAGTAAGCTCTTGTGATTGTTTTAGTTCCCTGGCTGTTGCTTGGGCTTTGTCTTCTTTCGGAGGGAAACTGGATATTGTTGATTCTTATATGTTGCAGTTCTGTAATAGCATGAATGATATTATAGAAAATCATACTTCTAAGAAAGTCTATCCAGATTCGTATTGTCATAACTTGATGAAGTTTTTGATTAAGCAATTTGAGTGGGAGAACTTAGTCAATATTCACGTTAAGCCGGTTCCATCAGGAATATCTGAAATGACTAAGAAATACGACTTTGTGTTTCTTGATGCTTTAGCTATGGACGGATTTAGGATAGATGATCTAAATGAAATCAAGAAAGTATTGAATGATAAGTTCGTAATAATGATGAATCTAAGAGGGTCTCCTCTTTCTTCAGAACTTTCTGAATGGGCGATGCAAAACTTCAATAAACAATGGAAAAATGAGTTTTCGGATATGGCTGTTATTAGGAATGATTAAATACTTACTATACGATCTTGATGGGGTTCTTGTTGATGCATGCGACTGGCATTATCATTCCCTAAACTATGCGCTTATGGAAAGCGTTGGATATTCTATCCCATATGATGAACATATGTCTACATATAATGGTTTACCAACAAAAACTAAGTTGCTATTGTTGTCTAAAAAGGGACTAGTTGATCCATCTTTGTTTGAAACGATATTTGATAGAAAGCAATATTTTACAAAGATAGCAATTGAAAAATATGGCAAAATAGATGAAAACAAAATTCTCATTCATAAACATACTAAGTCTTTAGGTATACAATCTGTTTGTGTTACAAACTCTATTAGAGAAACGGCTGAGCTTATGTTGAATAGAACTGGTCAGCTCGACTATATGAATTTTGTTGTATGCAATGAAGATGTTTCTAAGAACAAGCCAGATCCTATGCCTTTCATTTTCGCCATACAAAAATTACGAGCCAATAATGATGAATGCCTTATTTTAGAAGATTCTGACAAGGGCATAATGTCAGCAAGCGCTAGCGGAGCAAAATTCCATAGAGTAAAAGATTCTTCCGAAGTTATTTTGGAGAATATACAAAAATGGCTGGAGATACATGCCTAATGCTGTGTTTTTTCATATTGCAACCATTGGCTCATACGTTTCTATTATGAACGAGATGGTTGGCTGTATCAACTCATCTGGAATATTGAATAATGTAGATTTTGTTGGCTTGGGGGTTGTAGGGAATGGCCCGGTAACTGTTCATAGTCCAAAGTTCCCTATTCTATATAGAAATGCTGATGTTAAGAAATGCGAGTTTATTACGCTAAAAAGTTTGCAGGATTACTGTAAACGTAATCATTCTTCTAAGGTATTGTATATTCATACAAAAGGCGTAAGTACGCCAGCAAATCCGTGTATTGACGATTGGCGAAAGTACATGAGTTATTTTCTTATTGAGAAATATAAGGATTGCATTTCTTATCTTGATGAATTTGATACCGTTGGGGTTGATTGGAGAACGGACCCAGTGCCTCATTTTTCTGGCAATTTTTGGTGGGCAAAAGGAGGATATATAGCCTCTTTACCTTGTATAGAAGGACTGTCAAGACCAGACGCCCCGCATGTTATTTCTGTAAGACATAATGCGGAATTTTGGATAGGAATGAATAAGCCTAAGACAAAGATTTTGTGGGATTGCGGAATAAATCAATATTCAAGGCACCTGCATAGATACCCAAGAGAAATGTACCAAAAGGAGTAGTATATGTACGACCATGTAACAGATCCGGATGTTAAGAAAACGCTAGAGACCTATAAGCCTCTTATGGATGCTTTGAAAAAGCAACCGCTTGACCTTAGCACTTATAGAGTTGAGAAGCATTGGGGATATGAGGTTTGGCTTGATGTAAATGAACACTATGCATACAAACTTATTCATATGAAGCAAGGGTGCCGTTGTAGCTTGCAGTCTCATGAGAAAAAGGTAGAAGCAAATTACATCATTGCTGGAGAAGCTGAAGTTCTTCTTGAGAATGATGCTGGAGAAATGGTTTCTACTATTTACAAGGTAGGAGAAGGTTGGTCGGTTCCTGTTGGTAAAAAGCATAGAGTTATAGCTAAGACAGACTATACGGCTCTTGAGGTTTCTACTCCTCATTTGGATGACATAATTCGTTATGCTGATGACGCTGGAAGAGGCAGTGGTACGGTTCAATCGGAACATAAAGGTAATGCAATATAAGGTTTGTATACTGAGCGCCGGTCTTGGTTCTAGAATAAAGTCATATCCTAATCTTCATAAATCGCTTCTTCCTTTGCGTAATAGGACGACTATATCTCGTATCATGGACCAATTCAAGGACAACACGATAGTTGTTGCCCTTGGTTATAAATCCGATCAAGTACGTTCTTATTTGGAGTTTATGCATCCAAATAGGAGCTTTGAGTTTGTATATGTAGACAATTACGATAAAAAAGGCTCTGGCCCAGGCTATAGCCTTTTTTCATGTAGACATAATCTTGATTGTCCTTTCGTGTTTACATCTGTTGATACCCTTGTTGATCCATTAGAAAATAACTTAGAACCTTCGTATGACTGGGTTGGTGTTGGGTCTCCTGTTTGGGATTTCGGAACTGAGTATTGTAATTTTTCGGAGGATAATGGATTTTCGTTTGGCGAGAAGAGTAATGTTTATATAGGTATGGCTGGCGTTTTCAATTATGCATCTTTTTGGGATAGCCTAGCGAAACCAAATATTGTTAGAAATGAACATCAAGTCATAGACGGATTTTCTGCTTTGAAGCCAAAGATGAAATGGTTTGATTCATGGCTAGATACTGGAAACAAAAATAGCCATGATTATGCCAAAAATAAGTTTGCAAATACCATTGTTGAAGAGAAGTTTGAAGAAGCAATCTTTATTGATAATGGTAGGGTTGCGAAATTCTTTTCAGATGCAAGCAAGGTTGATAAGAGGGTTGAAAGAGCCTCTATACTAAAAGAATATGTGCCAAAGGTAGTCAAGATTGATGATAACATTTATGGTTATGACTATATTGATGGAACCTTATTGTCAAATGTCGTGAGCGAATCTGAAATGGATTCGTTCATTTCTTTTTTGGATAGATTCATGGTTGAGATTGATGCTCCGGCTGGCTTCCATGAAGACTGTACTGCAATGCATAAAGGCAAACTATATAACAGGATATTAACTCATCCAAATATTGATTTGCTTGAATCTGTAAAAGAGATAAACGGAATACCAGTAAAGCCAATAAGGTCGCTTTTAGATGCGATTAATTGGGATGAAATTTGTAATAATGGAATACCTATTAGGTTTCATGGAGATTTGCAGCCTGAAAATATTCTTATTTCAAATGGTAACGTAGTTCTATTAGATTGGAGAGATTCTTTTGGTAAAAGTATTTCTGTAGGCGACTTGTACTATGATTTTGGTAAACTGTATCATGCAATCATAGTAAATGGAGATGTTATTAGGAAAAAGCATTTCAATGTATTATTAGATAATGAAGCAGGTTCAGTCGATATAAATGTTAGATCGAATCTAATGATTTTGATGAATAAGTTTAGAGACTTTTGTTTTAGAAAAGGATTGGATTGGAATAGGATTGTTTTGTTAGGCATTTTACAATGGATCAATATATCGCCTATGCATTCTGGTGAGTATTCGAATTTCTTGTATTTGTTTGGTAAGTTGCAGCTTCAGAAGTATTTGGAGAACAGTTATGCAGAACTTGATAGAAATGTATAAAAGAGAGTCGGCTAGCACTTTTAATTCCATTAGCAATGAACAGATAACTCGGTTTGTTGAGATGATTCTTGAAGCATATGATTCGGGAGGTAAGGTTTATATATGTGGCAATGGCGGCAATGCGGCTTATGTAGCTAACTTTGTAACCGACCTCAACTTACACCCTTTTGTTTCAGAAGATAAGTCTAAGCCAATGAATGTCTCCAAAAGAATGTTCTGTATTAATCTTACGGATTCTACCTCAACTATAACCGGAATATTGAACGATGTTGGCGCTGATTTTATATTCAGCGAACAAATGAAGATATCAGCTAGGGCTGGAGACTTATTCATAGGTCTAAGCGGATCTGGAAACTCAAAGAATGTTCTTGAAGCTATAAAGTATGGCAAGACTACTGGCGTAAAAAGTATTGTTATAACCAAAAAGGCGGAATCTTCTTGCGGGTTGATTGCGGATCTTGTTGTTGAAATAACTGGGGATTCTGAGTTCCCGGGGCAAACTGGTAAGAATAACAATAACTTCCATTTTGAAGATTCAGTATCTAAACTTTCGCATATCGCAACTGGTATATTAAAACAAAAGGTGCAAAATGAAAATCGATCCTAAAAAAATACGAATGCATGTTCTTAATATGGTGTATTCTAAGAAGTCCGGGCATATTGGCGGAAGTTTTTCTATAGCGGAATTGATTTCATATTTATATAGTACATACAACCTTGCTTCTTCTGATATTGATTCTGATAAGCTCATACTTTCAAAAGGACATGCAGTTCCTGCCATTTATGCCGCTTTGTATGAATTAGGTAAGATTAAAGAAGAAGACTTGGCAAACTTTAGGGAGATAAATTCTCCATTGCAAGGGCATCCTGATAAATGTAGGTTGCCTTTAATGCATGCAACAACAGGATCTCTTGGACAGGGACTGAGTATTGCTATCGGTCATGCTTTAGCTGCTAAAATGCAAAATAAAGAGTTCAAGGTTTTTTGTATACTTGGAGATGGAGAGATTCAAGAAGGACAAGTTTGGGAGTCATTTATGTTTGCTCCTAAATATGAGCTTTCTAATCTGATTGCATTTGTTGATCTCAATGGCGGTCAAAATGATGGATACGTTTCTGATACGCTTAATATAGGAGAGGTCAAAAATAAGATTAAGACTTTCGGATGGAACGTTATAAAGATTGATGGACATAGTATAAAGAGCATAGATGGGGCTATGAATAGGCTTTCTAATACAAAGCCAAACTGTATATTGCTTAGAACCGTAAAGGGTAAGGGAGTTTCATTTATGGAACATCCTGAATGGCACTCTAGAGTTCCGACAGAAGAAGAATACAAAAAGGCTTTAGAGGAGATTACAAATGGATAAGGCAACAAGAGACGGCTTTGGAGACCAACTCGCTATTTGCGGACAAGAAAATACGAACATAGTGGTTCTTGGAGCCGATCTTTCTAAGGCTACCAAAGCATCCGTGTTCAAGTCTAAATGTCCAGATAGGTATATTGAGGTTGGTATTGCGGAAGCAAATATGATAGGCATTGCTTCCGGATTATCTTCATATGGGTATAGAGTATTCATCTCTTCATTTGCTTCTTTCCTAACAGGAAGATATGATATTATACGATGTTCTTTGGCTTATTCTCAAGCTCCTGTTGTAATCGTTGGGACTCATTCTGGCCTTGCTATCGGCAAGGATGGTGTTACTCAAATGGGAACTGAGGATATTAATTTGATGAGAGGGCTTCCAGGAGTTGATGTAATTCAACCAGCAACAGCGAAAGAGGCTATGGCTGTTACAAAATACCTATGTTCTTCTAATAATCTATGCTATTTGAGACTTGGAAGGCAGCCAGTAAGAGAAGTTTTTGATGATTCGTATTGTTTCCATTTTGGCAAGGCCAATGTAATAAAAGACGGAGATGATATAGCTGTATTCTCAAGCGGATGCGTTTTGCCAGATGTTATAGATGCTTGCAAGATACTTGAAAATGATGGTCACAAATGCGCTATCATAAATATTGCAACGATTAAGCCAATAGATAGAGAAGCCATCATTCATTTTGCTAATAAGAACAAGATGCTTGTTTCTGTAGAAGACCATTCCATTATTGGCGGACTAGGTAGCGCAATATCAGAAGTTCTTACCGACGAGTACCCAAAGAAACTTGTTAGAATAGGCATAAATGATACTTTCGCAGAATCAGGAAAGCCAGAGTCTCTTTATGAAAAATATGGACTTTCGGCAGTTGCCATAGCAAATAGAATCAAATCATGCATTCAATAAATAAGGATACATTACTATTTGGTTCTTTTTCTCGTTCTGCCGGGAATTTTGGATGCCGTATTCATAATGCTGCTTTTGATTTTTATGGCATCAATGCTATCTACAAATCATTTTCTGTTGGCAGTATAAAACAGGCTATAGAAGCCATGATAACTCTTGATATTAGAGGCGTTGGTATTTCTATGCCATATAAGGTGTTATGCCTTGACTTTGTTCATGAAGTTTCTGAAGAAGTCAATCATATAGGATCTGCAAATACTATTACTAATTTGAATGGCGTTCTAAAAGCGTATAATACCGATTATTTTGCAGCGTTACAAAAGCTTTCCAAGTTTCCCCATAAAGATGTTACGATTTTGGGTAATGGTGGATATGCGAAATCGGTGTTATATGCGGCAAAGCTGCTCGGTAAGAATTGCCTGAGCATCACAAGAGAGAATTGGACAAGTCTGCATTCTATCAAGGATGCATTGATTTTTAATTGCACTCCTGTCGAAAATATAAGTAAGATGCTTGATGAGTCAAACTCCTATATTGATTGTTTGATACATACGAATACTGGTAAAGAGCTTTCATTATGGCAAGCTTCGATGCAGTTTGAAATTTATACAGGCAAGAAGTTCCCGATGCATTTATTTGGAGACAATAATGAGTAAGCCGAAAACGATATTTCTTGATATAGATGGAACCATATTGTATCATTTTGGAGACATTGAAAAGCAAGTTACCATTCCTTCGAGAGTCCTTAATGGTGTCAAAGAGAAATTTGTAGAATGGGATATGCTTGGATACAATATAATACTTGTTACGGGAAGAAGAGAAAGTCATAGGGAAATAACAGAGAAACAAATCAAAGAAAGCGGACTGTTTTATGATCAGTTGATTATGGGAATTGGAGGAGGGGTTCGTGTTTTGATAAATGATTTGAAACCTAATTCTGAAGAGCCAACAGCGATTGCCTTCAATTTGAAAAGAAATGACGGAATATCTGAGATTTCTATATGATAAAAACCAAGGAAACAAGTAGCGGTAGAGTTTTCAATGTCAGGGGAGAACCTAACACTGACAACTCGGTAGACGAGCAAATTTTCAATGCCGTTATTGTTAATAATGAATACAAAATAGACGAAAGAGTTCAGGGCGGTATTGTAATAGATATCGGAGCCAATATAGGTTGTTTTTCTTTTTTGTGTATAGAAAAAGGAGCTAGCGAGATTCATGCTTTTGAGCCTCAAGAAAGAAACTTTGAAATGCTATCAATGAATATTAAAGGCCCAAGATTTTTTGTTTACAATAAAGCGGTTTGGCGCAGCGATAAAGAAGATGCAGTTTTATGCTTTCATAATGGGCAACATGAGGGGGCTGGTTTTGTTACCAATAATGACGGGGATTCAAAAGTAAAAACGATAGCATTTGATGATATAGTGCGAAGCATAGTTAATAAAGGTAACAGAGTGAGACTTCTAAAAATTGATTGCGAAGGTTCTGAATTCCCAATCTTGTATACTTCTAAAATGTTGGAATATGTTGATGAAATAGTAGGAGAGTTACATTTCTTTAGTTGGTTGTATAACAATAATAATGACGAACGAGGAGTTCCTCGCCCCGGAGATCATCCTTTAGGTTTGGATGATTTGCCTTATGAGACTGATGCAGAAACGTTTTTCCTTTTCCTTAAAAATCAAGGTTTTACGAATATACAATATGGCAGATCAATACCAGAAGGTTATTCTCTTGGAGGAATGGATTTTTCAGCAAGTAGGAGATAATATGTTTGTAATACCATGCAAATATAGTTCTAAATTCAATTTCATTCATTCTTTGGTTGATGATATTAGAAGATATCATCCAAAAGAAGAGATTGTTGTTGTTGATAGTGCTTCTCAGGATAAGTCTTATTTTAGAGACCTAAGAAAAGTTCCGAATCTTTACATAGAAGACATAAACAATGTTAATTATGATATTGGAGCGTATTGGCATGCGTTCAAAAAGTACAATGATAGACCTTTCTTTTATTTCATGCATGATTCTATGAAGGTTAAGGCTAATCTTGATTACATGAAAGAAAAAGACCTTACAATCTTGTGTCATTTTGGAAGAAATCGTCCAGGATTTATTTGTAAAAGAGATGAAGTTAGGAATCTTACAAAATATGAATGGACTGATGAGGGCAAAGGCGTGTATGGCCCAATATTTTTCTGCAAAAGAGAGTTAATGCAGAAACTCTATGACAAAGGCATGTCAAACGTTATTCCTAGAGCGAAAAATGAAACAGGATGCATGGAAGCTGCGATTGGAAATGCTTTTGAGAGAGAAGGATACGATTTAGATAAGTGTTGTTTATATGGAGATATACTTGGACTGGAATCTCCCGGAGGCAAATCAGGACCGCCTCCTCACAACACTTCTTGGCAGTTTCCGGTCGAAAAGTTTTATGCAGCACTTATGGGGAGAGTATAATGAAAAATGTTCATGAAATAACAGAAATGGCTTTGAAAGCTGGTTCGAATAGCCTTTCGGTGTTTGGCGGAAGATTTGAAGGCGGATATCAATTACAGCAAGATATTCAAGAAGTTAGTGAATGTTTGGCTTTTGTGTCAAGCAGGAAGAATACTGTAATGAATTATTTGGAAATAGGCGTAGCTGCCGCTGGTTTTACTAGGCTTTTTTGCGATGTTATCAACGTAAAAAACGCTTTTCTTATGGACCTTGGGACTCATCCTTCGATTCCTGCTGCGTATCAAGAAAACATAAAGAATTTGAGACTTTCAGGGAAAATGAGCGCTTTTACTGGCGACAGTCATTCTCCTGAAGCGGAAGAGTGGTTGGAAAAAACTGGTACTAAGTTTGATTTCATCTTTATTGATGGAGATCATTCTTATAGCGGGGTTTTACAAGATACATTGCTGGCAATGAAGTTCGCCAGCAAGAGGGCTATGTTTATGTTCCATGACCATGCATGCGTTGGGGACATCGGGCGACTTTACAACGAAATGAAAAATAGAAGCATTCCGGGCTTTGTTCCAATAAGAGAGTTTGTAAGTAATAGTAATACCAAAAAAGGTATTGTTCTTTTAGAATACATAGGGAGAGCATAAATGGCTGAAGTTAATATTTATCATATGTCATCTAGGAGGCCTCAAGCGATTGAGATCCTTGTGTATTTTTTGAAGAAAGTGAAAAACAAGGACAAGTTCAAGTTCTTTTTCCTATGCGATTATGACATAAATACCAAAGAGCATGATAAGAAGTATGACGATTATGCGGCCATTTTATCTAGGGCAGGAGTTAATGTTGAAGTAAGACCAGATTTTGGTCCTCATCGCAACTATATGTCTAAGATAGAGTTTGCTCTAGCTCAAGATGCTCCGTATTCTATAAAACTTGATGAAGATTGTTTCATGAGCGAAAATGTCATAGACTTCATGATAGAAAATAGAGAGATGCTCAATAATCCTCGAAACTATCTTATGACGCCAGTTCTTTCTAACGGTATTCCAACTTGCGATTACTTTTTGCAAGACTTTTTAGCGCCTCATGAAATAGATGAAATTGGAAGATATTTTTTGCCAACTTCATTTACAAACATGTGGGGAGTTGATTATAGGTTCCTAAACAAGCACACAGTTAATGCTAAGCATTGGGACTTTGAATCATTCTATAACTCTGTTTCAACAATTGGTCCTGCTCATGGTAATAATCATTTCTTCAAGGGCATACATCCTGTTAGAGTGAATTATCAAGCGAATAGAAGAATAAACGATTTCATTGTTGGTAAATGGGATAAGTTCTGTACTCCGCCAAAATCTTCTATGCATATAATGCATTCTCAAAAACCATACTTCTGTAATTCTGTATTTATGATGAAAACTTCTGTGTGGAGAGACATAAATAGTAGAAAAGATCTCTTCAGAGATGATTATGATGAAGTTCCACTTAATTTGTACAGACAAGAAAAGAGATATGATTGGCTATTTATTCGCAATGGATATGCTCTTCATACAATATACAATACAGTCCAAAGATACGATTATGAAAATGAAATAATTGCTTACATAACAAACCTCGTTAGAGGAAGAGAGGAATCAGGGATATGATGAAGGAATTAGTTTTAGATATAGTTTCATCTTGTAATAAGCCAACCGGCGATTTTCTGCTCGACACTTTGTTTGACAAATATAATGAGGCATCTCCAAGAGACGACTCTCCTGTTTACTATAGGTTCTTGTACGAACTTGGTAAACGTCTAAAAGATAAGCAACCAAATCTAATAGAAGTTGGCTGTAAGTACGGAGCGGCTTCTTTGCATTTTCTAAAAGGCGGAGGATATAGGTCTGTTGGAATTGATGTGGCTGATATAGCAAATATTGGAATGTTTGAGGGTTATAACTTTACATTTAGACAGGATTCTTCTACTAATCCGGATTTAGTTAGTTCGTTGGCTCCTGCTGATTTTGTATTCATTGATACAGACCACACCTATGAGCAGACAAAAAGAGAGTTTGAGTTATGGGTTGGCAAGGTAAAACCCGGCGGACTTCTTTTGTTTGATGATATTTTGGCTAAAGAATATGGATGCGCCAAGTTCTGGCAAGAACTTCAGGGCGATAAAATGGAATTTGAGGAACTTCATCCTGTCGGATGGGGATTTGGAGTATATTTCTTATGATGAATATTGTCATACCTATGGCTGGCCGCGGAAAGAGATTTGCGGATGTTGGCTATAAAGATCCTAAACCGTTTATTGACGTTTTAGGTAGACCAATGATTTCTCGTGTTATAGAGAATCTAACAACAGATGATATTGATGTTAGCTATACATTTATCTGTTTGAAATCTTTCATTGATGAATATGGAGACCGTTTCAATGGATTATTGAATGGTCTTAATTTCAATATTGTAACAGTTGATCAAGTTACAAGCGGAGCAGCTGCAACCGTTTTGCTGGCAAAAGAAAAAATCAACAATAATGACGAGCTAATCATAGCCAATTGCGATCAACTTGTTTTGGATTTATGCTTTATGCATGGTTCAATAGAACATTACAGAAGGAGAGCCGCTCATGGTGGTATCCTTTGCTTCCTTAATGACAATCCCAAATGGTCGTATGTAAGAATGAATGGAGATAAAGTTATTGAGGTTGTTGAAAAGCAAGTTGTTAGTAATTTAGCAACGGTTGGATTGTATTACTACGCTAAGGGTTCATATTTTGTTTCTGCTGCTGAGAGCATGATAGAACATAACATTAGGGTAAATGGAGAGTTTTATGTTGCTCCTGCTTACAATCTCATGCTTGTATCTGGAATGAAGATCGTTCCTTACATAGTCAATGAAGTAGCCGGGCTTGGAACTCCAGAAGATTTGGAGAAGTTCATAAATGAAAGTACACAAAATTGATAAGTTTATTAAGGGATGGTTTATTGGCAACTTTGAACCTTCTTTGTTTCATACAGATGATTTTGAGATATGTTTCAAAAGATTCAGGGCTGGAGAAAAGGAAAGCGTTCATTATCATAAAATAGCCACAGAATACACTCTCGTTACAAGCGGTAAAGTCAGCATGAATGGCAACGAATATGAAGAAGGGGATATTGTTGTTGTTGAACCCGGTGAAGTTGTGGAGTTTGTTTCTTTAGTTGATTCTTCTATTATAGCTGTAAAAGTGCCTTGCGTAAAGAATGATAAATACGAGGTGTAAACATGAACGAGTTTTTGTTTATAGCGCACAGAGGAAATGTTGACGGCCCTAAGCCTGATTTTGAAAACAATCCTGAATATATCAACCAAGCTTTGAATAGGATGTTTTACGTTGAAATTGATGTTTGGGTTCATGGCAATAAAATCCTTTTAGGTCATGATGAGGGTGTTTATCCTTGCGATATAGCTTTACTTGAAAATCCTAGAGCTATTTGCCATGCAAAGAATTTTTCTGCCGTTGAAATGTTCAATAAGAATAAAATGATTCATTGGTTTTGGCACGAAAATGATTGTTGCACGCTTACCTCTATGGGTTTAATTTGGGCGTATCCTAATAAGTTGATTGAAGGTTCGATACTGAATCAGCCAGAATTTGAACAAAAATGGAATATAGAGAGGGCTGTGGCTAAATATAAAGACGATATGAATAGTTGTAGTTTTATAGGTGTTTGTAGCGATTATGTACAGTTATTGAAAGAAGCAAAAAATGTTTGACTTACTCATCAAGTTTCCAACAAGAGGTCGCCCAGATAAGTTTCGAAATCAGTTTGACAAGTATTACTCCATGTTGTCTGGTCAGTTGAAGGTAAAGTTCGTCGTTACGATGGATGCTGACGACCATTGGATGAATAATGATGATATGAAATGGTGGCTGAGTCCCGGGAATGGTGGGCGTCAGAATATCTTCTATTATTATGGAGATTCTAAATCTAAGGTGCAAGCCATAAATGCAGATATGCATCAGCATAATGATTGGAGAATCCTTTTGTTAGCAAGCGATGATATGACTCCCGTAATGCAGGGCTATGATAAGATTATTTATGATGATATGAGTAGAATCTATCCAGATTTTTATGGAGCGCTGCACTATAATGATGGAAGGGTTGGACAAAGGCTTATAACTCTTTCAATTATGGGTAAGCCTATGTATGATTACTTTGGATACATTTACCATCCAAGTTATACGAGCCTGTATTGCGATAACGAGTTCCATGATTCGGTTTATAAGATGAACAAGGCCGCATATATTGATAAGGTTATCATAAAACATGATTGGGTAAACTATACTGGCAAGGACCAACTGCATGTAAGGAACGAGTCATTCTATAACAAAGATGGTGTTAACTATGAACGTCGAAAGAAAATAGGCTTCAATCCTCGATTACCTTGATTTTTGTGAAACGCGCAAGATGCTCTTATGTTATCTCCGAAAAATGTATGTTCTAGCATTTTACGGGGAGAATACATATGAAGAAGAAGCTTGGTAAGAAAATAGCCAAAAAGGGAGATAAACAACTTAAGACTAAAAAAGGCAAGAGAAGGGCAAAGGTAATCAAGGTAAAAGCAATTGGGATGGAGATGGACAAGATATACTCCATCATAAGCGAATGTCAAACTTCTAGAATAGAACAAGAACTTATTGTAGACCCCATAGATTTTCCAGTCGTAGAACATATTCTAAAAGATGGGGAAATGACATTTTCAAAGCGCGAAAAATTAGACGGTATACATTATACGATACAGCCGCCTCCTGAAGTTGTTACTTCAGATGATATGTATATCTTTGATGAAGAATTGGAAAATGAACTTAAAGATGAAGACCAGTGTTTCTGAATATTGGTGAATCTCAGTTTGGTGTCGGTAAAGGCGTCGATGTAGCATAAGCAATAAGGAGAAATACGAATGCTGATTAGAACCGTAAACACTTACTTCGGTCCACAAGGTGAAAAAATAGAAGAGCTTCCGTTGATTGATGCAGAAACCGGAATGGTTGCAACTGATGAGCAAATGAAAGAGCTTACAGAAGAGGAGCCAAAGTATGCGTATTTTGGTGTTTTACAGATACCTGTTGGGGTTAGCGTTCCAACCCCGAATGGCCCCTTGATGATTGATGTAAGGCCGCAAGACGTTCGTTTTCAGATAGAAGCTGCTTCTAGGAAAGAAGCTTTTGAAAAGTTTGCAGCAGGCGCAGATTTGGTTCTTGCAGATCTCAAGAAGAAGCAAGAAGAACAAGAGGCGAAGAGAAGCGAGGCAAGAAGGGGCTTGATTGTCCCTAACGCAGCGCAGTCAGAAGCGATCAATAAGCTCAAGCTCGTTACTGAAGAATAATTGGAGGCCTTCTAATGAAGTTTGAAAATGCCCTGGGAGAGCCATATTCTCCGATATCATGGCTTACCTTCAATGATGTCTTGCTAAAGCCTCATAAGTCTAGATTCAAGTCAAGAAATGATAAAGGAATCTCTTTAGAGACTAGTATCTTTCCAAGTGTATCGTTAAAAGTTCCAATCATTAGTTCTAATATGGATACCGTTACGGGTTCTAATATGGCGCAAGAAATGTGCCGTCTTGGAGGCCTGGGTATCCTTCATCGTTTTCATGAATGTTACGAAGATTACTATTCAATGATTGATGATGTTTATTCTACATGCGGAAGGGTTGCATTTAGCGTTGGTTGCGGAGATGATTGGTTTAGATTTTCTGAACATGCAATTTCAATGGTTGGCGAAGAAAACGCAATAATCTGCTTAGATGTTGCGCATGGTCATATGGAGCAAAGCGTTGAAATGGTTCAAAGATTGAAGCATCTTAATGTTTCAGTTATAGCTGGAAACGTAGCTACTCCCGATGGAGCTGTTGAACTTGCCGCTGCGGGAGCAAAATGCATTAAGGTTGGAGTCGGTTGCGGCTCTGTATGTACTACAAGGATAGTTACAGGGCATGGGGTTCCTCAGTTGTCTGCTATTATTAACGCTAGAAAAGATTTGGATGCATTAGGATTTGAAGATGTTAGCATTATAGCTGATGGAGGTATTAGGAATAGCGGAGATATCATAAAATCGCTTGCCGCTGGAGCTCAAGCTGTAATGCTTGGCAGTATGCTTGCTGGTTGCGATGAGACTCCGGGAGAGATATTTACTCTTGCGAAAGGCCCATTCAAGATGTATAGAGGGCAATCTTCTAGGCATTTCTTGAAAGATATAGGCAAAATTGATGTTGCTGCTGAGGGAGAGTCGATAGAAGTTGAGGCTAAGGGTCCAGTAAATGCAATAGTTACTGAACTCCTTGGAGGCGTTCGTTCTGGTTTTACATATTCAGGCGCAGGTAGTATTAAAGAACTACAAGAAAAAGCTGTGTTTATAGAGATTTCACATCATGGTTGGGTCGAAAGTACCCCGCATGCGATAACCAGAGTTCATTAAGGAAAGAGGAATCTGTATTTTCATGCAGTTGTGTAGATTGCAAAATATAGAAGATTAATGGGATGACAATAATGAAGGCTCAATACGAGAAAGTTGTTCGTTTGATTTGTGGAGACAACTGGAATTCTGATGAGATTTCCTATGATGAGAGGGATGGTGGTTTTGGAGTTGCGATTTGCCTTGCTTGTTTGCAGGGTTGTAGCTTCAAGCCATCTGAAATAGCAGATAATATCGGTTGTTCGGTGCATGCTATTGAGTATGCTTATAAGAGACTTCAACTCAACGGGGTCTTTGTGCAGAATTCATCTATACTAGGAGATCCCGCTCTCCTTATGAGTAATGCTAATTCCGAAGAGGAAATGATGAATTCTGTTAGGGCGTGGTGTCATATCGCTGGACTTGCTTCTGGGTTTGTTGGTAGAGGTTTTTTGAGAACCGATAATGCCCAGAGCAGAAGGGGAGCGAGATGAAATGTCAAATATATCACTTGCTTCAAAGGTAGCAATCGCTTTTCTTAAACCATTTCGTTCTTATTTAGATGGTAGGAATAAGATATTGGAAAAAAGAAAAGATATTGAGCAAGAGGTTCGAGAGAAAACCGATCTTATTGCGGAATCTACGAAGAAATATAACCCGCATATCAGCGAAGAAAGATTGGCTTACGCAAAAGAAGGCTTTATTGCCATCAATATGCATCTTGTTGACACTTATGATAAGTGCTATGATAAGGTTTTGCCTGAAGTTATAGATCTTCTTACAATGGATTTGGAAAAGGAACTTAAGAAGTCATTTACTAATGACGAACTTAGGCATCTTATAGACATACTTGCAGATCCTGCATTAAAGAAACTTCTAGAGAACAAAGACCTTTTTGGTTTGTTGAAAAAATGCGAGTTTCTTCTTGAGCATAAGCTCAAATTACAAACAATGTATAGTTCTGTGGAACCTGAAGAAATTGTAAAGATTACTGATATGTTAAGAGGTCTTAGAGATAGGTTCAATATCAAAGATGACAGGGAAAACATTGATCCAGAAGGCGATGAAGAGAATTTCTGGCAAGACGAGTAACAAATGGCTAAATATCTAGTAATAGTTGAATCCCCAGAAAAGGCGAAAAAGATAGGGGTCTATCTTGGTAAAGACTACAAAGTTATGGCCTCCGTTGGTCATGTTATTGATTTGCCTGCAAAGGGTCTTAATGTTGACATCAAGAAAAACTTTACGCCTAGCTATGGAGTTATGCCTGGTAAAGAGGATGTTGTTAGAACCATTGTAAAGGCTTCGGAAGATGTTGATCTTGTATATTTAATGAGCGACCCAGATAGGGAAGGCGAAGCTATTGCTTGGCATATCAGTCGTCAACTTCCTAAAGGTAAGGCTTTCAAAAGAGCAAAAACAAATAGTATTACCAAACAAGCCATTCAAGATGCAATAGCAAATGCCGCAGATATAGATTATGATTTGGTAGATAGTTACGAAACGAGACGTATACTTGATAGGCTTGTTGGTTATAAGTGCAGTTTTATAACAACTACTGCGACTGGCGGAAAGTCTGCCGGTAGGGTTCAAAGCGCTGCTTTGAGAGTTTTGGCTGAAAGAGAAAAAGAAATCAAGTCATTCGTTCCTCAAGAATATTGGGAAATTCATGCCGAACTTCTTTCGCCTAAGAAAGACAAGATAGTTGCTGCTCTTGTAGATCCAGATAAGATGGATGTAAAGAATAAAGAGCAAGCCGACGTAATAGTTGCTGGATTGAGAAATAAGATAGCCACAGTAACGAAGTATGATAGCAAAGAGGTATATGTATCGCCTAGAGCGCCATTTACAACTTCTACGCTTCAGCAAACCGCAGCATCTATTCTTGGATGGGATCAAGATAAGACAATGAAAGTTGCTCAATCTCTTTACGAGAATGGGCATATTACTTACATGAGGACTGACTCTGTTACCATTGTTCCTCAAGTTATATCTGATACAAGAAACTATATTCAAACGAATTTTACCAAAGATTATCTTCCAAAGACAGCAATGTTCTATAGCAATAAAGCCACCGCTCAGGCGGCTCACGAGGCTATTCGTCCTGTAGATATAACGGTAACTCAGGTTTCTAGCGATGCGGATTCTAGAAAGCTTTACGATTTGATTTGGAGAAGAACAGTTTCGAGTCAAATGGAAAAGGCAAAAAATCTTGCCGTATCTGCTCGTTTCAAAGTTGATAAATATGAGCTTGGCGCTAATGGTAGCGTTTCTTTGTTTGATGGATGGAAGAAAGTTTGGCATTGGTCTGCTGGTGAAGATAGGCCATTGCCTTTGCTCAATGTTGGCGATCCTTGTGATGTTATAGATGTTACATCTGAGCAAAAGTTTACTCAGCCGCCATCTCGTTATACCAAATCCTCTATTACAAAAATGTATGAGGAGACTGGCATTGGTCGTCCAAGCACTTATGCTAGTATTACAAAGACGCTTAAGGCTCGCGGCTATATTGACCTAACTGGTAATTCATATGTTGTTACCGAGTTGGGATTGAAGGTTTGCGATTTCCTAGTAAAATCAGACTTCTGTTTTATGGATTTGAAGTTTACTTCTAATATGGAAGAGAAGTTAGATAAAATTGGAGAAAAAGAGCTAAAGAAGCTTGGCGTGCTTACTGAATTTTGGGATAGACTCAAAGGCGATATAAATAACGCGACAAAGACTAAGCAGCAACTGGCCGCTACGGATTTTGATTGTCCGAAATGCGGTAAAGTAAAACTTGTCAAGAAACATGGTAAGTTTGGAGAGTTTTTCGCTTGTACAGATAAAGAGTGCAAGTTTACTGCGAATATTGGCGAGGATGGAAAACCTCAAGAGAGAGTCCCTGTTGTAAAGGTTTATGGCAAAGAACCATGTCCTCAATGCGGCGAGAAAATGATTCTTCGAAAAGGCAAGTTTGGAGATTTCTATGGATGTAGTAAGTATCCAAAATGCAGGGGCATGAGAAACTCCGAAGAAGAAGAAATCAAGCCTAAAGACCCATCAACAAAGCCAAAGTTTTTCTTTAGGAGAAAGAAAAAATGAGTCAATGTGGCACTAATGGTCCTAATTGGAATAGTGTTATGGGCTGGACTGCTAATCCTGTTGCGTATCAGGTTACTAGTACAAGTCCATTTATCAACTTAAATCCTTTTGGCACTATAACGATTGATGTTGATGGCAATTCTATCACTTATGATAGTAATGGCAATCCGATATCTCTTTTAGAAAATGAAAGAGAAAGCAAAATGAATGAAGATTCTTTGCATTTGGAAAATTCAGAGATACATGATGTTAGATCAATATTGAGTTTAATATACAATTCTTTTTATCAAAGGTCTCCGTTTTTGAATTGCTTTTTCTATGCTGGAAGTCAAGAGAACAAGATTTGCTTTCATTACATGCATAGTTTGCCAATATTCAGACTTTCTTTATTTAAAGATGGTTCTAGTAATGTTTGTTTTGTATCTGATTGGTCTAGCGATATTAGGCTTTATGACGGATGGGATATTGTTCCAATAGAAGAGCCAGATAAGGTTTCTTCTAGGAAGAAGTTGAAAAACAGCGCAAAAAGCGTATTTGTAATACCATCAGTTTCAGAAATTAATATCTACGAGTGGGGGTTTGAAATTCTTAATAATGGAGGCATTCAACTTATAGCAATGTTGAATTTTGCTACAGAAGAGAAGCCAGATCATACTCTTGGAATGAAAAACTGGAAACCTCCTTTCAAAAAGAGTTATATGGAAAAAGAAAGCTTTAGTAAAATAGTAGCTCATTGGAAGAGAATATGAACGATCTAGAAGGCAAAAGAATAAGTAAAGTCGGTTTGAAGTTTCATAAAAGACTTCTTAAGATGAATGGCGGGTATTTACCCAAAGAACTTGGATGGTGTTATGAAGAGCCAAAGAAGATAGTTGTGTTTATGCCGAAAAATGATCAAATAAATGTTCCAAGTAGCTTCATGGGATATCAGGTATTTGCGCTTCCTATTGATTCATTTTTGAATGATGTTATTAATGGAGTTTTGAAAGATGAAGGGTGAAATACGAGGGCTAAAGGCTGGGGAATATCTTTCTAAGGATGGTTCTCTTCTTCTTAGAGTAAGTCGGAAAGATGATGGTGTTCTTATCGAAATAGCAGATTTTGATGCCGACATATTCTATGCAGCAAACGTGAATGATAGTAAGGCAAAGTTTGAATGGGGGACTGTTACCCCTTCATCAATAGATGACAAAGGAGATACGAATGGCGAAGGTTAAGCCGGAATATAAAGAGCTTCCAGAATTTATCGAACTTATGGAGAAGGTTTTGGAAATATACCCGGGAATTTTCCCGGATATACAACCAGAACAGATCGCTGCTGTTCAAATAGTGAATAAGCCAAGACCTGAAAAGAAGTCGCAGGTTTGGGATTTGAAGGCAGTAAAGGCTCCAATTACGCTGTTCTGCCCTAAGCTTTATTTTGTTGTTCTTTATTCTAGCGATTGGGATGTTTTCGATGAAGCTCGTAAGGCGGCAGTTGTTGCAGACGTTTTGATGTCTGTGGCTCCTGAGATTGATGGAAGCACGATCCCATTTGATAAGAAAGACCATAGTGTTATTCTCAGGACTCTAGGCGTCGATTATATGAGCGAGCCGATTATTGAGAATATTTTGGATGGCAAGACCGCCTGGAAACAATAAGGAGAAGAGAATGAAATATCAACTTTGGACAGAAGACGAGTATAGAACTAGCGCTATCGTTGGAAGCTTTGCTTCTCCCGAAAGCGCTGCTGAAACAGCAAGAAAATTGGTTACTGATGCCAACTTTTCAAACGCTCTATCTACAACAGATAGAATGCGCAATATAGAAGCTTATTTTGTTGAAATGCTCAATAAGAAAGGTTCTTCTAGCGATTCCTTGTTCTATGGAGGCAACAGGAGAGGCGGCAAATACGTTTCTTATAAGTCTGCTAGCGTTGAACCTACAGAGTTTGAGCCAAAGAATACTCCTATAAGGATTTATGTTGGCTCTACATTCTCTAAGAAAAATGGTAAGAATGAAGAGACTCGAATTTACCTAAATGACGAAAAGGGTAAACAAGTAAGTTCTCTTTCTCATTTGCTACTTTCTGGCAAAACTATTTATTTCATCGTTCCTGTTGATAAGTAATCGGAGGTACTCATGACGGTTGTTTTAGGTTTTTCTGGTAAAAAGCAAAGCGGTAAAGACACTCTGCTTAATGGGATAACTCCACTCCTAAGCGGAACTGTTAAGAAGTACAGCTTTGCCGATGGATTGAAGAATTTTCTTGTTGATGTTATGGGGCTTAGACCCGAACAGGTTTGGGGTACTGATGAACAGAAAAACACTAAGACTTCGTATCTATGGGAACATTTGCCAGAATTTATGAGATGGGAAAATGGTGGTAGATGGATCGATTTTGGAGGAAACGATCTCGAAGTTCAACTACCTCTTTTTGAGCAGTCTATAGGCGTAAACGACTTTTCTCCTGAGAAGCTATATTGGTCTCTAAAGCTTTCAAAAGGGTCTTTTCCTTCTTTTGTCCCGTTCAATCTAAAGAGCGGACATATGACAGCAAGAGAACTTATGCAAGTGATGGGGACTGATATTTGCAGAAGAATGTTCAGCCAGTTCATTTGGGTTCATTCTACTTTTAGGGCTATTGATAAAGACAAGGTTGATTTTGCTATTATCCCTGATTTACGTTTCCCATCAGAGATTCAAGGGGTAGAGTCTCATGGAGGGTTTGTGGTAAGGCTTACGAGGGATGTAAGTATGGGAGACGAGCATCCAAGTGAAACAGCTTTGGATGGATATGATTGGGGACGTTTGGGTGATAGGGTGGTTATCGTTCCGCAGGGCCTTGGTATAGACGAAACAAGAGATGTTGTTTGGGATTGGCTTTCAAAGAAGCTTGGAGATAAATAATGAGCGTTGTTTTAGCGAATAAATATAGGCCCAAGAAACTTGCAGATCTTATTGGGCAGGATTCTGTAGTCAGGATTTTGACTAATACTATTCTTTCTGGTAAACCTCATCATGCTTATATCTTTTCTGGCAAGTTTGGATGTGGCAAAACATCTAGCGCCCGAATTTTTGCAGCATCTGTAAATGGTAAAGACGGAATGACTTTGACGCCGGATATGGAAGACCCTGATATACAGGCGATCTTTGAAGGCAAATCAATAGATGTTAAAGAGATAGATGCTGCTTCTAACAGGTCTATTGATGATATACGAGCATTGAGAGAAGAGATTAGATATTCTACAGTAAAGCTGAATTATCGTTTTGTTATCATAGACGAGGCTCATAGGTTGACTGGAGATGCTGCTGAGGCAGCTCTTAAAATGATTGAAGAGCCGCCAAAGAATGTAATATTCATTCTTTGTACGACTAATGCGGAAGACCTAAAAGACACGATACATAGCCGCTGCATGCCTCTTAGGTTCAACAAGGTTTCCTGGGACCAGTTGTATTCTAATTTGGTGAAGATAGCGAAAAGCGAAAACATAGAGTATGAGGATGCCGCACTTAGAGTGGCTGCAAAGCTTTCTAAAGGTTCTGTGAGAAACTCTTTACAGAACTTGCAAACAATGTTGACATTTTCCGGCGGTAACAAAATTACTGGTGAATTGGCTCAGCAATCTTTGTCAGCAGTAGACGATAACAAATACTTTGATCTTGTCGATATGATACTTAGACCCGACGCTGGTGAAGCTATGCGTATCATTGACCAAATACTGGGAGATGGACGCGAAGTTGGGGAGGTTCTTGATGGACTCGTTGGACATATTAGAACTCTGTTGGTTATTAAAACTGCAAAGGATACGTCTAAGTTACTGTTCTTGACTGATGAAGAGAAAAAGAGGTTTGTTGCGCAAAGTCAAACTGTGGGCATCGAACTTCTTTTGCAAATGATAGATTTGGTTGCAGAGGTAAATAAGGGCATGGCCCTTAACTTGAATCCTCAAACCTTGTTAGAAAAACTGGTTATTTGCTCGATTATCTTCAATAGGAGAACGGCGGCTGCGACGGCATAGAAAGAAACTTAATGCCCAGACCTAAAAAGAAAAACAAGGTAAGGGTAAAAAGAGCTAAGCCGAAAGAAAAACCTATAGTAGTGGATCTTGAAAAAGAGAAGATTGAACATGATTATCAGAACAATCTTAAGTGTATAAAACTAATCAACTACATTAGAAAAAACAAAGACGAAGAATCGACAAACAAGGCGTTTGATGAACTTTTAGAGATGCTTATACCTAAGATATATAAGGTTGTCTCTAAATTCAAAATACCGGGATGCGACCATAGCGATATAATGCAAGAAGCTCTTTATGCCCTAAGATACAAAGCCATTAAAGATTACGATAAAGAAAGAGGTACTGGTGATGGTCCAGCTCCGTTTGATAAGTTTGCTCTTCTTTGCATTAGAAGACATTTAGCAACAGAGTTTAAGTCTTCTTATCAAAATAAGAAGAGAGTCTTGAACCAGTCTGTTTCGATATACAAGGAAACAACCACAAGCAATAGCAATGAGGATGATGTTTCTTTGTCAAATATCATTTCCGATCCAGATGCGTTGGATATTGGAGACCAGTCTGCTGAAAACGAATACTACACTGATTTACAAAATCTTCTCATAGAGGCTTTGTCTGGTTTTGAAAAAGAAGTGTACGTCTTGTATGCACAAAAATACTCATATGAAGAAATAGCTGATAAAATAAACAGTAGAAGGCAAAAAGTTAGAGTGAACATCAAGGGTGTTGACAATGCTTTGAGCCGAATAAAGCATAAGGCGAGAGAAATTCTCAGAAAATACGAAAAGAAGAAGTAATAAGGAGAAACAGATGAAGTTTAAGGCTCAAGTTGGCGGTTTGATTGAAGGATTGAAGCCCATGTTTGTTGTGGCTTCTAAGGGCGTTCAAAAGAACTATGAAATGGAGAACGTTATAACTCTCAATGCAGTGAAAGACTATCTGCAAGTTATGGCGGATGGCGGTAGGGTTAGCGGCAAGACGAATATTGGCAATAGTAACTACAACTTTGATTATGAATGCATTGAAGATGGAACGGTAACAGTTAATGCTAGTAGCTTACAAAAGTCTTTAGAGTCTTTCAACGGTTCGGATTCGATTATATTCGAGATTGTTGCCGGTAAAAATGGGAACAATGTTAGAATTACAAGTACGACTGAGAAAGATGAGTGTCAGGTTATTCCTGTTCTTCCTGTTACTTGCTCTTTCCAAGAGATTGATGCTAAAGGAAAGAAAGTTATTAGCCTTTCAGTTAAAAGAGAACTCTTCATGAATTATGCAAACAAGATTATGTTTGCTCATGGAGATTCTGAGCAATTCAAAGAGTTTACTTATTGGGTTCTTAGAACAGAAAAGGACGGATATCTTCGTTTTGTTTCTGGCACCGGAAACATTTTCGCCATTATTGAGCTTGTTGGTAAAAATCTTTCTGATGCTAAAGGTAAAGAGGCCATTCTTTTCCCCAACGATCAAACCGCAACGTTGGTTGGCATTCTTGGCAGTCTCAAGTGCGATATGATTAAGATTGAGTCTGGCGAGAAGTTCGTTTGCATTTCTTGCGGAGAGACGGTAATCAATATTTATAACTGCGATCCTCAAGTTAAGTGGCCTGATGAAAATGTATTCTTGAATAGGGATAGTAAGTTTAAGTTTACAACGAAGGCTGGTTCTTGGAAGAATGCAATGAAGGGCATTCTTGCTACGAATAGCGATGATTTGAAACAACAGAACAAGATTCACGTTTGTTCTCTTGGATTTGATCTTTCTGGAAAGGTTATTCAAACCAAAACTGATAACTCTTTGAAGTCGTTCAGGAAGGTTCCTATTGAAGATATAGGAACAAATGAGGATACGAAGGAGCTGAAGATTCTTTGCGTATCTAAGTTTATGAATGATATCATTAGTAGGGCGGGAGATGAAGAGTTCTTGCAGTTTGAGATTGAGAACCCAGATAAGCCTGTAGTAGTTCGTCACTATGCGAGTTCTGGCGTTGGTGACTACCAAGGGTTTATCAAGCCAAGCGATGACGGATTCAGCGAGAGATATTCGGTTTTCTTTGCGACAACGAGAGAGTAATCTTTGAGAGATGGACCGCCAGTTGCGGGCAGAAATGTCCGCATTGGCTTTATTATGAGCGACAATAAAAAGGTAAAGGTGGCTTGGATAAGCGGGGCTTATTATCTTGCTAAGCAAACGCTTGACAAGGTAAGAGAAACAACCGCTGGAGTGGAAACCTTTGATTGTTATGAAAATACAGACTTTGGCAAGTTGTTATCTTTCATTACTAGTAGGTCTTGCTTTTCAGAAAATAAGGTTGTTGTAATACATAGCCTTCCTGATATGACAGATGCTGAGAAGAAGAAGTTCAAATCTATCATAGAAAATGTGTCAGACGGTCTGTTGATCGTGTTTTTTATGATCAATCCATCTGATGAAAGATCAATCTATAATAGCGTTGATAAGGTTGGTAGAATATACCACTATGATTCTCATATTCCAAAGAACGAAGCTAAAGGATGGATTACAAGTAGAGCAAAAGAGCTTGGAATACAAGTAGAAGAAGATGCGGCTATTGCAATAGCGGAAAATTCAGGAATTACTAAAGATGGTGTTCCAATTGATATTATGGAACACGCTTTGCAAAGACTGATATTGAACAATTGCGATAAGAAGCATTATACGATGACGGATGCTATTTCTACGGCTACGTTTTATAATAGCTTTGTAATATGGGATCTTTTGAATTGTTGCGATGAGAAAAACTTTGATAAGTGTATTGACTCGTTCAATAAATGCGCAGAAGCCTATGGAGCTGTTGAAGCCATCAATGAGATTATACATATGATGGCATGGAAATACAGGCTATTATTGTCTCTCAAGGAGTTTACTGCTAACAAGGCTTCTATAGAAGATGCGATAATCAAAGCTTCATCTATTAGAAAGGTTGCTTTGAATGGAAGCGGCATAAAGGCTATTACAAAAACGAATCTTATAGAAAGCGGTCCAGATGCCGGCAAGCCCGTTCCGATGTGGAATCAAAAAGTTTGCATAAATGCTATGAATGGGTTCTATGGCAAGAAGCCGCAAATAGAACTTTATAGCAGAAAAGAACTATACTTGATTGTTAAATGCATAGAAGACTCTTTGTTCTTTTCTCGAACGTGCAAATATGACAATGAAGCTTATTTGATTGCCGATATGATTTTTATGACCATTTGCTCTTCGCTTGATAGTCATTCCATAAAGAAGATACAAATGAGTCTTGAAAAATCGAGAGAAAGAATATGAACGATATTGTACAATTCAATAGATTGCAAACGAAATGTTTGGAAACAACTTTTGCTATATCTAAGATTCATAATGCTTGTCAAACAATGCTTACTAATCCAACACAAGAGAATCTTGATATTGTTGCTGCGGCTGTACAAGAGTATCAAGAAGCCGGCGCAGCAATGGACGGTTGTTTGCAAGATTTTGTAAAAGAACTTGTTGGCGATGATAGCGAAATGAATTCTATAAAAACCGATGTTGGATATAAGGTGTAACCGCTTTATGGCTAAAAAAGACAACAACAACGACAATAATAAGAACAATGAAGTTCCTCCATTGGATGATTATGGAATAGATCATGATAGAATACTTGAGATATGCGAGCATCTAATACATAAGCTTTACGCAAAGTATGTTGAAGATGATGTTCATCCAAAGAGTCCGGCTGAGTTCAAAGAAATCGCTGAAACAATTGCTATTATATGGGATGTAACTCAAGGTATTCTTACTTTGGATGATGTTATTAGATCTGCAATGGATTCTATTTCTAATGGTAATAACATAGAAGAAGAACCGGGCGAAGACGAAACTGACGAGAATGATAATGAGTGATTATTACAAAATCCTAGGGGTTGAGGAAAATGCAAGCGATGAAGACATAAAGAAGTCTTATCGTTCGCTGGCGATGAAATATCATCCTGATAGAAATCCCGGAGATCATTCAGCAGAAACCAAATTCAAAGAAGTATCAGAAGCATATGATACGCTTTCTGATCCTAATAAACGCAAAAATTATGACAACATGAGGAGATTTGGAGGAATACCGTTTGGCGGTAATCCTTCAGGATCAGATGGGTTTAGCGTAAATGATGTAATGAGAGAGTTCTTTAGGAATCAAAGCCAAGCAGCTTCGATGCAAGGCAGAGATATCCAAGTAGATATTTCTTGTACATTAGAAGAGTCCATTTCGGGATGTAAAAAGTCTATTTCTTTTACGACAACAGACCTATGTTCATCATGCAGCGGCGAGGGGATAAAGAAGGGAGCTAGTAAGGTTAAATGTAAAACCTGTAATGGTCGAGGAAAGGTTTCTGTAATTCATAATTTTGGACCAAATCAAACAATGCAAATGGTTTCAGAATGTAGAGACTGTCAAGGTTCAGGATTTTCTGTTGATAGTAATGATATATGCAAGCATTGTAATGGCGGTCTAAAAGAAAAGAACGTTTCTATTGATATTGATATCCCAAAACATTTTGTATATGGAACTGCTCTTAGGATAGCCGGACAGGGTATGCATAACAATCCCAAGGGGAATAAAGGCGATTGCTATATAAGAATTTTCCCAGAAAAACATGAACTATTTGAACTGTCTAATTATGATATTGTTTGTATGTGCGAAATAACAATGTCAGAAGCTATTATGGGAACCAAGGTTTCTATTCCGTTGCCAGATGGAGAATCTGGAGAACTTACTATTCCGCAAGGAACCAGTAATGGCGCACAGTTTATTATGGGAGGTAGGGGTCTTTATAAGAGAGGCGGAGGAAGAGGAGATTCTATTGTAATCATATCTATTGAAACCCCAAAGCCTACTCCTGAGATTTTGAAGATTGCCAAGAAGCTGTCAGAAGAGGAAAGTGCCGATAGTATTCCTAAGACGACAGCTTTTAGGAAGAAGATTGCAAAGCATATGAAAAAGGAGAAGAAAAATGCCTAAGTCACCTGATGAATCCATTCTGTTTCATGGAGAAATCATAAATAAGAAACTTGCTTCGTCATTCAAGTTCCCTGTTAATTCTAAGTTTCATTTCAAGAACGCTTCGTACAATGATACATTTACTGTTGTAGGAATTCGTAAAGATCCGGGAGCTGAATATAGACAGGTGATTGGGTCTGTTGCAGGAGAAGTGTGGATGCTTTTGTCTAGTCTTCAGAATGAGGCTGCTGTTGGCACGATAACATTCCCTGATGCTGTCAAGACTGAAGTAAAAGAAACGAAGAAGGCTACTAAAAAGGCTAGCAAAAAGAAGGCTAAGAAGAAATAACTATAATTCAATGTATTCAATTACGGCCTCTCGCCAAGCGGGAGGCTGTTTCATTTCTTGTTGTAAACACTTAATAGTCGATAATTCCAATGAATATTGGAGATTATCGAATGACAGAATGTTACTTTATTGGAATAGATCCTGGCCTCGGCGGCGCTTTTGCAATACTTCGTGTTGAGAATGATAAGATTGTTGAATCTAATGTCTATGGCGTTCCTGTTATAAAGACAAAAGCCAAAGGCAAGGTAAAAGCAAAGAACGAATATGATATTGCTGCCATTTCTTCGATTCTAAGACCGTTATATGGTAAGAATGTTTATGTTTGTCTTGAAAAGGTCTCTGCGATGCCAGGACAAGGAACTGTTAGTATGTTCCATTTTGGAGAAGGTTTTGGAATATGGAAAGGCATAGTTGGATGTCTTGGATTCAATCTAACCTTGACAACGCCTCTTACTTGGAAATCTGAATGGCCTAATGAGCTTCTAAAGAAGGTTGATAAGCCTGATATACTCAAGATAAAGACTGCTGAAATCAACAAATTGTCTGCCGCAGATAGGAAAAAGTACAAAGAGACTAAGCAAGAGTATAAAAAAGAGATGGATAAAGCCAAAAAACTTGCAAAAGATCATGCAAGAGATTTAGCAAAAATATTGTATCCTAATTTGAGGGATTCGTTTGAATTGAAGAAAGACGACGGTAAGGCCGAAGCTGTACTTATAGCTGAATACACTAGGAGACACCATAATGGATGAAATGACAAACATTAGAGGCGCAAAAGAAATCATCAATGGTCGCTTAGTAGATGACAAAGGCGTTCATTTGGATCAGTCTCATTTTGAGAATATTTTGATGAAAGTAGCCGCTGGAGAAGAAGTTTCACCGGAAGAGGCAGTTTCACCAAGCGGTGAAACAGTGAAAGAAGATGATTTTGTTATAGATGACAAAGGGTGCCATTTTGATAAGGATAGCCTAGTCTCGTCTCTTGCGTCTCTTTCTTCTCTTCCTAAAATGACCGTAAAATCGTCTGGAAAGCAGAAAAAAGCAGAAAGTATAGACTTTGGTATATATCAGCCCATTTGGGATGAATTGCAAAAAATACCCCTCTCAAAGGATTCTTACGAGGCAGATATCAAGGCTCTTGCAGGAGCTATTAAAGAAGCATCTAAAGAAATAAAGATTAGAAGAATTGTAGCAAATACGCAATCAATTGCCAAAAATGCGCAAAACTTCTACTATAGCGAAGGCGGAATGAGGACGGTATTCAGTATATTAGGTAATAGGTTTTCCATGATTGTTAGGGGAGAGCTTAGCGGTTCAGAAGCCTTTTATATACAAGTCAATGGAGACAATGTTGAGGGTATTGTTTTGAAGAAAGAAGAAAATGGCGACTTTGCAGATGTTACTAAAAACTTCCAAGTTCATATAAAGAGAGAACAGTAATGTGGTACAAAATCTGTCAGCAAATGTTTGATCCAGAACAATCATTTAAGATTGATAACTTCGCAGATAGGAATCTTATCAATGAAAAGATAAGAGACCTGAGCGATATTGCTGATATGCTTGATTATTGTTCTAAACTTGTTTATCAAACGCAAAGAGGGGCAAGAAGCGTTGCTGCTCAAATTAGAAACAATAAAAAGGTTTCTTCGTTTCCTTCGGTCATTGAAATCTTAGAACAAGCCGATCAATTAGCAATGGATTCTCCGCCAAAATTCGCCGAATTATGTAAGAACGCAGCATTTGAGCTTGACCAAAGAATAAATAAGCTTAAGTCTCTTAGAAAAGAGTTTGCTGATGGTCCAGTAAACTACTTGAAGCCTAAAAAGGGATTGTTCTAATAGTAGGAGATAGCCGTGCCAGATGATAAAGCAATAGAAAAAGCAGCGCAAGAGGCTTTGATAAAAAGCCCTAAAGAATACGCCACAGTTATAGAATACGCCAAAGACCTTACTTGCGTACCTATCGTAAAAAGCAACTGTAAACTCTGTAACTCCGTTTATAGGGTAGAAGCGGAAGAGATGTTTGCGGAAGGCAAAAACTCTCATTATATCTATAAGTGGCTTAAAGCTAAAAAGGAAGAAATTTCTGATAGGGCAGTTCATAATCACTTTGTTCAGCACTATCAAAAACCAATGATTGAAGCTAGGCTTAAGGCTTATGCAGAAAATCTTGAAGACTATTCTCGTATTAGAATGAAGGATGAAGAAAGATTGAGAATGTACTCATCTTTACTTGATCAACAAATCCATTTACTTGCATCTGCTATAAACTATATCAATGCTGATGAAATGAGAAAGAGTCATGAAACTATCATAAAGCTCATTGATCAGGCCGTTAAGGTTCAAGAAAGAATAAAGGCAATGCAAGAAGATAATGAGCCTGTGAAAATATTGGTAGAAAGACTCAATAATGTAATGATGATCAAATGGAATGATGCAAAAAGTCCAGAAGCAAAACAAGCTATTAAAGAGATTCTTGATGTAATAGTAAAAGAAGTGGAGGTTACAAATGTCATTAAATGAAGTAGCTCAGAAAAAAACTCTCTTTCAGAAAATAGGTTTAGGAAAACCACAGATGCCATCGAATATAAAAATGTCACAGCAATCTCCGTCAAATCCTCCACCGAAACAGCCGTCACAGCCTAATACCGCTCAACAACCAAAGCCTCAAACTCCGCCTCCTGCAAAACCCGGTTGCGGCGGATGTAGGAGAAAAAAGGGTAGATAATGGATTTTGAAACTATAATACAAGATGCTTGTAAGATATATACTAGCGTATGCGGTTCTTCATTGGATGAAAAAGCAGCAAAGGATATTATACGAGCATTGCTTTCGATAAGAGATACTGAAAGAATACTTCAGACTTCACCAAGACATCTTTTGCAAACCATATTTGAAAACAAAAACTTCTATAATAAAGCCGTTTATCCATGCGATATAGTTCAAATTAGAGGCATTTTCGAAAAGAAGGCTATTATTGGAACTTCCAAGGTTATAGTATTGTCTAATGCTGCCTCCGAAAGAGTTTGTCAAGACCAGAAATGTAGATTGTTCTTAAGTTTAGATCCAGAAAAGTTAGCTAAGAAGAACAATTGCAAAGTTGAAGTTTATGGTGGTATTGCTATTTTTGATATCAATTCTTTAAAGATTGATGACTGTATAAATTGCATTGTTGTAGAAGGCGGCGGTTATGAACAGGTAAGGGTTGTAGAAGCGATATCTAAAGAAACAGGTGTTGGTTGCCCAATCTATACTACTTCTTTTATACCTGGTATTGATAGGTACAAGTTTGCAAGAAAAATGCATGTATTTGAAGTAGATGTTCCTTCTCTTGGTGTGCATAAGGAAAAATGCAGAGCCATTAATCCGATGCAAGCCCTTGAAGATGTACTCTCTATTAGATGGGATAGACACCCGGATAGAAAACTCTTCAAAAAGAAGCCAGAGAGATATACCGCTGAGTATTGGGCTAATTCTGGATTCTTTGATAGCATTGTTCGCCCAATCGGTCTTCATAGAAAAGCAGCAGCAGAAATGCCCAAGATACAGCTAACAGAACAAGAGCAACTAATATTCAAAACCCTTCTTGACGTAAATCAGAAGATGGGTCTTGGTTTGACATTTAGAGTTGCTGGCGGATGGGTTCGAGATAAACTTCTTGGAGTCCCAAGTGATGATATTGATATCGCGCTAGATAAGATGACTGGACAACAGTTCGTCAATAAGGCATTGGAATATTCCAAGAGTATACCGAACTCTCCAATCAAGATGGACTCCGCATATGTTGTAAAGCAGAATGTTGAAAAGTCTAAGCATCTTGAAACAACCGCTCTTGATATAGCTGGATTGAAGATTGACTTCGTTAATCTGAGAGACGAGAGCTATGGCGAGGATAGCAGAGTTCCTGTCAAGAGAGACATACAGGATCCGGCTATTGATGCTCAGCGTAGGGATTTGACTATTAACTCGATGTTCTATAATATCAATTCTGGTCAGGTTGAGGATTATGTTGGTGGTCTAAAAGATTTGCAAACAATGACGCTAAGGACTCCTCTTGATCCAAGAAAGACGTTTATGGATGACCCTCTAAGAATGCTTAGGGTTTTCCGCTTCTTTAGTCGCTATCCAAACGCAACTATAGATGAGTCCACTCTTGCTGCAATGAGAGATCCTGAAGTTCATAATGCATATAGAACAAAGGTTGCTCCTGAAAGAGCAGGACCAGAGATTATAAAGATGTTTGGAGCAGAAAGGCCGGCAGAAGCTATAAGAGCCATGTTTGCGACTGGTCTTGATGCTGCTATTTTTGATGCCGAGGAAACTAGAAACCTATTACCTCTTAAGATGGACCAAAAGAATAGGCATCATAAGTTCAATCTTCTTGAGCATACGCTTAGAGTTGTTGAACATCTAGATAAGATGATGAAGGAAAGAAAAGTTGATAAAAAAGACAGAATCAATATGCTTATGGCTGCCGTTTTCCATGATTACGGTAAAGCTCACCCAGAGATAGGAAAACCAAAAGAAAAAGATCCTCAAGAATACACCTATGTAGGACATGAAGACAAATCATCTGATATCGCTGATGCTGTTATGAAAAGAATAGGCATCGGAGATGAAGATAGAAAGTTTGTATGCATGGTTGTTCGCCAACACATGAGGCCTCATACGGATTCATGGACGAATAAATCTATTGGTAGGTTTATGAGAGATACGCAGATTCCCGGTAGCAACAGAAATGATATCTGGGATTTTGTAATGATGCATGCCCAGGCTGATACTATGGCTAAGTCTGAAGAAGGAGATCAGCCTGATTTTGATCTAAAGAATAGGCATAGAGAACAAATGAGAGAATATTTGAATAGGCCTGTTCCTATTCAAATGAAACCTCTAATTGATGGAAATAGATTGCAACAGATGTTCCCCGGCTTGTCTCCTAAACCATTGAAAGGACAGCCTAGCTTTATCAAGTTTATACAAGATAAGTTACTTGAAGAACAACTTGAAGGAACGATTTCCAACGAGCAACAGGCGGTACAGTTTATCGAATCTATGAGGGGAGAGATTGAATCTATGTATAATCAAAATAACAAAAACGCCAACTGGTATTCTAGGGCGAAGACTGCTGATGCAAGTTCTGCTTCTGAGTTTGGAACTGGCGGAAGACTTCCCGGAGAAGGCTCCCCGTCCGAATGGGATGGCGTAAAAACAATGATTTACAGAGACCCAGGCTCCTCTGCTGCTATTACTGTTGGAGATAGATATAGAAGTAAGGGAGTTGGTGTTGCTTTTGAACCAGGACATGACGAGGTATATAAGATTGTATCCAAAGGCGAAGGTCATGTTGTTATGGAAGATTCAAAAGGCAAGAAGCGTCATGTCGAAATAGGGGTAGAGCTTCCAGCGAAGTATATAAAGGTATAATTAAAGGATGTCTCAGTCTTATATATCTAACATAAGGTTTCATGAACAGAGGTTTATAGGGATTTCTTCTATTTACGATTCTGTTCCTATTGACGTATCATATCCTGGGCCGTTTGATTATGACATTTCTATTTCTTCTCAGTTGCCAAATCCGGAAACAAGCGTTACTGATTTAACTGTTACTGGCGTTCCTGGTTCTGATTCTAATGGTACAATTTATAGCGGACAGTTTAGGATTCAAAGAAATTCTTCTTCTAGTTCTCCTGCTATTTCTGTAACTGGTGATGGTCTTACTCAAAGTCATATTTCTACAATTAAGAATGCGATATCATTGGTTGAAAATCCGGCGGCTGATGGTTTTGATGATTATGCAACTATTAGCATAGGTCTTACTGCTATTGCTAGAGCTGGAATAAGTTCGTTCAATGTTACTATCCCGTTTGAAGACTCAAACATAAGTATTCCTAATAACGTTGTTCAAATTCCTTTCCTTAGATTTGATGGAAGTGCGGCTGGTCCATCTTTTGTCAATCCAATAAGCCTTAATGTTGATAATGGAGAGTTGTCTATAAATGCCGGCAATATTGCCAGCTCGCTTCCTGCTCTGAGAATATCTAGTAATTGGGGTTCGAATAGAAACATTACTTCTGCAATACTGAATTACGATTCTGGCGCTGCCATTGGCACTTTAGAAGCTGATATAACAGAGAATATTTCTGGAAAAGAGATTATTAGAGTATCCCCGCATGGGATTACTCAACTACCGTCATCTGACTCTTCCGGTCTTACAACAACGGCAAATCTAAATGCTCGCATCCGTTTCTATTTATGGAGATCTACTCCTGTCTCTGTATCTGGCGGAATAGGAGTGTTTGATTACTATCATTCAACTTTAGATTATAGAGTTGCTTACAATATAGAATATGGTATAGCAAAACCATCTTCATCTGGAGCTGTTTCTGCTTTATTGCTTTCATATGCTCCTAACATGAAAGTATATTGTAATGAACAGTTAAGTATGAGTCAGTCTCCTTCTCCTGTTCCTACAAATTTAGAGGCAACAATATCATGGTATTGTGATGATACAGGAGCAGAGACAAGACAACCGCTAAGAATAGATAATAGAAATAATGCAACTGCTGATATATCTCTTACTATAGATGAGAGTAACTCAAATAATAATAGTCTGCAAATACAAAGCGTTCTAAATGGTTCTTTGTTTACATTTTCTTATAGTGGATTTTCTAATGACATAACCCTAGAGGAGTTTGTTACTGGATATGGCGAAGCTCTTGCTTCTCAAGCTCCTGCATGGATAACTAGATTCCCAATACAAATTGATAATTTGTACAAGTATGCTAGTATGAAGGATTTTGTAACAAATTCATTTACAAACATACAGCCTAATCAGTTTATAAGATTTACAGTTGTCCCAGACAATGCTGGCACTATTTTTACTACAGATCTTTTTGTTGTGCATAGTAATACTAATGCTACAAGTTTAACATTTGGAGATTTCATTTCTCTTTTGAAACGAAGTTTTGGAAGTTATGGTCTTCAACTCAATGTCTTTATTCCAAATACAACAGAGTGGATGGATCTGCCGGTATATCCAACCGTATTAAGTTATGGTAATTCAACTAGTATAATTGTTTCTTCTGGTGTTACAAACTTGAGAGAAATGAATAGTAGGTTAAATGCTTTTCTTGATATTTCTTCTTTCAGCACTCATAGAGATCAATATGATACGTTTACTAATTATTTGACAAACATAAATGCAATATCTATAAACGTATCAACGTATTCTACGGTTTCGGAAATAGCAGGATATCTTGCAACAAGATTGAATGAAATAATCCCTCAAAACTTCTCTGAAGTTATAGAATTTACAAATGCTCCGAGACCTTTTACGGTTACATGCGACTATTCTTCTTATTATTCTGATGTAGAAATAAGTGTTTTTGATCCAAATCTATTAGATCTTGCTGCTAGTTCTACAACGATAGGCCGCAATATAAATCTTCTTAACACTTGTAACTATACTGTATCTGGACATACTTATACATATTACATTCCTGGCCCATATACTATCCCTCTTGGAGGGAATTCTTATGGTAATAGCGTTGGCGGGACTTTTGCTAAGATGATTTTTGCTCAAGGAGCAACGACTTCTGTTGAGTTCAACATTCCAGTTGATAGATTAGAAAATTTGAGTAACCTTATTGATGATATTAACAATTCTTCATCAACTCCTCCAAATAACTATAGTTCATATTTGCTCGCTAGCCTAGTAGATTCCAGTTACGCATCTGTCCACTTGTCAGACCTTGCAAGCATATTGAATTGGAATCTTGCAACTAATGGAAACTTGAATGTAAATGCAAACATAGATCAAGAGTTTATTAGAAGATATAGACTAAATGAGTACCCAACGCTTGAAGGGCTTGTAACTGCAATAGAAAATGATTTTTCTTCAAACATTTCCGTTTCAATAGATCCTGCAACTCTATCTCATTCTGATATTTCTCCTAGTAACTTGTTTGCTCCAACCTTCATAGCTAATATAAAAACATCTCCTTTACCAAAGATTGTAAATGGATTAGTAAACAGTATTCCTACCCCAATTACTCCGACATATGATGTTACATTATCATATCTTATTGGTTTTGCATCTGATATAGGAGGGAATACTCAACAAAGAACTGTTGGAGTTCAAGTCGCTATTGGCGGATATGAAAAGAGTGGAGTATTTTATCCCTACTCTGCTCCAAATACTTTCTTTGAACCTGTTTATAATACTTCTTTCCCAATAAGCTTTACAACGGTAGACGCAGATGTTGTTTACTTACTAATAAGAACAAGAGAAACAACTAATAGCGGAACCGCATATTCTTCAAACTATACATGCTATTCCGGTTTGGTTAAGTATAGTAATGGATATCCTCCCTATACTGTTGTTCCATTTGTTCCCGGAGAAAGTAAGTTTACAAGTGTTTGGACAGAAGATTCAGTTGGAGTTCCAACCGTTATTGCTGTTCCCGTTTATTCAACTACTATGGAAATATCTATAGAAGATTCTTGCATATTTGATTCTATTAGTGTACAGATAGTAAATAAGCCATCCGCAATTGATGAGTTTGGTTTCTTGGCAATAAATAGAACAAATAACAACAAATCTCAAACAGAGTCTAAGGTTAGTAATGTTTTTGGTCTTGTTCTTGATAATAGGGGTTCATGGGATGTTATGATATCTCCTGAAGCCATTATGAAACAAGACCCATCTGGAAGTATATTCCATCTTGGATCTTTGTATAATAGAGAAGTTCTTGGAGATGATGAAGGATATGATTTTTCTATAATGAATACGCTACCGGAAGCCGTAAGAAACTCTATATCACTTTTGCCTATACCCGGAAATCCTCAAGTATGGATTTTGAGAATAGAACATGGAGTCAAGAAGTATTTGGGAGATCTTCTTGCCGCAAATGATGATGAAGAATCTCAGGTTGGCTGTTATATTGATGTTGATATATTGGTTAGAGGCAGAACGACTGATGTAGAGGGAACAGCAAGAGTTACCATTTATCATGATTATACTTGCGTATATGATATAGGTTTGTGCGACTTCTTCTGGAATCTTATTGACCCGCCCAAGCCTACTGGTCCTGATATAATACAGAATAGACTTGAGTTTACATATGAAACTCTTGTTGATTGCGCAAATCTAACAACTCCAATTAATTTCAATATTGCTATCAATGCTCCAATACTCCTTACTATAGATAATATTCCTACATTCAAAAACGGAAATGCATTACTTCTTATTAAGTCTAGCTATACTCCTGAAGTTCAAGGATTTTATTTCCCAGTTGGAAATGAACTAGAAGCTTTGAATTTTTCAAATTGTTCTTCTATAAATACAAATCTTCCGCTTATGCAAAGATTGAATAGAGAGTTCTTGTTGTTACCAAATAACTCGAATCCTGTTACGGACTCTTATCAGATTAGAAGTCTTTTGGCTTCTGAGGATTCGTATTTATATGTCAAACCACAGTTCAGTTTCCCGCCAGATGATAATATAAAAGATTGTAATCCAAATGAAATAGTTATTGCAGGAATAGGCTACGTCTTTAAGAACTGGACTAATGGTTCAAGACAAGACGATATAGTGTTTGGTGTGAATCTGTTATTCCCGCAGGGGTTGTATACATCGCCTCAAATTGATTTGTGTTACAGATACTATTACAATCAAAAGGAAACGTAAGGATTAGTTAATGCCAGGTGAATCTAGAACAAAAAGAAAGTGGTGGCACGCTACTCTGAACATAAAAGACAGAGAGAGCGGTTCTACCATTGAATCCATAACAAGCGTAAATCTTAATTCTCCTGCTATAAATGCAAATCCATATTCTGTTCTTGCGTATCCAAACTTTTCTTGCGAAATAACAGATATTCCTGTTCCTTCTTTTTATGCTTCCCAATCTCCAGGATATTTTGTTTTTAGACCGTCTATTACGGAACTTGGTGCTTCTGTTATAAATGTTCATACATATCAAGACGCTATCAATCTTAACAACAGAAGAATATTTGAGTTCAAAAGAACAGCCGCATATAGTAGTTGTGATAATCTAAGTCCTTCGTTATACGATACATTTGCTCATGAAACTATTACAAACGAACTTAGTAGTAATGTATTTAGATATCCAACTATATTGCAATATACCCAAATAGGATGCTGTATTGTTGAACTTGCAGCTCCAAGTCCTGAACTTCCTGAGCCAGGAAGGATTGGAAGAGCAACAAGAATTTGGTATCTTAATAGACAAGATGATGGCAATGGTAACTATACTTATTCTTTAAGTTCATATGATTTTGCTTTACTAAGCGGTGCTTTAGTTTTTAGAGGAGATATTGATGTTTCAGTAGCGCCTGGTGTAAAGTTATATGATATTACATGGATACCTACTGACAACTCTTTGCTTGTTCTTGCTAGCGATGGTATAAGAAGAGTGTTCCCAGGAAGCGACTATTCTGATGCTGTTCTTGGAGATCTTATTAGTATATCCAACGGGAATATACTTACTTCTCAACAATCTATTTTCCCAATGAATTCATCTATAGAATCAAGTTATAAGCCAAAGATGGAGTATAACATATATGAAAATATATTGTATGTATTCTATCCATTAAAGACAACTCCACGTTCAGGAAGCCCAACTTTTTCTCCATCTATATTTACATTACAGTATTCAGATAATACAGGACTATCTCTGCTTAGCGCAAATACTATACAGGCTAGCTTTTCTAGTTCATATATTATTGGTGACATTCTATTCCCTCAAGATTTTCAAACAGATAGAAAAGCGTATTGCGCTATAGAGGGAAATCTAACAAAAATAGCTTCAAGCGGCATTGTTGATGCAAGTTCATTCAATAATGGACAGTTTTACGGTATGTTTACAATGGCTTTTGTTCAAAATCCAGATGAATCAATATCTGACAATGTTGCATTTTCAACAAATGAATCTGGACAGATTTTCTCCATTAATTTTACGCAGGGAGTCACGGTTGATGCTTCCATATCTTTAGGAGCAAGTCCTATTGGGGCTGCATCAACGATTAATGGCGAAGATGCAAGAATATCGCTGTTCCCATTTGCTATTGGAAACTCGCATTGGCTTTTCTTGATTGATATAAGCGCTTCAATGTCAGATGGTTCAAAATTGCAAAGAATAAAAGATGCATTGACTAGCATGATGCAATCATATGTTAGAAATGGAGACAAAATAACGCTTATAGGATTCAATGATAGAGACCCTATAAGAGTTACAAAACAGCTTGTAACTTATGCTGATGCAAACGAGGTATTGGCGTTTGTAAATACATTCTTCGTTGCATCTGGTTCTTCTACGAATCTTTGTTCGGTATTAGCGAATCTTCCTCAGCAGTTTAATGATTTGAAATCTGTTTTTATACTTTCAGATGGAACTCTTGATGACTGCGGTGATACTCAATCCGAATGGGACGATAGTATAATAAGCCCGTTGAATAACTTGATAGCAGCTAATCCTGGCGTTAGAATAGTTTCGGTTGGAGTATCTGCATCTAACGTGTCCGTTCTTCAGTATATTGGAAACTCTTTTGGTTCATATATTGATTGGAGATAATGTTGAGAGAATATAAACATGCCAGATCCATTTGATCTAACACAATATGTAACAAGCTTCAATAAGGCGTCTCAGTACGTTCCTAGTACATTTCAATTTGCAGATTTTGACGCTATTTTTTCGCAAATAGCAGAAGCAATAAGGATGAGACAGTCTGGAGTTTCTATTGGATATTCAGTTCCAGAAAATGCATTTATTAACGTAGAATCCTATGATACAACAAGTCCTATTGGTCTCGCTGATTCGGTTGAAAGATTTCAAGATGCAATAAGAGAGTTTGTTTCTGGAAGTTTATTGGAAGAATATGGAAAGTTACCAGATTGTAATACCTATATTGGATTTTTCCATTATTCAAATGGTATCAATATTACTAGTGTTTCAGCAATAGCTCAAAATGGAGTTAATTTTACAGCCCCTCCTGACCCATTTACATCTACAAATGTTATTGAGTTTGCTCAAGAAATAGGTTATAGAATAAACGAAATCATTTATGCCCTGAATGTCCTTGTTTACATTCATGGTAAAATGGCTTATGCATATCCGTTTGATAATTATTGCGAAACTTCTTTATCAGATCCGGGAGGCGGAGGAGGGTGTGTTCCTAGAAATGATGAATGCGCAACTCCGTTTTGGATAGATGTTAGAAGTAGAGCCGGCATTCCAGGTCCGCCTCCTCCATCAGAAACGAGATGCGTTTCTGGAACAACGTTTTGTGCAACCATTGATCTTGGCGCTCCGGCCCCTAATGTATGGTTCGCATTTTATGTTCCCGGTTCTGGTGAGTATGGCGATTACTTGGTAGATGATTATTTTTCGCTTGAGTTTTTCATTTTTGATCAATATGGAAATATTGATCCAAATTGGAGAATATTTGTAAAAGATGCTGGCGAAGTAGGTAGCATGCCGTCTGTTTGTGCTGAAGGCTGGGCAATAGATCCTCTTTTATCTACTAACCCTGGAGGAGTATGTGTAAAACGAAGGCATTATTATCTCATAAGCGTTTTTAGAATTGAAGATAATGCGCCGGCCTCTGGTAATTTTACCCTTTGTTGGCATACTGGCTTGTGTTTTACCCCGTATTCTACATCTCTTGCATTTTCTCTATCTCCTAGCCCATCTCCAAGTCCTAGTCTATCTCCTTCTCCGTCTCCGTCTCCAAGCCCTTCTCCAAGCCCAAGTCCGTCTCCTAGCCCTTCTGCTTCAGTTTCTCCTTCTCCGTCTCCTAGCCCCAGCGCAAGTCCTGGGTGCTTCTTAAAAGGAACTTTGGTTACTTTAGAGGATGGTTCTGAAAAGCCAATCGAAGAAATGGCAATAGGAGATAAGGTCCGTTGTTATAGTATCCCTTCTGTAAGTTCAGAAATTGAAAGTATGCTTTCTGTTTCGTATAAGAATAGAGAGGATCATTCTTTTACTTCTTCAGTTGTTTCTAAAACAATGAAAGGCCAAGAAGATAGGCATTTTGTTATAAATGGTTCTATAAAAGCAACATATGAACATCCGTTCTTTGTAAAAATTGCTAATGAATGGAGATATGTTGAGGCGCAAAATCTCAAAAAGGGATACAAGATGATTGGCCTTGGTGGAGAGGTCAATATTGAAAGCGTTGAAGTTGTGTGGGGAACAGTTGATACTTACAACTTGACGATTGATAAGTATAGTAGCTATTTGGCTGGAGGCGTTGTTGTACATAATACAGGAACAACAACTAAAACTACCACTAGAACAACAGTTACTGGAACTATCGACGGCGGCGGTGGTGGAATGGGAACAAATGTTGCTCCTATTGGTCCTGGAGATGGATCGTATAGTATTATTACACAAGCTCCGGTTGGAGATGCTTTCTTTATCACCGGAGATACAACAGAAGCATAAAAGGATTAGTAGATGAAGCCAATAATGTCTTTTTGGTCAGAACCGTATATTAGAGGTTTTCATAATAAATGGGTAAATGAAAACTCATGGAATCTTTCTTGGATACTCTCTGTAGAATGTATTACTAAGTTATATGGAAAGCCTCATTTATATACAGATGATGCCGGTAAACACTTTCTTGTAGATCAACTCGGATTGAGTTTCGAAAGTGTTGATTTGTCTCTTAATGATATTAGAGAAAGAAATCCAAGGTTTTTCTCTCTTGGAAAGACTTATACAATTGGGATACAAAGAGAACCATTTATTCATTTTGATTATGATTTCTATTTGCTTGATAAGATTCCAGAGAGTCTTTTTGATAGTGGAGTTTTATTAGAAAAATATGAGTATAACTCCTATGATCCTAAAATAAGTATTAGAAGAACAACTTGTAGTCCTAACATTTTGGAAAAAGCAAATGGACTGCCTTCTTGGTGGAATTCGTACAAGCAGAAAAACGAATATAACCATGCAAAGTTGGGAATAATTGGTGGTAGTAATTTTGAATACTTTGGAAGATTATCTCAATCCATATTTGATATTATAAATGCCAATACAAATGATTATTGGAATAGCTTTAGTAAACCTAACAATTTTCCGTTTTTTCCTCAATACACTCTTGATGAGTACGGTGTTGTTTGTGTTGCTAAAGAAATGGGAATAACGCCAAAGTATCTCAAAGGGCTTACTGAGCAGAATTTTACCAAATATGCTCATGTTAATTTGGAAAAGCTAATATCCGGAGAGATATATGGTAGAATTGCTGCTCGAATTATAAAAGACTTTCCTCATGCCATTGATAAGGCAAAAGAATTTGGGGGAGTATCTGTCTCTCATGTTCCCAAAGTTAGCGTTATTATTATGCCTAATGATATTGGAACTACTTATGATTCGTTACTAAGGGTTGTTATACCTCGCAAGGTTGCTCCTGATGAAATCTTTATTTCAGAATATAAACTTAGTGATTTTGACAAGAAGCTTATTTCTAAAATTGATGGAGTTCGTATTGTTCCAGCAGGGTCTTCATATGTTGATTCATTGAGACAAGTGTTCAAAAGAACATCAGGCAATCTTATTATTGTTATTGATGGTCATATTAAAGTTCCTAAGCTTTATATAGAAAAATGTATAGCAGCGAATATTGAATATCCTAACTCTGTATTTTGTGCTGCAAGTATAGATTTTTCTGATAAAAAGTCTCATATTTGTTATGGCGGATTAGAAGATGATTACGGGATAAGGCCTAATCTTCATGAAAGAAAAAGTTTGCTTATAAATAACGAAAAGGTCTCTTCCTTATATGGAGGACTATACGCCTTCCCATCAAGTATATTGCATAAGGTTCTTGATATCCCAGAAACAATTAAGTCTTTTTCTGAAGTTTCTAAATATCTAAGCGGTAATAATTTTGAAATAAGATGCATTAAGGGAATAACCGTGTCGAATAACTTCAAAGCATCTTCTGTATTTGAGACGAGCAAATGTTGAGAAACGCTTCAATAATTACTTGGCCTGGAATCTTAAAAAATGGTCTTGTTGCTTCTCTTGTTGAGGCTTGTAGTCGTTTTGATATAAATCTAGAAAGAATTTCTCTTGATGATGCATTAAAGGGAAAAGGGCATTTTCAAACCATAGAAGAGAGCAAAAATAGCATAGCTTGGTTATGTTATGGAATTCCGCAAGAAGAACAGAAGAAGAAAGCAAATATACTTTTCTTTGAGAATGGACTTCTTGATAGAGGCAGATCATTTTATCTTGATGATAATGGATATGGTCAGTTTTCGAATGTTGTTGCTAAGGGATATAATACTCAACCATGCTCTAAAGAAGATATCAATGCTCTTGATGAAAAGTTAATAAAGGCTGGTTGGAAAAAGTTTCCTACAGTAAAAGATAAAATTGTAATGATTGCTCTTCAGTCAAGATATTATTCTGATTTGAATTTATTGCAAAAATGCGCAAAGTTTATACCAAAAGATGCAAAAGTTATAATACGAGAGCATCCTTTGCATAGAGATAAGACTGTTGAAAATTATGGCAAGTTTTGCAAGGAATATCCCAATTGGGAAATTGACACTATAAGCGATGCTTTTGAAAGTCTTGGTCGTTGTAGGGCTTTGATTGTAAATTCAAGCAGTATGATGTATAAAGCCTTATACATGGGAATTTCGACCGCTGCGTGCGAAAGAGGATTTAATAGTGGGTCTACAGCCGTTTTGGATTGCAGTAGAAATGAAAGCTTACTTTCTAGTATTTTTGATTTTAGATTTAATCAAGATGCAACAGATAGGCTTTTGTGCGGAATTGATAAAAGTTCAATAAGCGCAAATGCAACAATAGATGAAGTTTTGTTAAATACAAACTTTGGAAATTGGCTAAAGAGGTTTAGAGCGTAGAGGATACTTTTCCCTTGTAATTGCAATAGTAGGGTATGAAAAGACCTCGTAAGACAACTCGCTCTAAACCGAAGGTCAAGAAGAAAAAACTTTCTTGTAACGTAAGCAAGAAACCTAGAGTTGGAAACAAATCTCAATGTAGCATTAACATAAGAGGAAAGAGGTACAAATTCCAGAGAACAGGCCTCGTGGGAAATGATTGTTGGGGATATTGCACTGATCCTTCATTCTCCAATAGAGTCATTAAGGTTCACAGTCAACTAACAGGTGACCAAGAACTAGAATTCATTATCCATGAGATGATACATGCTTGTTTCTGGGATCTCGATGAAGCTGTAGTTAAGGAAGTTGGACAAGATTTGTCGAAAGCTTTGTGGAGAATGGGGTACAGAAGAGAATCATGACTGGATGGTATAAAAGAGCAGCGCTAGCAGGTAACATTGAATTTGTTATCGAGACATGGCTGCGCAATTGTAAAAATGCTTTTGACTCTGCTTCTGTTCATGATGATATTACTCATCAAATGGAAGGAGCAGACGATCAGGCCACTCTCAATGTCGCCATACAAACCGCTTCAAATAGAATCTCTGCTGAACAGGGAGGTTTCCTTACTCCATCTCAACAAGAGCTTATAAATCATATTCAGTCAAGGACTCAAAACTTTTCGGACCCGTTTGCAATGCCAAATCCGTTTGGGCAACAACAAAACATGCAACCAAATCAGAATGACGGGTTAGATGTTCAGCCTATGCAGGAACCCAATTTATAAAAGCAACGTGTTCTGTTCTTTCAACGGTCCCGCCCTTTCTGATAAGCGGGACTTTTTTCTTTAATACTTCTCGCCACTCATATTGCGGGAAAACCGTTTTTGCATCCGTTCCATAAGTCAAAATGACTGGGCACGAAAGCCTAGAAATAAGATCTACGGTATCTTGCGGCTTATATGCTTCTTCTATACCAACCTTTGCATCTTGCTTATAATTCGCTTTCGTGCCTACATATGGTGGGTCAAGAAATACGATATCCCCATCTTGCTCAACATAATCCTTATGCGCTTCTCCGAGCTTTATCTCTATTTCTTTGACTCTTTCAAGGCATTTTATGGTTTTGTCAACCGGGAGTTTCCACTTTGGATAAACCTTCCATGAACTTAGTTGCCCAACATATACGCCAGTAACATTTACCCTCATGTAAAGTTCAGCGCCACGGCTAAGCCCCATCGTTCTAACATCTGGCTTATTATCTTTTGCTGTATCAACATGAGTTTGTCTAACTCTCTCAAGTTCATACAGTTCTTGAGGAGTTACGGTTTTGAGCCAGTTCCACAAGTCAACAATGTTTCGATTGGCGTCGATTCCGATTGAAGGGCCAGTGTTAGATAAAAGAAATGCTCCCGAACCGAGATATAGCTCTGCAAGCCTTTTGTGAGGCGGCAGGTTGAGGTTCAGTTTTGCGAGGACTTTCCACTTGTTTCCTGAGTATTTGAATATCATGCTTTGCTCATTATGATGGTTTCTATTATCTTCTCTCGTTTTTCGTTATCTTTATTGATTGCTCTAACGAATCTGTGGGCGCTAATGACTTCTATTCTATTGTTAGCAAATGTGCTAAGAACGTTTGCTGCATTGCTGTTAGACATAATCCATTTTATTCCGCAACTATCTAGCATATTGCAGTATGTCTTTAGTTTGGCAAGTAGATTATCGTCATTTTCTCTTTCTTTGTTATATGAAGCAAAGTTGGATGTTTTGGATATTGGATAGTATGGAGGGTCCATATAAACAAAAACGCCTTCGCAAGTAGAAAAACCAAGGTTTACGAAGTTGACTTCTCTTAGTTCGGCCTTTTTGAGAATTCTTGATGCGTCTCTTATCGTGTCTTCATTGAAGCGTATATGTTCTCTTTTGTTTGTAGGTACGTTATTCTTGCCATCCCTGTTGACTCTCCAAATACCGTTGAAACAAGTCTTGTTAATGTATATGAACTTGGCTGCAAGTTCTATTTTATTTGAATCGGTTATTTCATCAGTAACAGTTTTTCTAATCTTCTTGAACATAGGCAAGTAGTTTTTCCTGCTATTATGTTCTTTTTCTAACTGCATAACTATTGATAGAACATCATCGCAATTGTCTCTTATCATTTTATGACAGTTTATGAGATGGCTATTTATATCGCAAAGAACTATTTTGCTAGGGAATTTTACCGTACTCATGATATTCCCATTGGCTCTGCTTTCTAGGCTCTTATACCAAGAGAAGAACATAGCGCCAGAACCAACAAAAGGTTCTACATAAATATCAATATCAGCCGGGAAATATGGCAGGATTTGTTCAGAAACGCCGGTTTTCCCGCCTATCCATTTTAAGTACATTTTCACCTCTTCACATTAGACACTGTTCTCTTAGTTCTTTTCTAAATAGAACCCATCTTCTATCTTCTTCGATGTTTATCTCTCCTCTATCAATCTTTTCTATATGAGCAACGCATTCATCGACACTGGAGAAGATTTCTTCTAATCTAAATACACCGAAAAGCCATGTTGGAAGTTTATCAATACCGCCTTTTACAATGCAAAATAGAGGCTTCTTTTGATCTTCAGCAGTAAATAACTCATCTAGCGTTCCGTAAGAAGGAACATCTGGATCAATATAGACAACAAGGAAGTCTGAAACGTCAGTGAATCTGAGGTCTTCTCTTCTGAACTTCTTGACAAACTGTTGAAGTTCCTGCCATTTTCTTTCTTCGCGCATTTTAGTTACTGTTCTAACATCGCCGGTAACTTCATGAACAAAAGATGCTGGCTTATTGCACGGGTCTATTATGCTCATCCCTATATGAGATGACTTAGCAATAAAGTCCTTTCTCCATCCTTTGCCGAGGTCTTTGGCCTTGTCGATTGGCCCGCTTAGATAACAAATTGCTTCGTTTAGTTTTCCCATATTATACCTTTGGTATTATGACCTTTGTACTTGAGAATTGCGGAGTTTGAGAGTGCATTATTTTGCCAGAAATGAAAGGATACTTATTAGCAAACTCTTTAACTTCACTTACTACCCCATGCCCTCTAAGGGCCATAGTGCATACGTTTATGCATGTATCTAGTTCTTCAGTTTTACTATATAACACTGGGGTTTGTGTTTTGCTTGCAATCCAATCAATAATGTTTAGAGATGATTCTGCTTCATCTTTAGATAGAGAGGTTATTGTTTTGTTGCTTATGATTCGTATGACAGAGTTACATATCTTCATTCTTTCTGTTGTTTGTTCTGAAGCTTTTAGGCATGCCGCTACGCAAGCTGAAATCGTAAGTTCTGATGACTTCGTTTTCTTTATGGCCTTTTTGAAATTGATATTGCAGTTCTTATTCCATTGATATGAAGATGATACTTCTTTCTGTAGTTTTTCTATGGTTGCCGGAATGTCTGGTTTGTTGATTTCTAAGAGCTTGCCGGGATTATTATTCCCTGGAATGGTTTGTAATACAGTAATCGCTTGTTTTTTCAGCGTTTTATTAGGCGAGTTTTCTGCAATTGTTTTGATTGCTTGTTCAAACTTAGTATGATTAGAGAAGAGATAATCAGCTATCGTTTTGCTTATAGACGCAAGCGATATCATCTTTTCTTCTTCAAGGAGATGAAGCACTGGCTGCGGATTTTTGATGATTTCTTCTCTTACAGAAGCGTAGTTGTTTTCATCGGAAATCCATTTTTTCAAATCATCTTCTTTGCCAGATTTTAATAGATTCTTGAAGTCTCTTATTGGAGATCCATTCTTGAGCGCATGTTCTAGTTTGCTAACATTGGAATATGGAGGAATGACATGAACCATATTTCCTCCAAGCCTGAACATCTGTATAGCGTATTCAAGCCTTCGAGGAGATATATCTTTCTTCATATTGTCCGTTAGTTGATCCCACCAATCGCATGCGGCGGTTGCTGTATCTCTCCCATACTTTTCCACAAAGTATTGCTTATATGGTTTATATGGTATCTCAATTTGGACTTGGAACCTATCAGATTGAGCTGGGTCTAACTTTTCAACATCATATTTTAGATCTTCATCTTCTTCTGGATTGACTGCTCCCCATATCATTTTTAGATTTGGGAACTTTTTGCCATTGATGGATTTGAACTGAATCAACTCCATAACGGCATTACGAACTTTCTTGTGCGAACGGTTAAGTTCATCGAAGAAAATAGCTTCTACTTCATCATCTCTAAAGTCTTTTGGCCGCACTAGTTCAAGAAACGGTCCATTCTCGTCTTTTTGTTCTTTGGGGACGCCGATAAAATCCACCCAAGGGTCCATCGTCGCGGCTGAAAACTGCTTAAATCGGATATTGTTTCTTTCAAATGACTGAATAATCATGGAGGTCTTTCCTACTCCATGACGGCCATGAAACAATACATTCAAATTGTTTGATATCCAGAAATCAAGTGTTTCTGAGTTAGGAAAGCAACTATATATCTTCATACTTGCAAATCGACTTTCGTTGAATCACAATAGTAGATTTCACACTTCTTCAAGTATGTCATCCCTACTGTTATCGTGACTTAAGAGATTCATAATCTCAGGTATTTGCCTATCAATTACCTTGTTTTTCACTTTTTTGACGTATTCAAGACAATCGTTTATGGCTACAGACTGAGTAGGGTCTCCATCTTCAATATTGAAGGAATTAGGCCATAAATGCCCCCATCCTCCCGCCTCTCTGAACCTCAAAACGTTCTTCTTTTTGTCGTCTATGAGGATGCAATCAGGAGCGGCGCAGACTTCCTTTTTCTTGGCAAGAATGAAGTTCTTGATTTGAAAATCTCTTTTGAGAGCGAGGATTTTCCCTCTTCCGGCGTAAGTCCATGAACCAGGAGAAGTTAGAATTGTAACATCTCCTATTTCTGTAAGAGCTTCATATAGAGTATTTGCCCAAGGGAAAAGTTTGAGACCTTCCCAGTATTCGGCTCCTAACTCTTCGATTTTCTCGAATACTTCCTGTTTGCTTCGTATCATTTCTATCCCGTCATGATATGTCTTCAGTATTTTACGGTTGTGTTTATCATGAGGGTCTATATTGAAAACCTTAACGGCAGAATCGGTCCAGTTATAAAGAACTCCGTCAAGGTCAAGATAAATCTTCAGTTTCATGTTGTCGATATCCTGTTTATGGCTAGGAAAAAAACTCTAATTGACAAAAAAATCTATAAACAAGCTTCTGGAGCCTGTAAGATTTGCGGAGAAACAGATCCCGCTGTACTAGACGTACATCGGATACTTGAAGGACATAATGGGGGTCGTTACACAAGAGATAACTGCGTTACCTTGTGTTGTAAATGTCACAGAAGAGTCCATGACGGACAGATAGTGATTGATAGATATTATCTATCAACATCTGGAGCGAATGTTCTTCATTTGTTTATTGATGGCGAAGAGAAGTTTATTTAGACAATATTCTCTTCTTCAATGGTAGTTCCGGTTTGTTCGCAGAGTTCTGCCCATTCTCTAACTACCTTGATGCTATTTGATGATAGCCAATCATTGATATCGCTTACGTTATATCTTCTAGTAACGTGATTATTGATTGAAGTAACCGCCGGATATAGATTGGCTGTCATTTTGTTTTGGTCAAGTTCTCTAGCAGTTGTTCTTATTGGTTTGAGTAGATCAATTTTGGCATCTGGATTATCAATTTGCGCAATATAAGAAGCGGCTCCGTTAAATCCATTCTTGCAGAATAGTATGGCCTGATATACAAGCCCATATTGGTCTGATACATATTTGTACAGATGCGGAGTTATTGGAGAAACAAATCCAATAATCTCATATTCAAAATATATTATGGTTTCGCTTTGAAGACCACTACTCTCGGATGGTGTCTCGGGGATCCCGAACGACGGCAATCCAAAAGAAGGTATTCCAAACGACGGGAATCCATATTGCATTTAGAAACTCTCCTTGGAGAACTTGGGTTTAATATGTCTGGTAAAGAAAATGCAGGAACGGCGTGTTTGGGAATGAAATAATACATGAAGCCTCCTTTTATTATGCCCCAATAGTTCCGCCGCTTGTTCTAGAACCATCAACTGTAGAAACTGTAACATTGAATCTTTCCGTTGTTCCATCTCTCTTCTTGTAAGATATCAAACGAGTATTTGGGTCTACTTGAGTAATAACAACCTTGCCTGCCATGAAAGCGAGTATCATTTCGTATATCTTTACTTGAGTTATTCCGTCATAGGAAGAGTTTCTTATAAGAGTTTCTATTGATGTTGCATCCGTAACGCTTCCTACGCTTCCGGTTGTAGTAAATGTTTGAGCATCATCCAAGAAGTATCCAGTCTTATCATTATTTTGTAAAACGTTTACGCTAGGATTGGCTTCTGTTGTTTGGAAATATAGAGTTTCAAACTGATAAGTAGAATCTGCTGAGTTGACAAAGTTAATAACTCCAGTGCTGCAATTGGTTTCTGATTGCGTGAGAGTTAGTTTGTAAATGCCGTTTCCTACTTCGGATACAGCATTAGAAGCCGGAGTCTCTGCTCCTCCATCTTTAGAGATATAGGCTATTAGATCTCCAATTGGGGTATAAGAGGCGTATGCCTTGCTGGTTGTGGTATCAATCATCTTGGCATAAACGACTTGACTTGCTGTGTTCTTTAGTAATATCATATTCTATCCTGTTCAATTTGTTTTCAAATAATCCTAGGTGCAATTTTGTTAATCAACTGACACTCCTAACCCTCATCGTTTTATTTGTACTTTGTACCCATTCGTTGAAGCTATTTATTGTTGACATGAAAGTGTCTATTCTTGTTTGTATTGAAGCTCCAGATCCAGAATGAGATGGATTGAATACGTTCCAAGTTCTGCATCCTAAAGAATAACTCTGCTGTAATATATAAAGAATATCAGTTTCATCTGGAACGTGAGTTTCAGGGAAGTCGCTAGAAGCGGCCCCTTCAAAAGGCGACTCTATCCAAGGGATACATGGTATTGAATTGTCAGTAATAGAAGCTCTTATTATTTGAATAATGTAGTTTCTATATACATCTCTCTTTGTATTTCCGAATATATGTCCGGAAAACTCAGGAGCTGGATAGCTAACATTATAAGACGGATTGTATCTTGTAGAGAAACCAGTAATCATATTGGGAGAATAACAAGTTGGACTACTATAATCTCCTCTAAAGTATTTTCCGGGCGAGAAAAGTTGTTTAGGAAATCTTAACCAGTTATTCTGTATTTCCCAAAACTGATTACTTTGAGTTTGAGATAGACAACTTTTTATACCATAGTTGCCGCATAGAATGTTAGGAAATGATTGTTTTGCTGGAAGATATAAAGCGTTATGTAATGCATGATCATTTATTCTTACAAAATAAGGATACATTTTGCATACAAAGTTTCTATTTATACCCTGGAACCACCATACGGAAGGATCATGAACCGGACTTCCGGCTGCAAGATATGCATCTTGTAATGTTTTGCCAACCCAAGCGGTTCCGTCCCATTCCTCATAAACTGTTTCTGTGTTATATTTTGCAGAAGCAATTGCGGCTAACCAAGGAGCAGAACCAGCGGCTCCTCCGTTTTGAAGACCAATTATTGTTGTAGGCCATACAAATTCTTCTAAGTCCCATGCTAAGGACATTGGATAACAAAGATTTCTGTTATCGCATTCGGTTTTCATTGTTTGGAAGACTTTTGTAATAAATGTCTTCAAAGATAAAGGGGTATTTGTTGGAGTATCAACCGAATCTGCTATTGCATTGGCGTGATATCCAACGGCATATCCGCTAACCTTGTCATTTGGGTCCATCATTAAAGAAAGAGGAGACCATCTTCCTGATCCCCAGTTTTGCATATAAACAGCGCCGCCGTAAAGACCATCAAAAGCTTGTCCCATGCCTTTGTACAGTCCTTGATATTCAAACCAATCTGCAAATCTTTTACCTACATTGATTGCATTTGCTTCGCTGTATAAGGTGCTATGTATTGTATAGTTTGGAGCGCCTGGCGGTTTATCGCTATTAACTAGTTCAGCTCTTGTTCTGGCTATAATAGAAACATTTGGATGTGTTATAAGCTCGTGCGAGTCAAGATAAGAGCCTGCCTCTGGCTTTGACCAAAGTAAAAACTGAGCCTTTGGATCAAGCGGTGTGTCTCTTAAATGTATAGTCATTGCCATGTATCAATTCCCTAAAATCTATTACAGTGTTTCTAGTTTTTGCCAAAGACCGGCCATTTTCTTCTTTGTATGCTCTAAGAAAGAGAGATATTCAATAACCCCTGATAAATCTTCATCTTGGGGAATTTTAACAAATGTCTCTCCCATCTTTATCGGATCAATATACTTCTCGATAGATTCTTTTGCTATGCTTTCTTGTATATCGCCTTTGATAAATAGTTGCGCTTTGGGATTGGTCTTGCATATTCTTCTAAGGATTTTTGCAATTTCAGAATCCACCATATTTTGTGTGTCTATAACATAAACATCATGATTCTTAATCTTACCTCTGCCGCTTCCTTTGTGAGTTTTTGTAGAGTTATTTAGGCCGCTATCTTTTATATATTTGGATAGATTGCTGGCAATGTTCGTTTTTTTACTAATGACCAATATTGAGGTCTTGGTGCCTGTCAAGTTTTTGCAAATACCTTTTCGCTCAATCATTGCTTAATCTCTTTATTAAGGAGTTGGATTCGATGGAGGTTGTGGGGCAGGATTGGCTGGAGTCTTGATTGGTTGATTTGTTGTATTTTTACTCTTTAGGAAGTCTTCTATTGAGTTTATTCCGCCTACTACAGCGGAAACAGCAGTAGCAACCGCAGCAATTCCTGCAACGATAAGGGCTACCCACGCCTTCTTGCTTTTTAGTCCGTCAATAAATCCTTTTACATCTTTAAGAACGCCCTCGGCTCTTTCCGTTTGTTCCTTTTTCTCGTAAACAATAGAAAGGATTTCTTTGAGCAACTGTTGGTTGTCTCTAATGCTTTGCTCATTTCTTTCTATTAGATTTTTGACAGCATGATAATCGCTTTCAAATATTCTGATATTTTCTGTTAGTCTAACATTGCTGTCTTCTATCTTACTGGCAATTTGCATGAGCTTATGATAGTTCTCTTCCTGTTCTCTGGATATGATTTCAGGAAGCCTATCTCTTATATTTGTTAAAATGGAACTAGTCTCGTTCCTAAGTTCAGAAATCGAGGATTTCATTTCCGTAAGGATAGAAGCGTTCTTGGATTGATTTTCAATCAACTTATCAAGAAGCTCAACCATGCTTTCTATGAACTTGTCGCTAGTTGCCATATATAGTTAACTCATTTCCGCCTAGTTGGGCTGAGTTAACTTACTGAATATGTTGCTATAATTCCTTTTATTCGTAATCTTTTAACATATGAATATTTGATTCTTGAGGAACATAGCTTCTGTAGTTATAGCTAAGGAACCAATACCACTTTTTGGGGAATTGAGGTTTTACGGCGTCACCATAGCCGTCAGTCATTACAAATACAGCTTCTGGGTATTTTTTACCATATGTTTTCATCTCTTGCTGTATCTTGTTTTCCAAAATAGCAAAACTTGTACCACCGCCGCCGTAAACCTCGCCTTTCTTCATATCAACATCATAAACTTCATTATCGAAGGAGTATAGTCTGATAATGAATTTATCATCAGGAAGACTTCTGACAGCCCTAAAAAACCTATCCTTGAGATGTACGCAAGAGCCAGATACATCTAAGAAGAACCATACCTCTATTTTGTCTTGATGCAGGTTTTGGTCGTCAACCTCGCTTGGAAGCATGAGGTTTGTATTCAACCCATTTATTCTTCTATTTACTCTTGCCCACTGTTCAACGCCCTGCTCATCTTTGATGAACTTGAGAGACCATTTCTTAATAACACTTTCCCATTTCCTCTTCTTTTTCACTTTCTCATATAGGTTCATCTTGAAAACAATACCGGCGGCTACGCTTCCCGCCTCCTTGCCGGATTGTTTTATCTGTTCTTTACCTTCTCCTGTCTTGCCCAGTTTATCAACAAAGTCTTTCTTGTCATATTCATTTATGTTGTTGTTGATATTTTCTTCTATTTCTTTCTTAAGAGATTCATTGTCTAAACCCTCAAGGAATTCGTGGGCATCAACAAGTTCTCCATTTACATCAGATGTACTACCGTCTAGATTCTTTATTTTCATTTTGGCGCTAGCCATAGCAGACTCTACGAGTTTCTGCTTTAGTAGACCAAAGTAATATTCGAACGATCTGTTTCTTTCTACGTCTTTATGGTCTTTGCCAAAGACGGTATCTATCCAGCAATAGTTTTCTTGTCCATCAATGGAATAGCGATCAAAATTGAACTTATCAACCAACATATGATTGATAACTACGTCCAATGCGTAGTTAGCGGCTTTTTGCCAAAATTTGCCGCCTTTCAGGTCTTTTATTCTTCTACCGTGGTTAAGAATAACGTGAAGACATTCATGACATATAACAAACATCTTTGTATATGTACTGCTTTTCTTCCAGAATATAGGATTGAACAAGAACTCGATTCTGCGACCTTTTTTATCAAAGGTTATACATGCGGTTTCAATATCAAAGGATAATCTTGGATATCCCATATCCCATATTTGATAGAAAATTGCATGAAACTTATCAAGGTCTCTGCTGATAGTATTGAATTCTTCTTGGATATTCATACCAAGAAGTTCCGCTCTTTCCTGTTCTGATATACTGGTAGGAGCGTAGTCAATAACTATCTTGTCTTTTTGTTCATTAATTTCTGGCACAAATATCCTTTAGATTAGTAACCCTTCTACATTCTGCCTTCTGCTGGTTTCTATTTTGTCAGACAGATTGGCAAATTCCTCGTTCTTATAGTTCCTGAATAGCGCCATTTGAGTATCGGATTCTATATAACTCAATGGATAATCAGCGATTTCAGTAAGTATCATAGTGAGGAACGGATAACTTGTAAACAAGGCTTCTACTGTATTGACTTCATGAGTTCTTGCCCATGCAATTAGGCATGTACTAATGACTGGTATATACTTCTTTATATAGTTTTCTGTTGCCATATATCCAGCAATGGCTTCCGAGATTTTTAGACAAGCTTCTGATTCTTCCTTGCTCATATCTGGATGAACTATTTCTCCGAGCTTCTGAAGAATCTCTCCTCTTTGCATAGAATTGCTGGCAAAGGTTGTTTCAGCAGCAATAGTTGAAATTTGCCTTCTAAGATCGCAGGGCATATTCCCTATATGAAGAACGGAGTTATCGCTATGAATGGTATAGTTTGTAAAGATTTGGGCTTTTCTTCTTGGACTTATCTGTATCTCATTTGAAGATCTTGTCGGTACTGTTATCTTGTCAAGGGACTTTTCAAGAGAATCGAGGTTGTTTCTCAACTTAATACATATTTCCTTTAGCATCTTTTGTTGAGAGTTATCCGCAAGATTCCTGATAACTTGCTCATATTTCTTTGGCTCTGCTTTGAGTTGATCAATTATGGTTTTATGCTTTGTTGCCAAAGATACAAGTCTTTCTTCGGAAAGTAAATGAAGAACAGCGGCGCAGACCTGCTTATTTGTGCAAATCATGTTCTGAGTTGCATTGAGGTTGTTCTCTATTGCAAGCCATTTACGGGTTTCAATATCGTCACCGGCGGAGATAAGCTGCATAAGCGTTTTCTCCGGGTTGCCGCACTGAATAGCTTGCTTTAGGATTGCTCCGTTAGCTTCGGTTGGAATGACATAACGAAGGTCGCCAGTCTTCTGATAAACATCAATAGCGTATTCAAGCCTACGGGGAGTTACCTGAAGTTTTACCTTGTCGGGCAAACCATCCCACCACTTGCACACCGCTTCTGCCATTTCTGGATCTTTGAATTTTTCGGCAAAATATGATTCGCTTGGCTTGTAGGGAATTTGAACTTGAATTTGGAACCTATCTTCTTGGGCGGGGTCCAGCTTTTCAACATCGAACTTTAGTTCATCATCGTCATCAGGATTGACTGCCGCCCAAACGATTTCAAGATTTGGGAACTTCATTCCATTGATGGATTTGAACTGGATAAGTTCCATCATGGCATTACGAACCTTTTTGTGCGAACGATTAAGTTCGTCAACGAAAAAGGCCCTGACTTCGTTTTTGTAAATAGATTCAGGACGGATAAGCTTGAGAAATTCCTCCCCATCCGGACCTACGACTCTTGCAGGAACTCCGATTAGGTCAACCCACGGATCGATAGTTGCGGCTGAAAAGTATAGATACTCTCTTCCAAGATGCCATCCAAGGCCGTCAAAAGCCTCAAATACCATAGATGTTTTACCAACTCCATGACGACCATGAAAAAGAACATTGAATTTGTGCTTTATCCATGATTCAAGAGTTGTTTTTGACGGAATAGTATTATACCAGCCCATTATTATCTCCGATTTTGCTTATGAAGACGTTTTCCAACTTTGGTGAAATCGACGCCTCGCATGGGCTTCTCTTCGATATCACGCTAGTAAACGAGTTTTCTTCAAATGTGATTCAAACATACAGAATGACACCCGAATGGTAGTCGTCTCGCTGCTTTGCAGCAAAAGAAGAGTGAAACTGTAAGTGAAGAATTCTGCACAAATCTAACCGAATAAGTGATGTTTGACGGTATATCCTTGTAGATAAAGGAGTTCGTATGGACGAAGCAATTAGCACAAATTCATTGAATATAGAGTCCTCAAAGAGAAACTATTCCTTTTTGCATAAGGATCAGGAAACTCTAGACGTAGTTGAAGATGGGGACCAATCTTTTGTTATACCTGCTCAACCGGGGTCGTGTTATTGGGCCGTTCTCAGAATAGGCTATGAACATCATGATCAGCCTATTAAGACGAATGATTTTATCAATCTTATTGCAGAGCTTATGGAAGAAAGAGACCCAGAAAAGTGGGAACGATTCAAGAACAAGACAAGGGTTAAGACTCTCAAAAACAGCGGCGTTGTTGAAAAGGACGCTAATGACTGGAGAACAAGAGTCGAAACAAATATTAAGACAATGACCAGACATGGAGGTTCTAATCCATATGGGAATAGGCTCAGGGAAAGAGGTCATATACTTCGTTGGGAACCTGACGCTTTTGATGGAGAAGGCGGATATGTACTTCGTACAACGACTGCTGAACCTGTAAAAAGAAGGCGTAAATCGAGTACGAAGGAAAAAGAGGCAATTAAGTCGAATACATAACTAGACAACAGACTTTGTTGTTAATCTTTTTTAGAAGGAGGCATGAGCATGGTAACTGGACTTATTTTGGGGCTAGTCATCGGATTTGTTGTTGGTATTCTGGTGGGCAGGAAGAATAAGCAAGGAGTTGAAAAGCTTTATGCCGAGGCTATGGAAGAGATAGCCAAGCTGAAGGGTAAACTATAAATTCAAACTTGAGCGTGTTTGCTAGCGAACATGCTTCTTCTTTTCCGAAAGAAGATACGGCGGGAGTGAAATCCCGCCCAACGCAGGCGTAACTCAGTGGTAGAGTGACAGCCTTCCAAGCTGTACGTCGAGGGTTCAAATCCCTTCGCCTGCTTTGTTTGTTTAAGATGAAGAAAGGAAACATATGAGAACGAAAGCTAAGAAAGCCGTAAAAAAGAACAAAAAGGTTGCAAAGAAAACAACCAATAACAAACAGCCAAAAGTTGCAAAACAAGTCCTTCCTCTAACCTTCCATCATGTTATCATTCTTGATAAGAGTGGTTCCATGACGACAGTTAGAGATTCTACTATTAATGGCTTCAATGAGAATGCTGTCAATATTAGAAATCTTGCCAGCAAAGATAAGAGCCAAACGCATACCGTTACTCTTGTTGTTTTCTCAGATGAAAATAAGAATGTCTATTGGAGACAGGATATAAACTCCCTCAAGGATTTGACGGCGGAAGATTATATGCCTGATGGATGGACCGCTCTTTGCGATGCTATGGGAAGAACTATGTATCGCCTTAACGAGGAAATCCTTGCGGAAAAGAATTCCGGTCCAGTAAGCGTACTTGTAACCATTATTACTGATGGCGCTGAAAACTATAGTAAGCAATACAATGCTCAAAGTATTTCCAAGATGATTGAGGGCTTCAAGTCCAATAAGGATATCATCTGGACTATAACGTATATGGGCGCTAATCAGGATGTTTTGGAAGTTGCTTCCAAATACAACATTGCCGTATCTAATGTCGCTGCATATACTAGCAATGATGCTGGTACAACACAGGCCTTTAGGAATCTTAGCGCAGCAAGAGGTTCTTATGTCAAGGGCTTTGCAAGAGCAGCTAAGGTTGGTAATGATGAAGATTTACAGGCAACAAGTATGAACTTCTTTTCTGCAACTAATGAAGCTGCTGATTTCACTCAACCAAACCCTAATGCCAACCTGCAAAATCCTGTGAATCCGCCGACTGATCCTGATAAAAAGACGACCTAATAAACGCAACCCATTCCGATAAGCGGGAGGCTTGCCTCCCGTTTTTTCATTAAGGAGAACCAATGGCTAAAACGAAACCGAGCGAACTAACTTTTCATATGCTTCGTACAGTAAATGTTAAGAGATGTAATAAGCATTTTCATAAACTCAAAAGCTGGTCTGGAACAGACTATGCCTGCGCCTTATCCGGCGAAGTTGGAGAGTTGTGCAACTTCATCAAAAAGATGAAGAGAGGCGAAAAGGTTCCCAAAAGTAAACTTGCTAAGGAAATGGCAGATATTCAATGCTATCTTGACCTTATCGCCGCAAGATATGATGTTGATTTGGCAGAAGTAACGATTGATAAATTCAACGAAGTATCAGATCGTAAGAAATCAAATATAAGGCTTTAGTTATGGGTATGAAAGTAAAAGAGCTTATAGAGAAGCTTAAGAAAGAAGATCCAGAAGCTGACGTTATGCTGACAGAATGGTATACTAACGATTCTGGAACATCTTTTGAATCTGAACGAGAAATAAGCTATATTACTACAGCAAAAATAGAGAGAAAGAAAAATCCAATTAATCAAGTCCTGCTGCATTAGTCCTGTTTGGATTTCCCGGAGAAATGAGAACCATTCTTTTTACGGGAACCATGCCTTTACCAACGACTTGATATTGTCTTTCCATTCCTTCAAGAGTTTGGACAAGATATCTAGAATCTATTTGTACTTTCCAAACGTCTCGTATTTCGTTTGACCCGCCAAGGTCCATTGCTATTCCTTCGGCAGAAGATAAACTGTTTGTAAGGAATATGTTGGATGGAATCTGCGTAGCATTTTCGTATAGATGTCTGTCTTTTATTGGCCTTGCTGTATAAAGAGTTAATACCTTTCCTCCAGATGCAGAAGAACCAGGATTCTTTAGTTCTTTAAGAAGGTTGAAATAATCAGCCTGAACCCCCGCATCGGTAAAGAAGTCGGTATCCCCTGCTTCTAAAACATCATCTATAACGGCTCCTTTTTCGCTTATCTCGAATATGGTAAACGATGGAGACATATCTCCGCCGGGAGGCCCGAACTCTATAGATGCGCTTGTTTCTGCATCAAAGTATTGGTCGTTTTTGTCTACTCTTCTAGCCATAATGGTTACTGGCGTTCCATTATATTCTTCTATTCTTCCAATTGCAGATTGAACAAAGACTGCCAACTTTTGCATGTTAGCATATGTTTCTTGCGTAAGCCTTTGAATGTCTTGTTCTGCTGCTACTGCGTCGTATGGTTGATAATCAACCGCAGATTCTTCTAGTTGGTCAGCATAGGTTCTAAGCTGTCTTAGGGCTTCAGTAAGTTCTGAATGGGCTTGGCTCTTTTGCTGAATTGACATTCCTGGAGTAACGTATTTGTCTCTTGCAATCCAATTGCTTAAGAATGTAACTCCATGAAGAAGATCCATTTGGTTTCTTTCTTGTACGATCTTCTGCAAGTCTTGCATCCATTGCCAGCCAAGATTGTATTTTTGGAATGTTGATTGAACAAGAGGCCAGTTGAGTCTAAAGTTTGCTGTTTGATTTTTTGAACGTTCTGTAAAAGCAACAAGGTCCATTACGACTTTGCGCAAAGATGAGGCATAATCGTCCATGTATATTTGGACGTTTCCAGCCGCAACTTTTTTCCATTTTCTCTTATCAGGTGATGGGCTTCCAACTTCAAAATCATGTTCTATTTTGTATGCACCGCCAGCGGCCCATTTAAGTTCTTTGAGGAACCTTCCAATATCATCTGCCCAATCTCCAAAGCTAACAAATATGGTTTTGGGTTTGTCCATAACCCAGACTTTTATACCGTTGCCTCGAAACTTTTTTACAAGTTTCTTAATCTTATCTTCTAAAGAGGCTTCTTTGTACCACATTAGAAGTCCTCCGGCCTATATTTCTGACGGTATATGCTTATACAGTTTGGAGAGAATACTACGCCTGGTATTTTTTTCCAAGAATATCCTCCGCCTCGTTCATAGATACTTGGAGGGATATCAACATCAAAGCATTCTTCTTCATTACAGACGCATACCCAAACATGCTGATCGCCAACGCCTTGAGAATCAACTATATGAGGTTCTACGTTTTGTATATTCATTTGTACAACTTCGGCAATAGCTTCAGCAATATCCTGACAGATGCCTCCTCCACCGAGTTCGTCATCCATTTCTTCACCAGGAATAACATTCCATTCATCATAAACTCTTTGCGCTGCTTGGGCAAATTGCCCTCTTAGAGACATGAGTTGAGTTTTTAGGTCAACTTGAGATAGTTTATACCATCCTTTTGTTGTTGATGTTTTTTCTGGCGGTTGAGATTTTAGAATGTCTCGAATGCTGATATTCGGATTATACTTATCAAGCATCTTTTGGATAGCATCTGCCGGAACTCCGTGTTTATTCCTGGCGGCTAGTTCTTCTGCGGTATTCTTAACTTCCACAGGAACTAGTCTTGTTTGATATCCGTATTCTTGAGCCATATGAACATAGGGTTTCATTTCCCAGGGTTCAATGTTAGTGTTATCAATAATAATGGGCGAGATGCCTTTTCTCATGCATTCTCTCGCCCTTTTCTGATTCCATTGATGTGCTTCTGTTATTCTGTTTGTATCAAATTCATATTCTCCATTGATCATCCAAAAATCATCGGTAGACAATGAAGTTCCGCTTATGCCAAGTTCTTTAGCCTTAGTGCTTTTACCTGCACCGCTTGGCCCTCGCATAATATAAAGTATTTTGGATTGTGATATTTTGTACCACATAGTTAGAGTTGAAAATATGCCTCTTTTGACAATTTCTTTTTTCTTTTATCCTTTACATTCCAGATAAGTCTTTCTTTTGCGCTTGGCTTTTTGCTTGTTACAATATTTTCGAATTCTTTAAATGTTTTTTCTGTTATTGAACCCAAAAAGTCAGGATTATCAAAGTGCGCAAGATATGCTTCTTTTGCTTGTTTTTCGCTATCAAAACCAAGCATTATTTTGTCTTCATCATATTCTCCTGTATCTGGATCGTTCTGATGAACAACGTATACTTTTTCTGCTTCTTGATTGGGTCCGAGATAAGTATCTAGGCCCTCTCCGTCTTCTCCTTCGATAGATGAAATAAAGCCATAGTCATATTTCATCTTAGAGCGCCATTCTTTGCCTTTTTTATCAATACCAATTCTTTCTGTTCCAGCCAAATATTCAACATTTATGACTATATTACCGAACATTCGCTTTATGCCAAGTTCGCTTTCATCGGGTTTTTTATGACCCTCGCTAAATTTTGCAAGATCAAAGTATATCATTTTAATTAAGGAGGTCCAGATCCCATGTAAAGCTTATTGAAATAGGTCCAAAATGAAATGAAATCCACTTCGCATGTTGATTTTTATATACAGAGTATAGAAATTTCCATTTTAGAAGATTTAATTCTAAAGATATTCCTGGTCTCCATACTTGAATGTGTGCTTTTGCTTTTATCAAGTTTATGCTCCTTATGAAAACTCGTTGAATTCCCCAGGCTTGGGGTAACGATTACCGTAAATCGAACTTCTCCAATCTCTTTCATATTTTACATCTTGAGAGTAGTTTATGATTGGATTATTTGTTTTTGCCATATGCTCTTTGTCAATTTTGCTACAATCATGGCGTATCATGCTTTCATATAAAGAAGATGGAGATTCTGTATCAGAAAGTTCATCAAAGACTTTTCCAACAGCCTTGCATACCTCTTTATAAGTTTTTTCTGCTGCTTTTTCTTCTTTAAGAGAGTATTTCCAAAACATTTGGAGCATTATTGTTCCTAAATGTATTTTGTTTACAGTTACAGCAACAGCTATTTTGTAATCAGTTTGTGTTATATATACAGACGCTTCATATGCATCAACTACCCATCTTTGGTAGTCTCCAAGATTGGCGTTCCATCTCTTCTGACTTTTTCCTACACTTTCAGAAGTGGGCGCAAAAATACTTTTAGATGCTTTTTTATACCATGCCATAAGATATTAGTTCCAATTTTGTGAAAAAACTCCTTGAAAGACGATAACTTATTGGAGGAATATATGCCCAATAAATATGATTGTAAAATACCGCAAACTAATCAACAAGAGTATTCTCGTCTATTTTCTATTGAAAATGTAAGTTATTTTCTAAGAAAAGCAACGCGTTACGAATCTGCAAATATCAATAAAATAGACCCAGACCATAGAATCTTTGCAGATAAACTGATTCAGTTGAACTGTAAACTGGTTTCTTCTTTGTTTATTACAAATCAAACTAAAGAACAAATGGATCTCTTGTGGAATAAAATAAAGAGAGAAGAAAAAGAAATTAGGAAAAATGGTATTCCGTTATTTTTTTTAGATGGAAAATCAATTGAATATAAAGATCCAAATTATAGAGTATTTTGGCCTTCTTATGAAGCTTTTTCCGCGGAATATGTAAAAGATTGCATAAATAACTGGATTACTTTTGATGTTCCAAGCGATAACCAAAATATTAAGATTTGTAGCGAAAGATTAGATTTGTTTGATAACAATTTATCCATATATCCTCTTAGCGATAACTACGAAAGATTTTTCATAAGGAGTGAAAAACCGTTGACAAGAGAAACTTGGCGACGATATACTCAAACTTTGATTGAACTTCTCAGTATTGAACAAATTGTGGATTTAAACTCATGAAAACCATCATTGCAGGTAGTCGTAACATTGACTCATACAAGGTCATAGAAGATGCTGTAAAAGAATCAGGATTCCAAATTACGCAAGTTGTTTCTGGTGGAGCAAGAGGGGTTGATAAACTTGGAGAAACCTATGCATCTGCCAATAATATTCCTTTAACGGTTGCAAATGCGGATTGGGAAGCTTACGGACGTAGAGCAGGAATTATTAGAAATCAAGAAATGGCGGCATATGCTGATGCTTTGATAGCAATTTGGGATGGAACCTCTCCTGGAACCAAAAATATGATTGATGAGGCTAAAAAGAGAAACCTTAAGGTATTTGTCAAGACTGTTGATGTTGCGCAAATTTTGAAGGAAAATGGTAAAATTCCTTTCAATATGGATTAAGTGATTCTATATAAAGGAGAAAAAATATGAGTTTATTTAAGACAGGTCACAAAGATTTTCCATCTCTTAGTCATTATACTATGCTCGTAAACCAGTATGGTCCTGATTCTTCAGAAGCACAATCATATCTTGGACGATTCCTTGCCGATGAAACATTTGTAAGACACGCTGAAGCCGTAAGAGGAATGTTCCTTGTAAAAAATGCGACTTCAAAACCAGAAGAAAGGTAATAAATGAGTCAGATAAAAGATTTACTAACAGATGAAAATGTAAGAAAAGTAGCTGATGACGTAGTTTCTGCTTTTGAAAACGCAAATAAAGATGAACTAGACATTAATTATCATGTTAGTAATGGAATAATGAAGAGAGACGTTATTCCAAATAAGGAAATTAGAGAAGCGGTTAAATCTCTTCACGGAAAAGAAGTTCCATCACCAAATACTGCTTTTAGTTTTGATACAAAGCATAACACAATGCTTTGGTATATAAATGACACTCTTTGCAAAATACTTGATAATGATTCTATTACAGAAGAAGAATATACTAGCGTACAATTGTTTGTAAAAAATGTCATTAATACCATAAATAATAACCCATTGCTTGTTGACAGGATAAGAGTTATCCTGAGAAAGATTGTGTTAGGCGATGCTGATGAATCTTTATTTCCACTAACAGATATTAGTCTGGTTCTTTTTGAGTTTGGTTCAAAAGAAGACTACGGAGATATTATTAGTATTCAGAATTATTCCAGATTTAATAAAACAACTCAACAGTTTGTTGGAGAAAGAAAAGGAATATCTTTTGATATTGTTGAGAGAAGAAGAGAATTTGGTTTCAAGTCAGGAAAAACTACAAGAGAGATTTATGACACGATAGTTACCGAACAGAAGGCTGCCGGAAACCCTCTCTACGAGTATGTTCTTCCAGAAGATGTGAAGATTGTGAAAGAAGCAAAAGAATGTCATATGGATATCTTTGCAGACTATTCTCCTGTTACAAAGCTTGATTTTACCACCAAAATCGAACAAATGTACAAGTCCGCAGATCTTGAAAGTTGAAAAAGTGGTTTTTCTCCTCCTATACTGTTGATGCCCATGGCCCTCATTGCGAGGGAGTGGTATTGAATAGTATATGGAGAAAGCTCAATGAAAAACTTTCTGGTTTGGTTTGTTGTTTTAGCGTTTTGCTGCATTACTTCATTTGCAGCAAATGGACAGGACCGTGCGTTTTCTGATGTTGTTGGTCCGGTAAAGATCAATGATGTTCAAAAGAATGGTCCGATTCAGGTTCCGTTTATCTTCTGGGGAGGCGATGTTGTCACCTTCCATGCGAACGGCGGCTTGAAGACGGCTAACGGTTCTATCTACCAGAAACAGGGTCTCAACCTGAACCTCATTCAGGAAGACGACTTTGTTCAGCAGGTTAGAGACTATATGAGCGGCAAGTCTCCGTTCCTTCGCGGAACGACTGACATGATCGCTCGGGCGTCTGATGTTATTGGTTCAGACCCAAGAACTAAGCCGGTAATGATTATGCAGATTACTTGGAGCAAGGGCGATCACCTTGTTGTCAAGACTGGAATCAAAACTCTTGCCGACTTAAAGGGTCGTACAATCGCATTGCAAGAGTTTGGTCCCCATGTCAAGCTTCTTGATGACGTTCTCAAGGTTGCTAACCTGACTTGGGATGATGTTAAGATTGTGTACACAAAAGACCTGACTGGCGATACTGATTCTCCCGTTGGGATTTTCAAGCGTCGTCAAGATGTTGATGCGGCTTTTGTTGTTACTCCTGATATGATCGCTTTGACTGGCGGATTGCAGAACGTAGGTTCTGGCGCTGAAGGAACGATCAAGGGAGCAAGAGTTGTTGCTTCTACCAGCGAACTTTCTCGCTCTATTGCTGACGTTTATGTTTGCCGTAAAGACTTCTTCGACTCTAATCAAGATGTTGTGACGAAGTTTGTTGCTGGCTATTTCAAGGCCTCGGAAGAGGTTATGGAAATGCAGACGGCATATAACTCAAAGGGATCTAAGCCTTATCTTGCTGTTCTTAAGATGTCGCAGGATATTTTTGGCAAGAAACTTTTACCTACCCTTGAAGAGGATGCTGCTGGTCTTGTTGCTGATGCCGTATTTGTTGGGTATCCTGGTAACGTAGTTTTCTTCACCGAAGAGAACAATGCTAATGGTTTCGATGCTGTTAGTAAAGATGTTATTGGCCTTTCTCTTTCTCGCGGCCATATTAGAAATAGGTTTGCGTTCTTCAGTCCCAACTTTGATTATCAGAGCAGTTTCTTTGTTGGATATCTTGCAAGCGTCAAGGTGAATAGGGAAGAACGTTTCCGTGGCGAGGCTCTTCAGCAGGAAATCGAAGCACTTACTAACTCTGGCGGTCTTGATTCTAACACTCTTGTATCCTTCTCGATTCAGTTTTCTCCTAATCAGGTTGAATTCAACGCAGATACTTACGGGAACGAGTTTCAGAGAGTGATCGACGTTCTTAGTAAGGCCGGTAACGCTGTTATTGCCGTTCGTGGTCATTCGGACCCAACAAAGACTCTTTCAGACTTTGTTAAGGCTGGTACTGCAAAGGGAACTTTGCGCCAGAGCGGAACAACTGGAAATTTCTCATATTACCTCGATGGTAAGGCTTTTGACCTTTCTGATACGAAGTCTGTTATCAATGCTATTGATAATGGCGTTGTTGATGGCTCTCCAAACGGAATCAATCCTCGCGATACGATGCAGTCTGCTCTGAATCTCTCTAGGCAGAGGGCCGAGGCTGTTCGTAAAGCCATTATTGATTATGCTGCAAAGCAGAACATAAGGATTGACCCGAGCCAGATTCAGCCTTCTGGCGTAGGTGTTAAAGAGCCTCTGATTTCTAAGCCCCGCAACGCTGGCGAGGCCGGTCAGAATATGAGAGTTGAATTCCGTCTTGTTCGAGTAACTGCTGAACCTACGAAGCAGGGCGATTTTGACTTCTAATTCTTCTGTATTGCGAACAAGAAAGGAAACAACTATGAAAAATATCATTGTAGGATTGTTAGCGGTTCTCTCCATTGTAAATGACTGTTTCGCGCAAGAAAAAAGTCAGAACGACGTTTATGCTAGGAATATAGCAATCGTTTTTGATTCATCTGGTAGTATGGATGAAAAGATTGATAGAAGGACAAGAAAGATTGATGCAGCAAAAGCCGCTATTAGGCAGGTTGTTGCAAGTCTTCCTGCGTCTACAAATGTAGGTCTTTTCATCTTTGGTGGCGGTGTTAGGGATAATGCCGTTCCGATTGGGCCAAAGAATGATGCTACCTTTAGCGATGCCATTGCTCCGGTTTATCCAAATGGAAGCACTCCCCTTACTGAATATATTAGAAGGGCCGCTGACCAGATTCTCTTGCAAAGAGAAAAGAATCTTGGATATGGATGGTATCAGATTATTGTTGTAACTGATGGCGAGGCAGATAATAAGAGTACAATGGTTTCTGTTGCTAAGGAAACATTGCGCAGAGGGATTGCCCTGGATGTTGTAGGCGTTGGGATGACCAGCGAGCATACTTTAGCAAAGGTATCAACATCGTACAGGGCTGCAAATGATATTGAGTCCCTTAATAAGGCTCTTACAGAAATCGTTGCAGAAACTACTGTAATGACTGATGCCAATGTTAATGATGATTTTGAAATCATTAAGAGTCTTTCTGATGAACAGTGTAAGACAATTCTAACAAGTCTTGGTTCTTCGGAGAACCAGCCTTTGTTTGAAAAACCTAAAACCATTGCGACTGTTTCTCAGCAGTCTGATTCATCTACAGCAACGGTAAACTCTAATCCTCCCATACAAAACCCAAGCACTTTTAGTGGTACGGATATAGTTATCATTATCTTGTCGGGAATCACTGTGGTGTCTAGTCTTGTAATCATTATTGCAAAAATCAGCGGATAATCATATGTCTACTAGAACTAAAAAGGGTATTGTTTTAGCAGCTTGTTCCTGGTTGGTTATTATCAGCGCAGGATCTGCTGTAACAAGGTATGTTGTTATGCCCAAAATTAGAGGCAAGCCGGTAGTCGAAGTTCTTGCTGATAAATGCGACCCAGATAGCACAAATTGCGATGCAACCATTGATAACAAGCCTATAAATCCTTCGGATTGGGAAAAACTTGTTCTTGCTACAGATGTTGTTGTGGAGCCAATTACCTTTGGTAGAGGCAAATCCGAAGTATCTCAGCAGTCGCAAAGAACCTTGGACGAAGCGGTAGCCGCTCTCCAAGACAGACCTTCCTACTACCTTGTTGTTATTGGGAATGCTCGAAGCGATGGGGATGCAGATGCTGCAAATCAACTTGTGAAGGAAAGGGTTGCGGCAACTGCCGATTATCTCGCTAATGCAGGATTGGCACGAAATAGAATTATTACGATTCCTTCTCGTCCTTCTGGAAACTCTGGCGAAGCTCAAACCGTAAGTTTTGTTGTTGGAAAACTTCCTAAATAACTTTTGGAACAAATATGTCTACTGTAGACCAGAAAGAAAAAAGAGCAATGCTTGAGGCAGCTGCAAGCCCTCTTTCTGTTGTTCCAGCTGTATTGGGCGGAACCGGAGGAGCTATTTTGTTTGCTCTTGGAACCGTTCCTGTTATTGGGATTGCAGTAGCGGCTGGTAGCGTAGTAGTTGGTGCTGCAATAGCAATATATAGAGGATTCAATAGTAAGGTTATTGAGAAGAAAGTTCTTGAAGAGATTGCTAATGAAGAAAGAAATCGTAAAATTGAAGAAGAAAAACGACTGAGAGACTATCTTGCAAAAGATGAAAAAGCACTTCTTGACGATATCATCGGACTCAAGAGAGTGCTAGAATCTATGACAGCGAGCGATGTTGTAAAGGGTGAAGTTTTGTCCTCTATCAAAGAGCTTCTTGATCAAACCTATATAACGCTGTTCAGGATTCCTCAGATTAGTAAAATCACAGATGTTACAGTAAATAGCAAAAGCGCAACAAAAGTTCTTACAACGCAACGTAAGAAAATCTATGATGATGCTAAAAAGAATGTTGAATATGCAGCAAATGTTGTTGCAGAATATCAGACGATTGGCGAAAGAGATAATAGCGAGGAAGTTAGAAAACAACTTTCTGTTAGGCTTAATGCAGCCAAAACGTTTGATGGACAATTAGCGAGTCTCCAGCTTAGTGGAGTAAGTCCCGAGTTGATTGCACAGTATTCGAAAATGTAAAGGAGTATTGAAATGAGCGTTTTTGGAGCCGTTGGTCGTTGGTTGAAAGCTATTGGATATCTTCTCACGGGTCGTATTGATGGCGCGAGAAAGGTTCTTGATTCTAATCCTAACGTCATGAATGCAAAGTATGACGAAATGATTAGCGCCATGAGTATTAAGATTAAGCAGTATATTGATGCTGCCGCAGTCACTAGTTCTCATGTTGCAAAGAAACAGGCAACTCTCAAGACAACTGACGAAGAGGTTGCAAGGATTGAACAGCTTATGAATGGCGCTAAGAATATTGGCGCTCAGGTTGCTGCTAAGTTGCAAGCCGAGGGAAAAGATCCTCTTAATAGTGTTGAATATACGCAGCACCGTTCCGCTTATAATGATTTTTCTTCAACTCTTCTTGAGAAAAAGAAGATGAAGAAGGAACTGGAAGAGTCTATTGCTCAGGGAGAAAAGACGAATAGGGACAATCTTTCTGTTCTTAAGTCTCTCCAGAGAGAATACGAGAATCTCAAGAAAGAGAAAGGCGAAATGGTTACTCGCATGATTGGCGCGAACCAGGAACGCGAACTCAAGGAAATGATCTCTGGTCTCTCTGCTGATACCGGCAACATTGGTGCTGAGCGCAATAAGATTCGAGAGATGGTTATGGAGGCTGAGGCTGGCGCTAAGATCGCTGGGCAAGTCGCCGGAACCGATGCTCGCCGCGCCGAGGAAGAGTATCTTGAAATGGCGGTTCGCAATGCCGCTAATAGCGAGTTTGATGCAATGATTGGCGTTGCTAAGCCGGTCGCCGTTCTTCCTCAGTCAAGCCCTGTCATTGAAGTGAATCCCATTGTTCAGACCGATTCTGTAACCATTAATCGCTAATACTTGGTGATTGATATTAGAAACAAAGGAAAATAATATGAAAAAGACGCTTTTGATTCTTGCTGCTTCTCTGTTTGCCTCAAATGCTATGGCGCAAACTCCGGTATTCAAACTCGCTTGGAGCGAATATCCCTCATGGTCGGCTATTGATGTTGCCTCTAGTCTGGGGCAGATTGATGGCAAGGCTGGCAAAATGGGTCCGATTGAAAAGAAGTACGGCGTTGATATTGAGCTTAAGTTGCTTGATTATGATGCTTGTATTCAGGCGTATTCAAATGGGAACGTTGATGCAGTTTGCATTACAACCATTGACGCGCTAAGCCCTTCGTTGGGTCGTCATTCGGTCGTTGTGCTTCCTACTTCTACAAGCTATGGCGCTGATGCTCTTATTGTTCCTTCAAATGTTTCTTCTATTCAGGATCTAAGAGGGCAGACTGTTTATGGCCTTAGTGCAAGCGTAAGTCAATATGTTTTTTCTGGCATCCTTAGCGCTAATGGCGTGAAAGATGCTGATGCTTCCAATATTACATTTGCTAATATGGACCCATCGCAGGTTGCAGTTGCAATCCAGAATGGAGATTCAAAGGTTCGTAATGGAATCGTATGGAATCCTTTTGTTCTTGATACTCTCAAGAAGCGCAAGGATGTAAAGATTCTTGCCAGTTCAACTTTAACCCCATTTGAAGTTGTTGACTCTGTTGTTTTTGGTGCTGATTCTCTTAAAAGAGACAAGGGAGACGCTGCTGCTAAAGCGATATGCGAAGCATATTACTTCGTAGCTTCCCGCCTTAATAGCGAAGACCAGTCCGTTCGCGATGAAACTCTCGTTTTGATTGGAGAGAAATTTAGCAATCTTCCCATTTCTGATATGAGGAAGGTTGTTCAGCAGACAAGGTTCTTTGGAACTCCTGCTAATGGTGTTGCTCTCTTTGATAATATGCCCCTTTATGCTAGCGGAGAGCAGCTTGCTGTTGATGGAAGGGCTATCAACGGTTCAACCGCTCCCATTCTTGTTAAGGACGACACTGTAGCCTCTAATACAAATCTTCAGTCTGTTATGAAGGTTGTTCTTGACCGTTCTGTAAGCATTGGTATCATTAGTAAGGTTCCCTCAGTTGGTTATAGCTGCGAGATTGTTGAGAATGTCTCTGGTTATAACTTGTATTTCGATTCTCAATATATGAGGTCTTTACTTCCTTCTTCTAATAAGGGGTTTTCTCCTCTCAATAGCCCTCCTCTAAAGAAGAATGTTAAGTAATTCAAGATACTTTCTCCCCATCGTCGGGTAGGGCTTCGTTGCTCTACCCGGCTTTTCAAATAGGAATCCAGCCATGAGCATGATTAGAACTCCAATCCCTAATAACCGGCGATTGATGATTGGTATTATTTCTGTACTGTTTATCATAGTTGGATACTTTTCGCTTGCATATTATCAAAGCAAGGCGAATCCAGATAATACTACGATTCCTACTGTAAAACTTTTTGTAGAAGGTTTTAAGAATATTTTTACCCCAAGAGTAGATAGAATCTTTTTGGAAGATGGCACTGTAAAAGAAACAATGTCTTTTGCGAAAAGTTGGTTTGTTATGGATTCGCTATCTACGGCTTCTAGACTCGGTTTGTCTCTTTCAATTTCGATTGTTACAGGAACGCTTCTTGGCATTCTTATGGGATGCTTTGCGAGTATTGAGGCTTTTTTCAACTGGCCTTTATCGTTCTTTTCTAAAATTGCTCCCACTGCTGCTCTTGGAGTCTTTTTTATCTTGTTTGGAACGGACATGGAAATGTTCGTTGCAATGATTACCTTTGGAATTACTCCTGCTATAGCAATAAGCACAATGCTTGCAGTTAAACAAGTTCCTGAGCAAATTATTCATAAATCCTATACTATTGGTTCTTCTACATGCGAAACAATCTATAATGTAGTTTTCATGTATATTCTTCCTAATATCATTGATGCAATAAGACTTGCGGTTGGTCCGGCAATCGTTTATCTTATCGCTGCTGAAAGCCTTTGCGCTGATTCGGGATTTGGCTACCGCATCCGCATGCAGGCTAAACTTACAAACATGAACACGGTGTTCATCTACATTATTATTCTTGCGGTTTTTGGCTTCCTTGTTGATTGGGGTCTCAAGAAGCTTCAGAAGAAGCTTTGCAAGTGGTACGCTTCTAATAGGACATAATTATGGTTCCTGCTGTTGCTTCCAAAAAAGTTTCTCACTGGTTCGGACAGAACAAAGTTCTGTTTGATATCACCCTTGACATCCAGCCTGGCACGATAGTTTCTGTCGTTGGCCCTTCTGGTTGTGGCAAGAGTGTTTGGCTTAAGGGAGTATCCGGTATACTTCCTCCTAGGTCAGGAAATTTCTACGTTCATATTGGGAATAATGAGTTTATTGATATTCGTAAACCCAATAGGCATGTTGGAATGGTATTTCAGGATAAGACTGTTATGCCATTCCTGAATGCTATTGAAAATGTTGCTTTTGGTCTCAAATTAGCAGAGACAAGTATTCCTTATAGGATTTTTGCGCCTATCGCATGGAGAAAACTCAGGAAGGTTCATCTGGAAGAAGCTGCAAAGTGGCTTGAAAAGGTAGGACTAAAAGGTTCTGAATACAAGTATCCTCATGAGTTGTCTGGCGGTATGCAGCAAAGACTTGCTATTGCGCAGGCTATGATTACGAAACCAAAGATTCTGTTGATGGATGAACCTTTCTCTGCTCTCGATGAGGCGAATAGAGAAAAGCAGCAGAGACTTCTTTTGGCTTTGAGGGCTGATAGCGAGAATAATGGCAATAAGGATGGAGATCCTCCGTTTACTTGCTTGATTGTGACTCACGAAATCAATGAAGCTATTTATGTAGGAAACAGAGTAATTGGGTTATCGCAATATTGGAATTGGAAAGACGAAGGACACGAAACTTGTCCTGGCGCAAAAATCGTTTATGATCAGCCGGCTCCTATGTTCAATCCATATGATTCTGTGAACTACGATCATTTTGTTGAACAAAAGACTGACATATTGCGAACAGTTTTCGACAAGAATGATGTGAAAAAGAGCTGGAAAGAGAAGATTGAAGCGGCTCATGTTCAAGAAAATATCGTTCATACGGAGTGAAACGAAGAACACCAAAAATACGAAGTCCTAAATCTGCGTTTTTGAGTCAAAAACAACGATTTGAAATATTTTTGATAAAAAACTGCAATCGGTAGAGGACTTTAGCCGATAGATAGCGTATAGTAATGCAACGGTAGCTTGGTGCTGCCGCAAATCAAAGGATAGAGTTTTCCATGTTACTTTCATCGTCCCAATCCTATACACAGAAGCCAGCGGCAAAAACCGCCGGATGCGGCTTTAATAGCCGTCCCGATATGATCGGGCCTCTGGGTCTAGCTTTGGGAGAACAGTAACCAGAAACTGTTCTAAAGAACCTAAAGTATAGAATACCAGAGGCCCAACGAAAGTTGGGCCTTTTTGTTTGAAAATGCACAAAAAAGATTGACGAAGAACTTTTGAAGAGTATAATGATTGAGATTCGGGATAAGTAAATAAATATAAGGGATGTTAGCTGAGTAGGTTCAAGCGCTTGCCTGAAGAGCAAGATTCAAGTTTTTCAGGCAAATGGTCGATAAGTAAGAAATGAAAAAGAAATGCTATACATGCGAAGAAATGAAACCGTTAAGTGAGTTTGGGAAAAATTGTTCGAGACCCGATGGGTTGCAAGCCAAATGCAAAAAATGCGATAGAGAACATAAGAATAAGAAATATAAGGAAAATCCTTCATTACATATTAAGCTTTCTCATCAAGGAAGGCAAAGGAAAAAAGACTGGTACGAAAACATCAAAAAGCAACTTAGTTGTTCAAAATGCGGGGATAAGCGATGGTATATTCTTGACTTTCATCATACAGAAGATAAATTAATTAGTATTTCAGAAGCTGTGGCTAATAACTGGTCGAAGAAACGAATTTTAGAAGAAATGAAAAAATGTATTCCGTTGTGCGCTAATTGTCATGCTGAATTGCACTATTTTGAGAAAACAGGAAATTGACTGGCGAAAGCTAGAAATTCCCATTTTGAGCATCCTAATGATTGTTTGGTAGCAGTCATTAGGATGGCTCAAAAAACAGTTTGTAAAAACTGTTTAGAGTTCTTTGACAATAGAATAAGCGGAGTTGCTATCCACCGAACGTGGCTCTGGTAATAAACCGCGAAAGATGAAATACAACTTTCTTCATGGCCTAACGGCTGTGGTATAAGAGGTTGTGTGGATTCTGTAAATATGCCAAACTCATACCAGCATGGCGAGAAGCCCTGGTATGTCTTGGAGAAATGGCGTAGGGGTCTGCGCGTCCCGCTGAAGACGGGAAGGTAAAGGTTCAACTCCTTTTTTCTCCACTTAAATCTGGTAGAACAAGAAGGATTCTACCAGTTATTTATGAATAACTAATCTAAGGAGATTAATTATGAATAAATGCATTCTTTGTGATAAAAACTTCAAACAACTTCAAGGTAGAAACAGAAAAAGATGTAATAATTGCAATACAAAAATTCGAAGGCTAAGAACAAAAATTGCTGCCATAGAATATTTAGGAGGTAAATGTTTAAGATGTGGATACAATAAACATCCTGCTGCAATGGAATTTCATCATAGAGAAAATAAAGATTTCATGATAAGTAATGTAGCAAACAGGAAATGGGAAATAGTCAAAAAAGAACTAGATAAGTGCGATTTATTATGTTCTAATTGTCATAGGATAGAACATTCAGACAGATTTGATAATTTAGCATTGCTTGAGAATGCTAAAGCCTATAAGGGAAGGCTCTTGAAATAAGAGCAGGGCGTCGTTGGTTCAAATCCGACCGTTCCCACTTTACAGAGTGTAGGATAATTTGGTATTCCACCTGCTTCGGGTGCAGGAGACTGCTGGTTCAAATCCAGTCACTCTGACTTATAAGTTCTCATTGATTTATCAGAAATGGTCTGTTAAGTCACAGCATGAGTCGAGAACTTAACCGGCTGTTAGAGCCGTTCATGTACTAACAAACGGGGTCGCATGTTCCAAGATTGGCGATTGTCCCTTGCAAGGACGATGGGAGGGTTTGATTCCCTTCGGCTCCACTTTAGAAACCAGTCGAATGACTAAGATTAACGCTCTTGTAAAGCAAGGCTAACAAGCCTAAAAAACGTCTTGTCAATCCCTTACTGGTTTATTCAGGGTTTGGGAAAGCTTGGAAATCCGTCTGCTTTGGAAGCAGAAGATCGTAGGTTCAAATCCTACAACCCTGACTTGTCGATAGTTACAATGGGCCTGTAAGAAAGGATCGCAACCTTTCGAGGTATGAAGCCGGTCGATGCGGGTTCGAGTCCCGTCAGGTCCACTTATGATTCCCTTATTCAAATCATCTGGCACGATTAGGTACGGACAAACCAATCTTATACTTGATGTTGACCAGGAAATCGTTAGGTATTACAGGATGCTGTTACCTAAGTCCATAACAATTAACTCTCAAATGTATGATGCCCATATTTCTGTTGTAAGGAAAGAAACTCCTCCGAAAATGGAGTTTTGGGGCAAGTACGCTGGCGAACTCGTAGAATTTGAGTATAGCCACGTGATTCGTAATGGAGAGGTTTATTACTGGGTCGATGTATTCAGTAAGAGACTCGAAGAAATACGAGAGGAACTAGGCTTGATTGTTCATAGCCCCTACATTGTTCCTCCTGAAGGCTACAACCATACCTTCCATATCACTCTGGGTAATTTGAAACAACTCGTTCAGCAGACTAAACTTTGCTGAACGGCTTAGAATCAGTCGAATGACCAAGGTTAACAACTTGAAATTGTTCCAACGCCTTGATCTCCAACTTACTGGTTCATTCAGGATGTAGGATAATTTGGTATTCCATCTCGTTTGGGTCGAGAAGACTGCTGGTTCAAATCCAGTCATCCTGACTTTGGCTGCGTTAGCTCAATGGTAGAGCGCGAAAAAACATCTTCGCCGGCAACTTACCAGTTTACTGGTCGATAGGATGAAGGTTAACACCATTTGGAGGTCGAGGTTCTAGGTTCGAATCCTAGGCGCAGCTTTATGGAAAACTTAAGAGCAAAATGCGAAGAATTGCTAGAAGAGGAAAACCCTTTTGCGTTATTCGCTAATGGATTTGATGATGCAATCATTGGTATAACTGCATCGGCTGCTCCGGTTGTATGTTATAGCATTGAAAAATGCATTCAAATCCTAATAGAAAGAGATGGAATGGACGAAGATGAGGCTGAAGAGTATTTTGAATATAATGTTCTAGGGGCCTATATGGGAAAGTATACTCCTATATTTATTCGATAAGGAATGAAGGTAATAACCGTTTGTTTCCGAATAAAAAGATATGAGCCAATGGTACAAAAAAGCGGATGACGATGCTGATTTCATGCATATTGACCCTGAAGAGAACTGGGAAGAAGCTGAACAGGCTGACCAGGTATTCAAATCAGAAGGTATTCGATACGGAAGAGATAAGAATGTAAGTCAAGTTGCAATAGAAAATGGTGTTGTTATTGGCGCTCTTGCAAGCGGATGGGATAGAGATAATGGTTATGGTGAAGATGTAATGGTCTTCTCATTTGATCTTGTAGTAAAACCTGAGTTTCGTCGTCAAGGAGTTGGTTTGAAACTTATTCAGGATGCTATAAAGAAATATAATCAAGAAAAGATGGATTTTCAAGAAAGCGGAGATAGAACGATGATGAGGATATGGGTTGTAAATCCGATACTCATTCCTGTTCTTGAACGATTTGGGTTTACGATAGAGTCAAGTTATGAGGTTGATGGACTTGGTAATCCGGGTTCAGCGCATTTGATAGCATATTAGTGAGGTTGTAGATGCTTCCTCAACGAGAGTTAAAAGCCTACCAGGATTTATTAGTTTTGTTCCAAACCTAAAAGGGTGAAAACTAATGTTTATGAGGCATTGAGTCATTGGTTGATTGCCTGCCTTCCAAGCAGGTTCAAAGGGGTTCGATTCCCCTATGCCTCTTTATTCGGCCAGTTGAACAGTGTGGTGAGTTCAAGACGCTGTAAACGTCCCGCAATCAAGTAAGTCTTTGGAGGTTCGATTCCTCTCTGGCCGACTTACGCAGATAAGATGTTACGGAAGCATGGCTCGTTGCCAACGAGTTCGACGGGGTTCAATTCCCCGTATCTGCATTTGGGAGTATCGGATAGAGGCAATTCCGGCTGACTGTAAATCAGTTGTCATTAGACTACGGGGGTTCGAGTCCCTCTACTCCCACTTTGCCAAGTATAGCCCATACGCTTGTAAGTCTTATCCGGCAAGATAAGCAGAACGAGGGTAGGTATTATCCTAACGCCTAACGCTATAGCACGCTCCCGCTTGGGTGCGGTTCAGCAAGCAATAAAAGAGGATGGACTGATGGAAAGACATCTAGTATATAGTGTATAGGCTGAGCATACCCGCGCATAGCGGGAGGATGAGGGTTCAAGTCCCTTATATACGATTTTGGATGTGGTGTTGACTATAGGCAAGGTCTTCCTAGTCTTGAAAACTAGCTTCCCCTAAAAAGGAATGAGGGTTCGAATCCCTTCCCATCCGCTTTTGCGGTGAATAGCCGCCCTAATCGCCGCAAAACATGCGATAAAAGGGTATGAACGAAACAGCAGCAAAAATCGCAATGATAGCAGCAGAACTTAACGCTGAGGCTATGGCCGCTTATATCGAAGCCCAAGGCATGATAGCCGCAAATGAGGCTCGTCGTAGAGATGGCAAAGCCGATGCTTATGGCGAAGAAGCTTTTATGAAACTAAGAGATGGCTTAATGTCTTCTGTTGGTTATAGTTCTTCAAGAGTTAGAGATTGTTATTGACTGCCCTGTGGGAGAATGGCTTAATCCGACTGCCTTTGAAGCAGTTTTGTACAGGTTCGATTCCTGTCGGGGCAATTTTGGGGCTGAAGTTCATATGGCAGGGCCGAACAGTTTATATTCGACTTGGATGTACAAGCGTTTATAAGAAGGAGCGGGTTCAACTCCCGTCAGCGCCACTTTACCTGGAATTGCCCAAACTCCATGAATCGTGTTTTTCGCCACAAAGAGCCTGGTAAGCAACTTTGTCAAGCGAACACGCAAAACGAGGGTTGACCCGTCTAAGTCACGGCTATGCCGAAACTGGATTGACAACATGAAAGAATGTAGACTGCTTAGTGTAATGGTAGCACGCATGGGCAACCTGATCAGGTTTTGAAACGCCCGGCAGTATGGGTTCAACTCCCGTAGCGAGTCTTTGCGAATGTAGGCTAACTCTAAAGCCCACGCTTCTTTTGAAACAGTAGAAGCATCCCGAGGTAGCAACTTGAATTTATTGGTGAAAATCCAATCATTCGCTTTTGGATGGTAGACGAATATAGGTTAGTCGTACTTGTTTCGAAAACAAGCGAGGAATAATAAGCCTCTACTGGTTCAATTCCAGTACCATCCGCTTTGTATTTCCCCTCAAAGTGTAACGGATTTATGCACGTTTCCCTGCGAAGGAAAAAGTTGACAGTTCGAGTCTGTCTGAGGGGGCTTAAATGGAGTAATAAATATGGGAATGTTTGATAGAATCTTTTGCGAATGCGAGTTGCCTGATGGGTTTAACCCAAAAGGAATCGAATTCCAAACTAAAAACTTAGAACGAGAACTCAATGTATATACCATTACTGCTGATGGAAGGCTTTTGCTTCATTATGTAGAATGGGAATCTACTCCAGAAGATGAACTTCCTTATCCTAATATTCCTATTATTGGTTGCATGAGAGAAAAAGAAGGAAGTCGAAAACTGGTTGAAGTTGATTTTCATGGATTGATTACCTTTTATGGCTCAAATCTATGCGCTATTGGTCCGAAAGGTTTTGCTACTGTAAATGACGAAGAGTATTGGAGTAGAGAATATACTGCAAAGTTTACAAATGGCAAACTTGAATCTATTGTTTTAGACTTAGAAACGAGCGATATTACTAAAAGAGGTAAACACATTACTAGAAAAGAATTTCATAAGAGATGAGATGGTTGTTCCTGTAGCTCAATTGGATAGAGCATCTGACTACGGATCAGAAGGTTGGAAATTCGACTTTTCCTGGGAACGCTTTGTTTGCTCCTGTAATTCAATTGAACAGAAATTCTGCCTTCTAAGCAGAAAGTTGGGGGTTTGAATCCCTCCAGGAGCGTTTATAGTTTCTAATTTGAAGAAGGAATTAGAAACCCTTTCATGGAACTACTATTGAAAGGGTGTTTTATGAAAAAAGTTTGCACAGTTTGTAGTATAGAAAAAGAAACAGGTCTTTTCCCTTACAAGAATAAGACTAAAGGTATTTTACATTCTCAATGTAAAGATTGTCTCAAAAAACAAACAAACAAACACTACTATAAAAATAAATCATACTACTTCAAAAAGAATAACGAAAGAAGAGACCGAGTTGCTCAGGAAAACAAAACAAAATTGCTTGATTACCTGAGAGAACATCCTTGCGTTGATTGTGGTCTAAAAGATATAATAGTTCTTCAATTTGATCACGTTAGAGGGGAAAAGAGAAATTTAGTACCCAAAATGGCATCTTCTGGTTGTGCTTGGAAGACTATTATGAAAGAGATTGAAAAATGTGAAATTAGATGCGCTAATTGCCATATAAGAAGAACATTTAAGCAGTTGGGTTGGTATGATAAAAAATAAAACTACGGAGAGTTCGAGTCTCTCCGGGAGTGCTTTGTATGAATCAGATTCTTCAGGGCGATAGTTATGAACTAATAAAGACGCTACCAGATAATAGCGTTGACTATATAATCTTTTCTCCGCCTTATGACAATCTGCGAGATTATGATAAGTTTCCTCCATTCAATAAAGACAACCGAGAAATTCTTGGTAAAGAATGTCTAAGAGTTTTGAAAGACAATAGCATTTGTTCTGTAGTTATACAGGATCAGACAGTTAGCGGAAGAAAGAGCGGAACAAGTTTTAGGCTTGCGGTTGAATGGATGGATATGGGATGGGGATTGTTTGAGACGGCGATTTATACAAGGCACGGTCCTCCGGGCGTATTTTGGAATAAGAGATTTAGAGTTGACCATGAATATGTTCATCACTTCATAAAGGGCGAAAAGCCTCATTATTTCAACAAAGAACATATGAAGATTCCTTCTAAGAATGCTGGCAAGATGGTTTCTTGCGATAAGAGGCATAAGGGAGGAGAAACCGAAGATGGTAAAGATTTCTTGTGCCCAGATTTGAAATGTTGCGGAACAGTTTGGGATTATCCATCTAGCAATAGAGAAGGTAATAAAATAAAGAGTCAGCATCCTGCAACGTATCCTGATAGACTTTGCGGCGATTTGATAAAATGTTTTTCCGCGCCAGATGAAATCGTTCTTGACCCCTTTGGCGGTAGCGGAACAACGGCTGTTATGGCCGCTATAAACGGTCGCAAGTATATTGTTATGGAATATTCTGATGAGTATGTAAAGATTATCAAAGAACGACTGAAGACAGAAGTTGATTCAATGATAAAGTGGGATTAGTTTGCCTCGTAGCACAACTGGTAGTTGCACTCGCCTCTGAAGCGAGTAGTTGTAGGTTCGACTCCTACCGAGGCAGTTTATGAGTAAAACAAAAAATTACAAAAGAGCAATAGTCTATTTGAATCAAACGGAAGTTTATTGCGGAGAAAAACAACTTCAAAGATATGTTGCTTCATTTAGAACAAACAGAGTATCTTGGTTTCTTTCCAAAGAAGAAACGTTTAACTATATAAAGAAAGAATTGAGTAGAAAGAAGAAGATATTCATAACAAAAGGATACAAACATCCTTATGCTTATGAGGTTTGGTTCAATGAATAATGTCCCCGTGGTATAATGGAAGTGCCTCTCTTTCCTAAAGAGATGATAAATGCAGGTTCGAGTCCTGCCGGGGATGCTTGGTTGTAGAAGTACGGATATCTACCGTACCAGTCAGCTTGGTGACGAGTGAAACAAGAGTCAACAATAAGTTGAATTTCTGTTTGGCTACTCCGTAAAAGCTATGTGCGGCGGCTTAGACTGAAGTGGCGCTTTATTGGTGCTTTATTTTCGTTTGTTGTTCTTAGCGGGATAACAAAAGAAGATAAAAATTCCAATCTACAACCTTTTGCTCCTGTGGTCTAATGGAAGGGCCTCTGGCTTCGAACCAGATGCATGAGAGTTCGAGTCTCTCCGGGAGCGCTTAACAGGTTAATAAAAGGGGTAATATATGCCAATAGTTGAAATAACGTTAGAAGAGTTAAAGGATAGCTATGATTGGGCGGAAGTCTTTGCAGATCGAAGTTCAGGAAATACTACAAAGGAAACAACAGAAGTTCCGCCGGGTTCAGATGTAAGCACAAGACCAGCGAGCAGAGAGGATGTTATTGAGATTATCGCCGCCGTCAATGGAGAAAATGATGGAGAGGAATGGATTGGGGTTTTCTTGTTGAGGGACGGAAGGTATCTTGTTGCGCAAGGAAGTTGCGACTATACTGGATGGGATTGCCAGGCTGGAAACAGCATGGTAGTTGCATCTTCATGGAGCGATATCATGCAGTTCGGCTTGTCAGATTGTGAAAAGAGAAGGTTGGGATTAGATTGATTTTTATGCCCCGTAAGGGGCTTTCGACTTCGTAGCTCAATCAGGCAGAGTAGGAGCCTTTTAAGCTCACGGTTGCGGGTTCAATTCCCGCCGAAGTCATTGGAGTGGATTTTTCTAGGTTAGGTATTGACGAGTGCAGCCGAGAGGCTACAATACGGCAGTATCTTGAATCTATACGGAGAAAGCGCTAGAAAAACCACTCATTCTTGACTCCGTAGCTCAATTGGTAGAGCAGCAGACTCTTAATCTGTTTGTTGAAGGTTCAAGTCCTTTCGGGGTTATTTATGAGGGCTAAGCTTATCAGGCAAAGCACCTGTCTCTTAAACAGGAGTCTTGTGGGTTCGAATCCCACCGCCCTCACTTATTGCTGACGTAGCTCAATTGGCGGAGCAACTGATTGTCTATCAGAAGGCTGGGGGTTCGACTCCCCTCGTCGGCGTTTACAGTATTGGAGACACAAATGTTAGAAGTATATCGTTATGAACAATCTCTCGGGAATTTGATTAACGATGTTCGTCCAATCATTTTTCTTGCTGGACCAACTGTTAGAGGTCATCAACCTCATCTAACTTCTTGGCGGTTTGAAGCCATTGAAGAATTCAAAAGACAAGGATTTGATGGTATCTTGATTGTTCCTGAGTTTACATCAAATACCGAATCAGACAAAGGCAAACTTTGGATTCCTGCTTGGGAATTTGCAGGACTTTGCGCGAGCGATATAAACCTGTTCTGGATTCCTAGAACAAAAGAACTGATTGGACTGACAACCAATCATGAACACGGTTTTTGGCTGGCACGAAAGCCAAGAAAAATGGTTTATGGTAGGCCTGTTGACTCTTATCGTAATACTTATCTTGATCTAATGTTTGATTTTGATGCTCAACAAGAAGGTCGTTCAAAAGACATTATTCATGATTCTCTTTCGGCCACAGTTGAAGCTTCTATCAAAAAAGCATTAGCATATCCAAAGAAGTATAGAGAAAGAAGTCTTGTTCAAGTCCCTTCTCCATATGGTGCATTTTGAAATATCCGATAAAGAAAGTATTGGAGATACAAATGGACAAATTGCCTGATGATATAGTAGAATCTCTCAAAAACTCTATTAAAGAATTTCAAAAAGAAATGACAGAGCAAGCAGAAAGAGAAAAGCTTGACCCTCCTGATAGGAAGAGGATAGAATATCCCGGTATCAGATGGAAGCCTTTCGTAAAACAAGTGTGGGTAAAGGGAGAGCAGTTTCCCTTTGCTGAAATTGCGATAGGATGGAGCGCTTGTCTTTCTGAAGAGCAAGAAAAGAATCTTTCAGAAGATTGTCCTAAAGGCAAACAAACGATGCTTATTTCTTATCAGTTTATAGACGAACTGATTCAGGATCTACAAAGAATAAAGCCAGACATTAGTGGCTAAAATAGTTTGGGGCGTGCGAATAATGGCTGTTTCAGCAGACTGTCGATCTGTTCCTAATGGGTTCGATTCCCATACGCCTCGTTTTGGTTCTTTAACGTGGTATAGAGCAAAACGTGTAAAAATGAAGAATAAACTGCTTTATTGTCGATATTAAGATTGAGTAGTTGTTTTTTTATTTTTACGAAAGGAAGGTCAATGTATGAAACGTTTTGCTTTGTTGGTTGCGATTATTGGTGGTTTCTTTGCATCTCAGGCTAATGCTCAGATATCTTTGTCTCGCCATAACTTCAGTTCTTATGGTTGGTCAAGAGGGGAGATTTGCCTCCCTTGTCATACCCCTCACAATGCGAATGCCGAAGTAGGTTTCTTATGGAATCACGCATTAACTACTGCTACATATCAAATGCACGAAGGAGAGGGATCGGCTGTTGAGGATATTGATTCTCGTAGCCGTATGTGTATGAGCTGTCATGATGGAACGGTTGCTCTTGATAGTTTCGGAGGAACTATTGGTACTAACTTTGTTGGGCCTCGCGGAAACATTGGAACAGATTTGACTAATGACCATCCAATCGGTAGAGACGCCATTTATCCAGACGCAGGTCGTCCTGGAAGCCTTCAGCCTAGTAGCCCTAGTTCAACTCCAGGAAGGGGCCGCACAGTCGGAACTTCTCCTAATAGAGTTTCTTTGCGTCTTTTCGATGATAATGGAACTATTGTAAATGTAGTTGGTTGTTCTACTTGTCATACGGTTCATAATACAGGGAATTATCCTCATATGCTAAGATTTAGCAATTCTTCAAGCACTTTGTGCTTGACTTGCCATATCAAGTAAGATAGAATAAAATGCCTAAAATCCTTTTCGAATAAACTCTTGCTGGACCGGGGCATCGGGATGAAAGCAAGAATTGAAAAGGGCGTTTCTCCGGTAGCTCAACGGTAGAGCGAGCGGCTGTTAACCGCTAGGTTGTAGGTTCGAATCCTACCCGGGGAGTTTTTATTCCAGAGTCGAATAACCTTCGGTAATTCGCAAGAAGGAATTACCAAAATACTTTTGAATATAAGTCATGGAGGGTACTTATATGGGCAAATCAAAACGTAGGTTAGAAATGGGGGAAGAAAAATGGGAACTGTATCAAAAAAGACGTAATTGCAATAAAACAATGGCTAATAAAAAACGAAATGCTGAGAAAGTTATCAATGCTAGACGTAATAATAAACTAAAGCTTATTGCATATAAAGGTGGTAAGTGTGAAAAATGTGGTTATAACAAGAACTGTCCACCTGCATATGACTTCCATCATAAAGATCCTAAAGCCAAGGAATTTGGAATTACAAAAAAACTAACGGGTAACTTTGAAAAACTCAAAAAAGAAGTTGATAAATGTCAATTGCTTTGCAAGAATTGTCATGCTGAAGAACATGATGCTCTGTATGAAAAAAGAGCATTAAAAGCTATCAAAGATTTACTTAATTTCAATGTTTAGCTGTTAACTAGGATAATCTAGGTTCGAATCCTAGCTCTGGAGTTTATGATGATAGTAAAAGAAAATATGAAAGTTCGTCATAAGAAGAAGCAAACAACTTATCTTGTTCTTCATATTGGGACTCATACAGAAACGCAAGAAGAAATGGTTGTTTATGAGTCTATGCAAGATGGCCGTATATGGATAAGGCCCCTTGAGATGTTTGCAGATGGTAGATTTGAGGAAATTGCCTCCTAAGCATTGCTGGCGATGCGCTAAGCTTGTACCTTAGAAATAGTCGGTTCGATTCCGGCAGGAGGCTTTTGGTGAGGTAGCTCAGTCTGGTAGAGCGGGAGTTAGGTAGCTCCGAAGCTTTGCGTCGTAGGTTCAAATCCTACCCTCACCGCTTTAGAAAAGGAGAAGTAGCAATGGCTCTTAGCAACTGGGACACGTTAGCGGTAAACCTAAAAGGCGAAGAAATAGACGGTTCATTTACTTCTCCTTTAGGTGTTGAAGTCTCTTTCTACAAGAACTGGATTTATGTAAGAGATCCGGTTGCTTGGCAAGATGGAGGCAAGTTCGTCAAAGATACTGTTATGCAAATTTCTGAAGGCGTAATTGATTACAAAGACGTATCAATCCACGCAATCAGAGGACCGCAAAACGGAATCTATGCTTTTGTTCACTCTGGATATGAGCATGACGACACTTTCAGAGGCATGATTGGCTGCGGAGTCTATGGCTTTGGAGATGCAAGCGATGGTGTTGATGAAGATGGTTATGCTCCTTGGGTTGGAGTAAGACCATCAAGCAGAGAGTTCTTACAGAACTGGATCTCTAGAAAGAGATGGGATTCAAGAGAGCAATATGTTGATTACATTAGGGCCTTATTGGGAGAAGATCACGAAGTCCCTGAAGACCTAATCGCAAATGCTCTCCAAGAAACTGTCTTGTCCGAGGCGATAGCAAAAATCGACTTAACACACAAGAAAAGGTTCAATCAAGGCGATGCTTATTTTGTCGGAGCAGAGAACGCAATGACAGAAGTAGGCAAAGCCGGAGAAACAATCCTGTCTCAGGTGATTAAGAAAATGTAAGTTCGAGGGCTTCGGCCCTCTTTCGGGGATGAAGCTCATATGGCTGAGCGATTGCCTGTTAAGCAAATGGTAGTGGGTTCGAGTCCCACCTTCCCCTTTAGATAGTATTGCTGACGTAGCTTGAGTTGGTTTAGAGCGGTCCCTTGGTACGGGACAGGTCGTGAGTTCGAATCTCACCGTCAGCTTTTGTGTCGATAAATTGGATATGCCAACCATTGATAAGCCATTGCGAATTGATGATGATAAGATTTGTCAGCGCTGCGGACACTTTAAATCTTATCACAAAATGATTGTCAATGACAAGGTTTACTTGCCTTGTATTCGTAAAAAGCCTTACAAACTTGCAGATGGCGTTGATGTAAAGTTAGGTATGCAAGTATGGCAATATCATCCTTGGGATGATAGCGGCAAGATTATAACCGGCATGGTTAGATTTATATCGGGTTTTGGAGGTTTGACTTTATGGAAGTATCCAGAAGATAGAAACCCTGATAGGGTTTTTGATCTTGCTCATGATGGTCACTTTACTGCAAGAGTTTCTTGTTTTTCTTCGCTCGAAAATGCGCAAGCTGCTGTAGAGAAGAGAAAGAAAGAAAAAGCCGCATTAGACAAGTGGATAGAGAAGAATAAGGTTCTTTGATTACGATAGAGGTTATATGCTTACATGCGTAACAGATTTAGCGTTTGGCGATACCGGCAAGGGAAAGATAGTTGATGCTATTACCCATGAATATGATACTCTTGTTCGCTTCAATGGCGGACCCAATGCAGGTCATACCATTGTTGTAAATGGCGAAAAGTTCTCTTTTCATAACCTTCCAAGCGGAATGTTTTCGATTCATCCTCCTAAGACTCTTGTTCTAAGCGGAGGAATGGTTGTTAATCCAGTTTCTTTGATGGAAGAAATTTCTAAGTTTGAAAGCAAGATAACAACCCTTTTGCTTTCCAAAAGAATTCACTGTATAATGCCTTGGCACATTCAGGAAGATATTGCAAAGAGCCAAGGTATAATAGGGACAACTGGTAAGGGAATTGGTCCTTGCTATGCTGACAAAATGAATAGAGTAAGGGCTATCCGATTAGGAACTCTTCTAACAGATTTGCAGCTTGGGGATTATTTTGAGGGGTTTGAAAAATACTTAGAAGCTGCCAAGTTTCTTCAGCAGTTTATTGGTGATGACGCTTCTTTCTTGAGAGAGAAAGTAAGAAATGATGAAAACGTCTTGTTTGAATCTGCTAATGGCATTCATCTTGATATAGATCACGGATGTTATCCTTATGTAACAAGTAGCGGAACTGGTCCTGCTTATATTCCTCAGTCTTGCGGCTTGCCCAATGTAAAACTTGACTGTATTATTGGAATCACAAAGGCTTATACAACAAGAGTTGGAGAAGGCCCGCTTGCAACCGAGTTGTTTGATGCGATTGGCGATTCAATAAGAAAGATTGGAAACGAGTTCGGAACAACAACCGGAAGGCCAAGAAGAGTTGGGTGGTTAGATCTTGATATTGTTAGAGAGGGAGTTCAGAATACAGGCGCAACAACAATTGCGATAACTCATACTGATACTCTTTCTAAGGCTTGTATAGAAAACGATATGACTCACTTCAAGATTAAGAACAATGGGCAAATGGTTGAAATGCCAATATGGAATGATTATAGAGATTCCGAGTTTGACGATTTCCTTTCATATGTTGAAAGCAGCATTGGAGTTGATATAGGTTTTATTGGTATTGGAAGAGATAGAAGAGATTTGTTAGTGTTTTGATGATGGCGGTATGGTCCAAATGGTTTAGGGCGCAGGCCTCATAAGCTTGAGATTCTGGTTCGATTCCAGATACCGCTACTTTATTGCTGAGGAAATATATGGAAGAAGCAAATAAAACTCTGCTTGATATTGTTAAAGAGTTAGCAAAAACAATGCAATGTAATTGCGATCTTGACAATTGGGAGCCAGAGAGAAATACTGGTCATAGTTGGGTTTGTCGCATTCATAAGGCTGCGATAGAAGCCCAAAATAAAAGCAGGGTCTAGCAAGATGGTTCAATTCCATCATTCCGCCCAACGGCGGGATTAGCATTACGGTAATGCCTAGGCCCGTTTGCTCTCTATTCAGAGATGGCGCTGTACCTCACTCGTAACGAGGAATAGGCGGAGTTCGATTCTCCGAGAGAGCTTTATCTAAACTTGCCGGTTATATATCCGTTTTGCGAGTTTTGATCAACAATAGCTATTCTGTTTATCTTATTTTTCCACCATTCTTTTTCTCTAACAGTAGGGTGGAGATTTTCTTCATTTACAAGAACATTACTTGGAACTGTACTGATAGAAAATATGAACTTTGCAGACGGTTTAGCTACTCTCTTCATCTCATTCAGAACGTCATCAACTTCTTCTGGAAGCAAATGTTCCATAGAATCAAAAGCCGTAACCAAGTCTGCCGTTCCGGGCTTAATAAGAGTATCATGCATTGGTCTTTTTACATCGGCTTCTTTGGCCGCAAAATCTACTCCAACTCCGTTTATACCAAACTCTTTCATATCTTTTATGAACGTATTTTTTCCGCAGCCAAAGTCAACAATGAAAGAAGGCCTCATACTTTTGACCATTTCATACGCCTTTTTGCCATGATTTGAGGAGCCATAGTTAGTTGTACTCATTATTTGAATGTATTTGCTTCTTTCATGTTCCCTTTTGGCGTTGATATAAATATCTGTATTGTTGTCTAAGAAAGACCTAAAAGCTTCAATGTATTTACTCTTATCTGATCCTTGATGATGGAATACATAGTCTTTATCAAAAGGGTTTCCTTCTAAGAAGTAATGAGTATCTGACCAAAAAACGAATCCTGGTTTTTGCATCATTGAGGCATGATGATAAAGTCCCGTATCATTAGATACGAAGAAAATACATTCGTTTATAGCTCTGACGGCCTCATAGAACTTTGTTTTTCCAAGAAGAACAACGCATTTATCAAGGTTGATTTTAGACCAGAATCTTTCATGGTCAATCTTTGTACCCAGTATTACTGGAGTAAAATCTCTTTCTATGAGAGCGTCTATTACGCCTTGTCTATTGATATCTAGTATGTTCTTTTGGGCTTCGTATCTTGTCCCTTCTTTTGCCCATCTAACATTACATCCGTTAAAAACGGCGACGGGATTTTTGCATGTAAGTCCATATGGCTTAACTATTCCCATACTGGCAGGAAGCATATTCTCATGTTTATGAAATGAGTTATGCGCTCCGTAATACTTGTTGAAGTGTTTATTGAATACAACGTTTACATATGAAACGATTGTATCAAAAAAGGTTGGCGGCGTCGTAGGCTTCTTTTTCAATACCTCAATGAATGGACTTTCTAAAAAGACTTCTCCTAGTTCTTTGAAATTAAAGAAGACAGGAATAGGGCGTTTTTCTTGTATGGCTAATGTCAAAATAGTGGGACATATCCTGGCGAAATCGCCAAAGCCCATACGTTCTTGATAAACCCATGTTGGATTCATAATCTAATATCGGTATTTTTGGGGTCGCGGCAAGCTCAGTAGGAATAACAATATGAAGACCGAGAGATGTACTCTAGGAATGTACAACCTAGGGGAGAATCGGTGTATGAATTGTTCAACGAACAGCAGGTGTTTTCACCGGGGAGAGCAAGGGTAGCAGTACACTACTTGCCTCACGGCTTTGGTGGTTCGACTCCACCCGTCCCCACTTTTGACGATAGGATTAATATGGCAAACGCAAGCGATTACATTTATGGCGCGTGTGAAATATGCGGAAAAATCTTTGATTTTTGTCTAATAACAACTTCTCGCGAAGAAGCAGGTTGGGCTGCTTGTGAGAAGGGTCATAACTTTTGTGCAGAACATTCGCAGGAAGCTCTAGATAGAATGGAGAAGTCAAAACGCTTTTGGGAAGATGAAGATTCAGGAATTGAAGAAAGCGAATGTTGGATAGACGATATTTCTTGTAGTTGTTGTCCTGTTTGTAATAAATAGATTATTGGAGAGTAGGCAGATATGGTTGGCTGCGACGGTTTGTATTTATTGAAGAAATAATCAGATTATGTCGATATATGAAGTATGGACATAATCTGTAAACACGGATGCGGTCGCCAAGGCAGATACTTAATTGGAAAGAACTATTGTTGTGAGAAGAACGTTTCTAAGTGTCCAGCAATACGAGCCAAATTAGCTCAGAAACAAATTGGAGTAGAGCCTTGGAATAAGGGTAAAACTGGTTCAATACCTTGGAATAAAGGTAAAAGTAACATTGAATTTTTCGGCAAAGAAAGAGCAGACGAAATCTCTGCAAAAATATCAGTCAAGTTAACTGGCAATCCTAATCTAGGAGTTGCAGGAACTCAAGAAACAGAAGACCAGCGACGAGAAAAAATAAGAAAGTCAATTAACAAGCGATATGAAAATGGGTGGATGCCTAAAGCTGGTCGATGTAAGAAAATTGACTACAACAGTCCGATTGCTGGATTGATAAAGGTTGATGGAACGTGGGAGATTGAAGTTGCTAAATATCTTGATAGGATTGGCGTGAAATGGAAGAGAAACAAGAATCGTTTTGCCTATACCTATGAAGGGAAAGAGCGATTTTATACTCCTGATTTCTACATTGAAGATATAGACTCGTATCTTGAAGTAAAAGGATTCGAGACAGATAAAGACAGAAGCAAGTGGAATCAGTTTAATCATAAGCTTCTGATTTGGAAGAAACAGGAAATCAAAGCCATCAAAAATGGCGATGATATCTTGAAGATATGATTGGATGGAACGTGGATATCGGTTTTCCACAGCAGTTTGCTAAACTGCCGTACTCCGTAAGGGGTACTGTCGGTTCAACTCCGACTCCATCCGCTTATGAAAGAAAGATCACATAAAAACGCATCTATTGAAGAGTTGATTCGCCAAATGCTGCATTCTCAACACAAGGCATCAACCAATCAATCAGATGGCGATACTGTAGAAGAATGGAAAAGTGAACTTTTGTTTAGGATAGAATCTCTGAAAGATATAGCTAGAGATGTTGTTGACTTCTTTGATAATCACTGTTTAGATTCAGAAGAATATCTAGAAGACGTTACAGTTTTGCGAAAGAAAATAGATATAGTTTCAAGAGATATTTAACCGTTTTGCACCTTAAAAGGCAATGAGGGTTCGAATCCCTTGCTCTCCGCTTTGATTGGATGGAACTATGAACAGATACAGGGTAATTAATCTTGAAACAAAAGAGAAGGTTTGCGGTTTCTATTCAAACGCAACTGATTGGGATGGTTTGCTGTATCATGTTAATGGATGGGCTAAGGGAAATCTCCCTTGGCAATGGGAATTGCAAGAAGAACTATTTGGCGAATGGAAAAGCGTAATAGTTAGTAGATCCTCGCCTGAATATGAGGATTACAAGAAAAACCTTTCGTTCTGGAAAAGGTTTACTGGAATTGGAGTTGCTTCTTTTGAGGAGTTTTCTTCAAGAGTCCTTTAGTTTTGATTGGATGGAACTCAGATAGCTGGTTTTCTGTACCTGCTTGGAAAGCAGGCGTACACCGCAAGGGGTACTGTGGGTTCGACTCCCTCTCCATCCGCTTATGAAAAATCTCTTAGTAATCATGGCTGCTACTATGATGCTTCTTTGTTCTTGCGAAAGAACATTGCCAGGCACTAATATGAAAACAGCTTATGGTATTGTTGATGGTAAAGAAATAATACCTGGTTACTTCATAACAATTGATGATTCTCAAACGCTGGATTTTGGCGAAATAACCATAGTTATTCCTGCGAGTCATCAAGAATGGGTTCCTGAAAAGTATAAAGTTTTTGTGGTATATAGAAATGAACAAGATGAAAAGCAAAGAGCATTCTTCTATGTTTCTAAGTTTGAATATGAATGTTTCTTATTTCAAGAAGAAGTAGAAGTTAATGCTGATGGTACAGTTAGGAAGATGAGCGATATAATTGCTCAAAATAGGTAGGAAGTGTAATGATAAGATATTTGCTTTGTTTGATTGTCGGACATGATACTGGAAGAAAGTATTACTACGACTTGTGTAGAAATGAATGGTATAGAGATTTTCGTTATTGCGAAAGATGCGGGAATCACCTGTAAAGAGAACTAGGGCATGTTGAACCTCGATAAAGTACCTAAGAATCTTGAAGAAGCGCTTGAGATACTAGACGGTCTTGCAGAGACTGACAAGAGTTATCTCAAAGCAAACGGAAGCGTTTCAGTCCATTTTGGATTTGGAGGATGGCTCCGCAATAACTGGAGTCTTTGGGAAAAAGATACTCCATTTGTCTTGTGGTTCAATAAACTTGGCATATATCATGCTGACGATATGAGCGGTATCATACTTGAAGCTTTTATTGCAAGGCTTCGAGGAGAACCGTATGATATGCAGCCAACTATACAGAGATATAGAAATCATTGGTCTTCTATCGGACTGGATCCAGATAGGATAATGGAATGAACAACTTAGAGAAATATTCCAAGCAAATAAAGAAAATGGATCGTCTTGCTCTTGGTTATGAGCGAATGCTAGACTTCTTTTTTGGCTATATCTATGCTTTATATCACTCAGGAAAAATAACCCTAAAAGAGAAGAATGCTCTTCACAAGGTCTATTCTAGTTATGATAATGGTAACGAAAGATACCAAATTATAGACGGCAAACTGGTAGATAATAGTAAAGATCCAGAGTGGAGAGAGATGTTTGGAGAAGGCTGATGAACGAGAAAGACAATAAGCCCAGTTTTGAACTAACGTTTGGCCTAACAAACATATTCATTTCTATTCAAGAACTGATTGGCGAAGTTTGTAATCCTAAAGATTATGAGAAGTTTGATAGATTGTTTTCACTGCATAGGCTCTATCAAAGAGCCATAGAAGAAGGTTATGAAAAGTTTGATTGGAAGGTAATGCACGAAAATGGTCATTTGTCTTCAAGAGATTACAAACTCTTTGAAAAAGAACTTAATGGATTAACAGAAGAGATGTACTGGAAAGCGTTGGGATATGATAGTATTCCAGGAAGAAAGAAATAATGATTACTCAAGCCCCAATTTGGAGTAAGAAAGACTCAAATGGCTACTTCTGTCATAAAGAAGTAATACATGACGACTTGTTGCCATGTCCTTTTTGCGGTGGCGAGGCGGATATAATGCTAAGCGGAGATGCTTGGCATGCAAGGTGTAGAAAGTGCTTTGCGAAGTCTGGATATCAGAATCTTCCTGCTCGTTGGAATAGCAATAAGTGTCTTGATACTCACTTGATCAAGAAAGCGGTTAAGGCTTGGAATAAGCGTGTAAAGAAATCTTAGTGTTGGTTGAAAAGCCGATAACTAGGTTTAGCTAGTCGAATGGAATGGGTTAACATTATAAGTTCAACTCTTATCCCCGCCTCTTAAAACTATGGCGGGGTAGCCTAACGGTAAGGCAACTCTCAAAATCGCAAGATTAGAGAGCTAACCCCAGACCAACAAACATACTAGCTTATGCTCGCTTACCAAAATTGGACAAATGGCTCTGCCTGCAAAGCAGAAGTGTACAGGTTCGAGTCCTGTAGCGAGCTTTTTACAATAAGCCGAACGGAATGGATTATCGAAGGTTCGACTCCTCCATCCCTCCCTAAGAGTCATAGCCTTGGGGGTTCATAGGGATACGCCTAGGTGGTTCAGGCATTCCAAACCAATACCTTGTTTATTGTAATATGCTCCTGTGCCAGAGAGGTTGAATGGACCTGCCTGCAAAGCAGACTCGCCTTGTTGCGACACGTTGGTTCGAATCCAACTGGGAGCTTTTATGAGAAAGATGAAACTGAAAGAAGCTATTGAGATCTTACAGGTCTCTGAAGACAAACAACAACAAGCCATTGCAAAGTTACTTGACGATGCAAGAGACAAGATGAATGCATTGTTTGAACTTGCTTCTGGCGAGTATCACGGCAACGAAGGTAATGAAGAAAACGAAATAGACGATATACTTGCAAAGGCAGCAGAAGTTCTTGAAAGACCTTATACTAGGCTTGTTCAAGACGAATAGAATTTTGATCGCGGAGTTGACTGGAATTGGCCCCAGCGTGAGCCTCATAAACTCAACTATACAGGTTCGAATCCTGTCTCCGCTATTTATGAAAAACATACAGATAAAAGGCACAGACAAGTCTTTGCTTTTGATAGGATTGCTCAACTTTCTGCTTTTTCAGTGGTTCTTTGTGAGATTGGCGTTAAACGTTGATCCTCCGATAAAGGATTACGTTACGAAAAGAAGGCCGCTATACTTGTTGAAGTGGGTTGTTCCTCTTTCGGGCTGGTTTGGGATTCCTTTTTTTCCTAGAAGCTACAAAATGGTCTTACTTCTTTCAGGAATAGAAGTGTGTATTGCTCCTTATGTAAGAAAAGGCTTTGACTAAACAAGGAGTGTTCTGTTGAAACTTTGAAAATTGGTTGACGATGATGGTAAAGCAAAGCTCCCGAAGCTTTAGTGGATGAGCAGCAGCCTTTTAAGCTGCGGAAGAGGGATCGTTACCCTACGGGGGCATTTGAAGATAAAATTGAAGTTCTAAACCCAAAAGGTCGATTAAAGGCATAGGAGATATCTATGCCTTACAAAAATATCGAAGACCATAAAGCCTACCAGAAGAAATATCAAAAAGAATGGTATAAAAGAAACAAGAAACAACACATCAAAAATGCTAATCGACTAAAAATCAAGCATGCTGAAGAGGCTTACAAATACACAAATGATTTCAAGAAACAACAAGGATGCTTGAACTGTAAAGAAAATCACATTGCATGCCTTGAATTTCATCATAAAGATGCATCAACAAAAGAATTCGAAATAAGCTGGGCGATTAATGCTGGATATGGGTTAGAAAGAATAAAAGCTGAAATAGAAAAATGTAGTGTTTTGTGTTCAAATTGCCATAAAAAACTACATTGGGAAGAACGAGAATCGAAGAAAGTCAGTTTGAACAAATAGTCGTTTGCGGGTTCAAATCCCGCTGGGGGCACTTTGATGGGATACATTTGGAAGTAAAAATAGAGGCAATGGAAGGCCGAAAAGAAGAATGAAGGGGTCTTAGCTCATTTGGTAGAGCGATTGCTTTGCAAGCAATAGGCGGCGAGTTCGAATCTCGCAGGCTCCACTTATGTACTATACAGAAGACGCAATGGATCAGGTCAAAGATATGCGCAAAGTTTTAGCGGAATGTAAAAAGCTTTGCGAAGAAGATAAATCTGCAACTCCTTTGCAAAAGAAAATCCTAGAATTGTTAGGATTGCTTGAAGATGTTGCCGAAAATACGTTAATGAGCGAATATAGGTTTTTCGATCATGATCTTGATTAATGGGCTTGAAGTTCAATTTGGTTGAACATTCCCCTCGCACGGGAAAGGCAGGGAGTTCGACTCTCCCCAGGTCCACTTGTTATAGCCTGATAGTGTAACGGTAGCACTAGTGACTCTGACTCACTCAGTCTAGGTTCGAATCCTAGTCGGGCTACTTTCAATAACATCACTTATGATGTCTAAAAACTTTTTAGCCCTGTCTTCTTTGAAGTAATCAAAACTAGAAGTATCTATGATACAAAGTTCAATACCGTTTTCTAAACAGGCTTGAAACTTTCGTTGGTCATTGTTTTTGATTGAAGTGAGTTTTTCAGGACCATGAATAGGTTCATAATGGTAAATACCATTGAGTTCGAAGGCAATCTTTAGACTCGGTATGTAAATGTCAAGTTCTGAATTGATAGCATCTTTCCTGTTAAAATGAAACTCAAGATCAGTAAATTTATCTTTGAGTTTTTCTTCTAACCATTTTTCTAGCTTACTTCTTCTTATTCCATGTGTTTTGTGAGCGTTGTTGTATTTGGCAGCACAGGATTTTGAGCAGAAAGCTTTATTTGATTTTCTGTTTTGAGAAGCAAGTCTTTTGAAAGATTTTTGACAATTTTGACATGTGAAACATTGGGCTATAGAGTTTTTTGTTCGATAATCAAAATGGCATTTCCTACTGCAAAATCGCAGAATGGGATTGTGTTTTCTAGATCCTGATTCAAGATGCGGATCGTTTTCGTATTCTTGCAAACAGTTAGCACAAGTGTTTTTGTAAGTTTTCATATAAGGATATTCGACTTGTTTTCGAAATATCCTTTTCGAATCTTAGTCAGGCTGTTATGAAAAGAACTATACATCCTGCAAATGTTGCAGAAAACGACATAGTTGAGTTTGTGAAATTTGATTATCACAAAAAATCGAACACCTTTATACCAAAAGGTACAAAAGCTAGATTTTTGGAATGGATTAAAGATGAAGGAATAGAATTTGCATATGCAAGCATAGTTCCTATTGATGTTGATACGAAGGGTTGGGTTTGGACAAACCCAGATATTCTTGTAATAGAAGAATCCTAGTCGGGCTGTTTGGTGATTAGATTACGCATTATAATTCGCCTATGAGTTGAATTCCAACGCATAATCTAATCAGAAAGGGTAAAAATGACAAGTAAACAGAAGAACGTAGCAAGAAAGCATCGCAAGAATCAGGAAAGACTTCGTAGGAAGAGGCGAGAGGCAAGGACTAAGTAATGTTCACATTTGCAACCGTTTTAAGTGGTTCTAAGATTTCTTGTAATGAAACTTACGGAGAGGATTTGCGGCAGGTAAGAGTGAATGCTCATATTCGTCAGTTTCCCTATAAGGGAGTTGACAGGATTGAAGTATATGATGCTGTAACAGGAAAACTTATTCCATTAGATTCTTTGAACAAGTTTGAACAAGAGAATCTAATAGATGAGGCAAATGCAGAGTTGAGATATTTGAATTTGCAAGGATGATTTATTGGCCTATGGTGTAACGGTCAGCACCGGAGACTTTGGATCTTTGTGTCTAGGTTCGAATCCTAGTAGGCCAGTTTAGGAATGAGACAAATGAAAAAGAAACTAACAGACAGACAGAAGAATCTTGCTAGCGATCAGTTTCCGACTTATGGAGGCTATGCTACATGGCCTGAAGTCAAGAAAGCAAAGATTGCCGCAAGAGGAAGATATTGGAACAGGGAAGAGTTCGGAGAGTTTGTTGCTTTTACTCCTGATGGTAAAAGAACATATTATGTCTACGATGATGAATGGGTGAACGAAGTAAGAAAGTGCGCAAGGCTCTGGAGCTTAGGGAAGAGAAAAGAAGCCGATGAGCTTTATGAATCATATTGGGAAGGTTATGAATCATATGGGAAAGGTTGTGTTTTCAAGAATAAGAAGTGAATAATGCAGGTAATCGTAGCTCAGAGGTAGAGCATCCGCCCCAAAATCTTAGGTAATGATCAGGTGAAGTACAAGCTTGGGAATCTAAGGTCTTGGACAATCGGAAGGTCGGTGGTTCGAATCCATCCTTCTACTTTTTGATAGAAGACAGTTGGTTAGTGGCGCTTTATTATGAAAGGAGCTTGCCATGAGTAGGTACAATAACGAATGGAACAAGGGCCTCCAAAATAAGGATCAGGAGTTGCTTTGACCCGTCTTCTATCCTTATTGAGATAAGGGCAGGCGAAGGCGGCGAAGATGCTAAAAACTTTGTTCATGAACTCGCCTCTATTTATGCGAAATACGCAGTAAGAAAGAACCTAAATGTCACGATAGTTGATATTGATAACGGTTCTTCAACTCTCGAAATCAGCGGTAAAGATTCATTAGCCGCTTTCGAAAACGAATCTGGTAAACACGTTGTTCAAAGATGCCCTCCTTCCGAAAGAAGCGGACGTAGGCATACATCAACTGTTTCCGTTGGCGTTCTTCCTCTTTTTGCTTTCAAATCAGCAGTTATAAGAGAAGAAGATATCGAAATAACGTTTCAAAATGCTTCCGGCCCCGGAGGGCAAGGAGTTAATACATGCAAGAGCGCATGTAGAATGAAACATATTCCAACAGGGATAGCAGTCAAGTCTCAAGTTCATCGTTCTCCTCAACAGAATAAGTCTCATGCATATGCTTTGTTATGCGGAAGAGTGCAAGAACAGAAGTTTGCAGCGCAGAATAAAGAATATGCCGCAAGAAGAAAGAAAATTCTTGGAGATACTGGTAGGGGAGGCGCTAGAAGAACCTATTGTTTCTACAAAGGTTTTGTTTCCGACCATGTTACTGGTAAAAAAACTCACAACATCAAAGAAGTCGTTAAAGGAAACCTCGGCTTATTGTCGAACTAATTAATGTCTGGTCCTTTCATGTCGAGATGGACAGGATGGTGTCCTGTTCATCTCTTTTTGGGGTCTTAGCTCAATTTTGGTAGAGCGCGACGCTGGCAGTGTTGAGGTTACGGGTTCGAGTCCCGTAGATTCCACTTATGAAAAGAGCAAAGTCGGTTATTACAAAGATCAATGATAAAACAGGCAGGTATGAAAAGCTCTCTATAAAAGCTCCAAAAGGCACCAGAAAGGTCGGAGTGGACCAGAATGGTGCTATTATTATCTATGATGACAAAGGGAATGTGGTTGCCTTTCGCAAGGAAGGCAATAAAAAGGAGTGAATGGTACTGACGGAAGCATTTGATTGTCGATGACAAAATAAGACAAGTCGAAGCGTCTTAGGTTAACATTCATGCAAAGGGAAGCTTAAGATGGTTTCTCACTGGATGGAAACCAGCCCATGCTAGACATGGGAGCAAGTTGTCTGGATCCCTAGGAGCGCAGAACCTAACTTGTCTTTTCTCAGGGTGTAGCTCAGCTTGGTAGAGCGATTGGTTTGGGTCCAATAGGCCGCAGGTTCGAATCCTGTCTCCCTGACTTATGTATCAGAATACGCATACTCTTTATTATGGTTCTTTCTATTCTGCTGCTCGTAAATGGATTAATGAACAAACTTCTAAAGGTAAAACTGTAACAGTTAAAGCCTTCTGCGAACAGCACGATATATGTAAGAAATGTAAAGGTCTTGGTTGCGGAACATGCGGACGAAAAAGAATGCCATTTGAAGTATTCTCAACTCGTCAAACTAGAAAACAGAAGATAATGAAGAAACGAAGAAAGATGGAAAAGAAGATTCTCGCTAAACAAGCCTTTGATAAAATATTCGGATAAGAAACATGAACGAGATACTTAATTCCCAATTCAACCCTTCTGATTACGGAATCGCAGTTGTTGATTTTTGGGCTGACTGGTGTATGCCTTGCAAGATGCTTCTTCCTATCTTAGAAAGATTTACTAGCGAGTTTCCATCAATAACATTCCTCAAGGCGAATGTAGATGAAAACTCTGCACTTGCAAGAGACTATGGGATTAGCAATATCCCTACAATGCTTGTTTTCAAGGGCGGAAAACTTGTGGACAAGATTACTGGATTGTCAAGAGAAAGCTATCTTAGAGAAACTTTTGACAAGCTGATTAGTGAATCAGCTACGTCGTGATACCGTAATATCGAGAACCGAAAAGGTCGATGTTTCGGTATGAACAGTACACAATCTAGCATTGATGCGCAAAAGAGAAAAAAGCTTCTCGGTCTTCAAAAAGAATACCTTGAAAAAACGGTAAGTAAGCTCGATGCTATGATTGAACTTTCTCAAGAACTGGAAAAACTTGACGACCCTGAACTAATCAAGGCGTACTGCGATAAGATAGACAGCCTTGATGCTGAGGTTTCGCAAGACTATTTGATTGCTGTAAATATAGAAGGGATGTTACAATGAAATGCAAAAAACATCCAAAATATCTTGGAATTTATAAGCCAAGAGCAGAGTGTTCTGTATGTCATGAAATATACGCCGCCGAATTAAAGGCTAAAGAAATGGCAGAAGAGTTTGAACTAAACAAGACTCGAAATGCTAATAGTTATCTTGAAATAAAGAAGCTTTTTGACAAGCTTGGCAATCTTGGCCCTTATTGGAAAGACGTAGATATCAAGAAGCAGAAATGGGGTAAATGGAAGATAGAATCTTCTATTAGAGTAGATAATGGATATGGCGGCACTGTTCAGTCTGTAGTTTCCGAGGGAGACAACTTTATAGAGGTTGTGAAAGACTTCCTTGGGAAAATTGCAGAAAAAGATAGTCTATGCAAAGAAAGCTATATGTAATATGAGATGGAAAGTAAAGCCATCAAAACCAGAACCTGAACACGGAGATTTGAGAGTAGTCTCTAAGTTTCTATTTTTCCCATTACGAATTGATGATAGAGTTCGTTGGTTAGAAAAAACAGAAATTGTGCAAAAGTACGTTAAGTATCGAGTTACGGAATATCCATTGTTATTTGGAAGACCTTTTTGCTATATAACGGGACGATGGGAAAATCTCGGATTTGCAGTTCCAGATGAAGCGGATGTTATTGAGATTAAAGTAGATAAAGACGATCCTTACAACGAAGTTTATGGTAAGGAATAATCAGGGTGTAGCGCAGCTTGGTAGCGCGTGTTCTTGGGGTGAACAAGGTCGCTGGTTCGAATCCAGTCACTCTGACTTAAAACCTGTTCTGTTTCGCTTCTAAGGCGAAAGTGACTGGGGCTACCGAACCTAGGCCTCGGGTCATAGGGTCCAGCTTATGCCAGGGATCACCCTAAGTAAAAATAAGGGAGCCGGCTCTGCTAATTACAGGGAACTTCCGAGAGTAATAGGACGTGAGGAAGTTGGCGAAACAGACAGGTTATTTTATGAAAACAGATGAAATAAACAAAGTTCTTGAAGAAGTATTTGGAAAAGGTAACTTTGTCTTGATATCTAGCGGCGGTCCTTCTAAAATGAAGCCTATTAGAATTGTTGGGAAACTTGTTCCTATCAATCCTAAGCCTAGAGTTCAGATAGTCGATTTTATAGATGAAAGGAGGTAGCAATGACTGATTTTTACAAAAAGCCAGATCTACTTGTTAGAACTGGTTCTCATTTGTATGGTTGCGCAGTTGCGACCTCAGATGAAGATACGAGAGGTCTTGTTGTTCCTCCTGCTGAGTATTTGCTTGGTAGAAAGAATTGGGAACAACATGAAACCAAAGACCCGGACTGCGTAATCTGGAACTTTGCGAAGTTCTTTAATTTGCTTGAGAGGTTCAGCCCTAACACCGCTGAAATCTTATTTGCTCCGCAGGAACATATTATTGAGATTACTGAAGTCGGTCAAATGATGATCGATAACAAGCATCTCTTTGTTTCTAAGCAGCTTATCAAGCCAATGCAAGGCTTTGCCTTTGGCGAATGGAAGAAGGCTGTAGAATACTTTGAGCAACTAAGGAAACTTGGCGCTCAAAGAAAAGAGCATATTGCGAAGTTCGGGTACAGCGTTAAGAACGCATATCATGCAGTTCGTTTGCTTGAAGAGTGCATTGAGCTTCTTCAAACAGGCACGATTACGTTCCCCCGTCCAAACGCAGATTTCTTGCGTCAAATTAGACATGGAGAAATCCCTGTTGAAGTCGTCAAGGAAAGATACGAACAACTTGACAAGAGGGTTCCGCAAGAGGTTGCTAACAGCAGCATCCCGGACTCTGTTGAAAAAGATAAGCTAGACAAGCTCTTCTATGATTGTATTAAAATGAAGATGGTCGGTTTTATGGCTGACAATTACAGTCTAGCATGTTCTGATCTTGGACTTGTTTTCAGTCACAATCACTTGTTCAATCCCAAATGGTACAGGGTTGAACAACCAACATAATAAGAAAGGCCTCGAAAGGGGCCTTCTTTATTTCTCGATTCAAATTTGGTCGATAAGACCGATATAGATGGTTGCAGAGGCGGAATTGGCAATTTCCTTCTCGATAACTTACTCCTTACGGAGTCGATGTAGATAGGATTAACACGCAACGGGAGATAATCCTGATTTATGTAGGTTCGAATCCTACCTGCAACCCTTTTTGGCTAGGAGCAAATTCTTTGCTCACAAACTTGTCTCGCAAGAGGCCGACGAGAAAAGATTAACTGGAAGCGAGTGGGTTCAACCCCCACCCTAGCCGCTTATGAGAAGATTAGAAACGTTTCTTGGTTCTGATGGAAAATATCACCATGATGGTGATTGCTGGATATATGCAATTAACGGCGTTTGTACTTGCGGATTACTACACATTGTTAATAGAGATGCAGATAATCCAGATTATAAATGCTTGATGGAAAATCTTTGGAAGCATGAAGGGAATCTGCATTATCTTAACAACATAGAGATACCTAAGAGAGAACCAATAAGTGATGAAAAATTCAAGGAAATAATGGAAAAGGCTGGTTGGAAAGTTTAGTGGATAACAACAATTTTGCATAATAACATTACTCATGTTATCGTGCAAAACGATGTTATGATAAGCGGGTATGATGTAATGGTAGCATATGACCTTCCCAAGGTTAGAGTCGGAGTTCGAGTCTCCCTACCCGCATTAATGCAGACGTAGCTCAGTGGTAGAGCGTCACGTTGCCAACGTGAATGTCGAGGGTTCAAGTCCCTTCGTCTGCTTTTTGTGCTTAGAAAATTGCTTCAAAAGTTTCGTGCAAGGTTTGAGTTTGGCAATGAAGTCTCCGAAATCGCAGTAGGAGATTTCAGATATGCGCAAAGGTACGGTAATCCATCTTGATTCTGGCGAAACACTTCCTCATCAAGAACTCGCTATGGCCGATTTGGTCATAAACGGTAGTGTAATAGTCAAAAACCGTTACGGCTCAAATGGTGCTAGAATCCTAAACCCCTGTTCAGGGGCCTCCGGGCCTCTTGACAGGGGTATTTTTCGTGATTGGGAAATAGCAAATCACTTCGCTGCTACATTTGATGAACGAGTGAATAGTCGGATTACTGAAATCCTAGACATTGTTCATGCTGTTTTTGGTGAAAATACAGATGACTATAATTGGTACTTCGATGGAGCAGAAGAAGGCCAAATGGGAACCATTCATCTTCCAGATGATGATGAATCTCAGATATCTTACGTTTATGAAAACGAAAATAAATATAGCAAAAAGAAGTTCTTAGAAACAACTGAATGGGATTACACTCTTGGCATTCCTAAGAAGTTTTTGTTCATGAATGATGATGAAATTACTAAGTACATAGAAAAACAGATTGAAAGATGTTCCAAGAAGGATGCGCAGAAAAAAGCCAAGAGAGAGGCATCTAAAAAAGAGAAAGAACAGAAGAAGAAAGAGTTACTAAACCGTCTTTCTAGCGAAGAGAAGAAGCTATTAGGAATCAAAAAATGAAAAACGAATCAATACATAGGCATGTTTTTGTTTTCAACCCGCAAGATAACGGAGGCGAATCTCTTTCTCTTATAACCGACTTTATTGACAATGGAGACGGTCCAGAGGCCGGCATCTTTACAAACCAAGAACTCGGTTTGCAATCCTACTGCAACTCCGCATCGCTTCAACTAATGGGAGCCTCTTTTACTCCTGAAAATCTTCGTAAACTTGCAAATGAGCTTGAAAGTGCCTGGATACAGGCTAAGACAAAATGCGCTAAGAAATAAGAGGTTAATATGGCAAAAAGCATGACAAAAAAGAAACCGCAAATGAAAGTTCCTCATAAGACTAATTGCCTTGGTGATTATGAGCTTGATCTAGAAAAGTATCAGTCCGAGGCCATTAAGAATGTCAATTGGAAACTAGGAGATTGGTGTATTTGCGAAATGGAAATTAAGCAAATAACTCAAATCGACAAGGATACTCTTCTTCCTACTACTGTATCTTGCGGGTATTTCAACACTGGCTGTAGCGATTGGACTCCTCATCTTTTCCCGCTTACTCTTAGAAACAAGACCATAGCAGCGTTCTATAGACGCTTGTACGATGAACTCCATAAGAAGTGCCGCAATCTCAACTTTCCTGACCTTAATAGGTATTTCTGGAGCAAGTGCGACGAATGCTTATCCGCTAAAGAGCCAGATAAGGTTGGCAAGATGTGCGAAGAGATTCAAAGATTTCAAGAAAGTATTATTTCGGCAACAGATAATGCTCTTTCAACCAGAATTGATGGCGTAGAAATCTTTAGAAGATAATGCCATGAAAAACGATCCAAGACTAAAGATGATTCTTGATAGACACGACTATTCGGTTGACACGATAGCGGATAGGAAAATATTTGCCCGGCAAATATTCATGGGCGGCGGGCATCCAACAGACCCAGAAAAAGACTTTACTGGTCAAGAGATGGTTCTTGTTCATCACTTGCTTGATGAAGCCTTTTCTCTTATAAGCGGAATGCAACAAAATGGCGGCATGGGTACTGAGTTTAACGAAGAAGAGCAATCTCAATCTCAACGAAAACTAAAAGCTATTGCCGATAATATAAGAATCGCTTTACTTGGCGAAGAAAAAGAAGAACCTCTTGCCTGGCTCGTATTCTGTCCCAAAAATAATGAATATGACTACAGAGTTTATGCATACAAAGGCGAAGCAGAAGAAGCAGCAGACGAAAATAATCAATCGTTAGGAACAGACGAAGAACTTTTTGAAGTAATACCGCTGTATAGAAGAGATTGATTTAAGCCACCGTGCCCCGAATGGTAAGGGACCGCTTTTGTAAAGCGGCGTCGAAAGATATTGCAGGTTCAAGTCCTGTCGGTGGCTTTATGACTGAAAATAAAACAGAACGGAAGCCTCTCTATACCGTCGAAAGAGATGACGATTCTTTTCGTATATTTAGAAAAGGCTATGTGGATGCAACAGTGAAGATTGTTGATTCTGTTATTAAAGTAAGTATTGCTCCACATACGGAAAAAGATATGTTCGTAGGAGACTTCAGAGGATTGAAGAATGTTATTATTTCTGAAGTAAAAGGCAACTGGCTTAGAAACGAAAAAGACAAGCATAAGAAGCCTAATAAAAAAGGTGCCGATTTCATTCATAAAGATTTTTCAGAATGGCTTGATAAGGCCTTCTCTAAAGGATTAACATATATTCTTTTCCCAGAATGGAAAAGGCTTGCAGACAAGGCCGATCCTAATATTCTCAAAATATACAAGAAGTTTATTTCTGTACGAGGACCAAAGGTTCAGATTCCTGATATATTGAAAATTGAGGCAACCTACAAAGACGAAGACTTTGTAAAAGATGCTCTTACTTATAATTCAATACACTTGTGCTTGGAAAAAGCAAGTATACTGAATGGAAAAGTTTGTTATGAAATAAGAGACCCCGAACACAGAGGGGGATATTTGAATTATGGAAACAGATATCATACAATGAAAACTCGCAATTGGAGACTTTTGTTTTCCGATTGTCCAACAACCTATAAAGCTCTTAATAAGACTTTAGATAACTGGCCTAGAGGAGTTCCTGCTCATATGGCTTTTTATCTTGCCAATATTCATCTCTCAGTGCCGGTTAGTGATAGAGTAAAGCTTATTGCCATTTTGCAAGCAGCTCAAACTATAAGGTATGCAAGACAAAATCATCTTAACTGCATAATGAAATCAGAACCTGAGCAAATAAGAAAAGCATTCTATATACACAAAAAGAACCATGAAAGACAGCATCCATACAGTAAAGGGAAACTTAACTTAAGAGGAAGCAAGTCTATTTGTAACTTTATTAGTACAACGTGCGATTTCCCTGAACCTCATCATGGAGGTTTCATTAAGCTTGCAGAAAAGTCCGATGAATGGCATCGCACTGCAAGATGGGAATTTGATCTTCCAAAGGATTTGGATACAAAAGACTCTCTAACAAAGAAACCGCTTATTCCGTTACCAGAACATAAAGAACTAAGATTCCTTGCTTCAATGAAAGAAATAAGAGATGAAGGTAGGGAAATGGGTCATTGTATAGCATCTTATGCCGAATCAGCCGTTTCTGGATCTTGTTTCCTTTTCCATTGCGATTATGAGGAAGAAAAGGCTTCCATAATGCTTGACAAGTATGGGAATGTTGTTCAATCTTTTGGTCCTAGAAACTGTACTAACAAGGCTTCTCAATGGGCTTCGGCAGAACTTGCAAAATGGGGTAAAAAGATTGCTGAAATGTGGAATAGAGTCGAAGAAACTGCGGAGGTTTTCTAAATGGGAACAAACTATTATTTCATAATGAATAAATGCGAATGCTGCGGTAGATTTGACACTTTCCATATTGGTAAGAAGTCATTTGGTTGGCAGTTTTGTTTTCATGGACCTTCCATAAAAGAGAGCAGAATCCGTTCCTGGGTTGAATGGAAAGAGATCTTGCCTCTTGGAGAGATAATGGACGAATATGACCGTGCTATAACGCATATTGAGTTTATAGCGATTGTGGAGGGTTCCAGGAAGGAATCTCGTAACCACTTTGACGAGTGTTCTAATAGTTTTGATGACTGGATTGAAAGAGTAAAAGACGGGATTGATTGGAAAGACGAAGAGGGCTTCTCTTTTTGTTCTGGAGATTTTTGCTAATGCCAATACTAAATATACCGACGATAGGCACGTTACTGACCTTGGATAAGGACTGGTTGTTTATACTACATAGCGAGTATAGAAATTTTGCTTTTTGGAATAATTGCCAGAAAACTACCCCAAATCCAGAAAGTATTGGATATGGAAAGACCATTAGTGTAACTCTTCCAAAAGGGACCGTTTTAAGCGTAAGTAGAATTTATATTAGAAACGGAGCCTCTGATTACGACTCTATAACATTCTCTATTAAAGAATGTCCTATCAAGGGAATAAAGGGCCGTTTTTGGGTAAAATTAGAAGACGCAAATAGAATATCATACTTATAAAGGATATGTATTAAGTTCCATACCAAATTAAAGGTATGGAACAGAAGCTATCTTATAATCTTGAGAAGCTACTAAGAGAAATAGAGCTTGAGATAGCTAAGTTTGTGGAAAGTAATGCTTTTTACTTAGAGTTTAGAAACAAGTGTTGGGCGGCAGGCCCAACTGGACAGCAACTCTTATTGCTCCATAGAATCGCTATCAATCTAAGATGCGATATAGACAACCTGAAAAGTCTTGGATTATAATCCAGCCTTGTCTAGTTTTGTATAATATTCGGGGTCTTCTGTTAGGTGATCTTTTGCTATTTCTTTAGCAACATCTTCCCTTCCAGTATGTTCTTTTTCAACCCCAACCCCTTTACCAAGTTCTTTTTTATTGAAACGAGATGATGGCTTATTGTCTGCAAGCCCTCCCGGTATAAGGTCTTTTTCCGTAAGCTTTTCAAACGATGACGTTTTGATTGTTTTCATATTGCTTACCTACAAATCTAAAGTAGAATATCCTCCATACGTTGTGGTTTCGTAAGAAAATCTCCGATAAAAGGTGAGCTATGAAAAACGAAACAGAAAGACCAGAAGCAGGTAATATTGGTATTTTTACTCCAGACGCCTCTATAGGAATTCAAGAGGCTTTTTGTGGCATCTGCGGAGATAAAATGGGTGTCAAGAGAGCTATTTTAGAAGCGACTTCATTTATTGAAGGACTTTCTGGCAAAAAACATTTACATGATAGGTTTGAATGTCCGAACTTGGAAGAGATGTGGCATAAACAGGTAAGAGCTATTAAAATAGAAATAGCTCGTACATCTAGTAAAAGATTAGAAGACATTCTTACTGATGAAGTTGAACAGATCATAAAAACAAGAAAAGAAACTAAACAAGTTTCAATATTTGGAGTATAAACAGTGCGCATTCATAAGAGTTTCCGTGATATCGGTATGTCAAAAATTGTTCAGGTTTCAGAAAAGGCTAAGGTAGTAGCCCCTGAATATGAGAAATCAACTGGTCAGCCATTTATCTATTTTCAGCGAGGAGAGGTTGGTTATCCAACTGCCCCCTTTATTGCTGATGCGTTTAAGGAGGCAATAGAAAAAGGCTTTACAAAGTATCCTAAGCCGGGCGGAGAAGATTATTTCAAAGATGCCGTTGTAAGCGACTTGTATTTGAACAACAATGTCGTTTTATCTCGCAAGAACATTGTAGCAACCTATGGCGGTCAAGAAGGCCTTGAGTTGACTTTTTCAATGTTTAGAGGACAAACATGCGCAGCATTTACTCCGTGCTGGTCCTGTATGTTTGATAACATAATTCCGTACACTGAAGTTAATTTTCTTTCTGTTCCTCTTGATGCTGAAAATGGATGGAGCATCCCTTGGGATAAACTTGAGAAGGCGCTTGCTGTTTCCGAAATATTCTATTTCAACTCTCCGCATAACCCAACTGGCAAGGTTTTTTCTGTTGAGGATATTGTAAAGATTGTATTTCTTTGCGAAAAGTATGGAGTCACTCTAATTTCTGATGAAGCTTATAAAGGGCTTATCTATAAGGATGTTCATGTAGTTTATAGTCCTCTTCAGACTCACTATCCAAATATCATTTCTGTCAATACGTTTTCTAAGACGTTTGCTGCTACTGGATTTAGAATAGGGTATGTTGCTTCTCCAAGAGAAGATTTCATTGAATACCTTACAGGCGGAAACTATACAGAAACAGCAGGAGTTTCAACTCCAACGCAATATGCGTTTTCTAAAGCATTGTCTCATCCTGACCGTTCTAAATGGGAACAAAGCTATTGGAATGAAATGCGCAAAAGACGACAGACTATTATAGAAAGCCTAAGCGATGCTCTTGGAGCAAATGTTCCTGAAGGGGCATTCTACACCTTCTTCAAGGCCGTAGAAATGCCTTATGAAGAACATCTGGTTGAAAAACTTATGAAAAATGGTATTGCAGTAGTTCCTGGCTCTGCTTTTGGTAGCGAGTTTACTGGATATGTTAGGCTTTCGTTCTCTACACTGAACGAAAACCTAATACGAGATGGAGCGAAAAGGCTTAGCGGCATAGTCCTTTCTTCTAGGTCTGATATTTGTGAACAGCCGCTTTGCTAAAGCCTAGAGGCGAAGTGGCTTTTTTCTTGCCTATACTTACACTATGGAAGAAGACGAACCAATCGAGTTCAGACTTGCTCCCCAAGATGGTGTCAACTGTTTTCCAGATGAAGTTGATGAAATTATGAAAATGCTGGAAATCGAACCGCTATTTATTAGCGACGAGTCGGCTGTCTATGATTTCTACCTGGAAGATGAGATTGTTGAAAAGGCATCTAAATCTCTTGGAATACCAATAAATGAAAATGACCTGATAGTTGATATTGCCAGAAGACTTTTCAAACACAGGAATGGATAACGAAATGATTGCATTCAACACGAATCAAATGGAAGTTCATCAAAATCTCAAAACAAGTAATCCAATCAAGGCTAATGTTCTTGGGATTGCTTCTACATCATGTTTGTATCATGTATATGGCTCGATGAATGCGAGTATTTCTCTATTGGACCCTACAGGAAAGCATGATAGAAACGACTTTGTTTTGTTGAAAGAATGCGGGAATCTTGTTTTCCATGACTATGACAAGCTAAGAGACAAAGAGATTTCATATGCTGGTTTGAATGGCTCGGGGCCGTTCATTTTTGCCAAAGAAAGTGATTTGGACGAGAATGGAGAGCCGGTACAGAGAGGGTGCAAAAAGAACGGATACGGTTGCATCCTATTCCAAACCAGAAAAAGCAATCTGCAATATGTAGTAATCAATACCGAAGGTTATGATAGCGATAGGTATATAGTCGCTCATATTGATGTTGTAGAAAAACTGCTAAGGTATTTTACTTCCCAGAACGAACTTGTCACCATGTCCCTACTTGTTGATAGGCCTCCTCTTCTTAGAGATGGCTTCATGGATGACATTATCAAAAACTCAATCGAGTTTATTCAGAATCATGATAAGTTTGCCAAGTACGGAACAAGACCGTCTAGGGGTCTTATTTTCCGCGGAGATCCAGGAAACGGCAAAACCATGACCTGCAAGTGGCTGCAAGTCTTGGCGAAGAGGGCTGGCTTGTCTGTTTCTACAATCAATTCATCTACTCTTGATTACTACCAAAAGAACAACATGCTTACTAACGCCATGAACAAAACGAATATCATCTTCTTCGATGATATTGACATAACGTATCTTACTCGCAGGAAGGGAAATCGCCTTAGCGATTCGCATATGGCTTGTTCTCTTCTGTCCGCGATGGACGGAATCTCCGACTTCAAGTGTAGCGTTGTTCGTATCTTTACCACAAACGAAACTATCTTTGATATTGATCCGGCGTTCTTAAGGCCTGGAAGGATTGACAAGGTTATGTCATTCGACCCGCCTGAAGCTGAACTCAGGCGCAGGTATATTACTGATTATTGGCACAACGATATTAAGAACGGCATAAACACGGAACTTCTTGTCAAGGAGAGTCATAATTTGTCTTTTGCTGAACTTGAAGAGATCAAGACTCTCCTGGTCCAAGACCTTATTCATAACGGAACTATGAATCTCAATACTGCTCTTAAGTCTTTCAAGGCTAGGCAGTCGTCTGAAAGAGAAATCCGCAAGATGATTGCTAAGAGCAAAGAGAAAGTAGAAGAATGATAGATTTACTTGACATTGCTGCATGGATTGGGGCGTTACAACTCCTTGCTATGTATGCTCTTGTGTCTTCAAACCGCATTAAAGCGAAGAAGCTGTATCACTTTTTCAACTTTACTGGGGCCGGATTTATTTGCGCTACTTGCGTTATTGGAAAAGTTTGGCAAGCGGCTGCTGTTGAAGGTATTTGGGCTTTAATGGCGTTTGGGTTCTTTGTAAATCAATGCATCCCAAGAAAGCTAAGCACAGAAGAACTTCTAATTCGACAGTTCAATGAAGCCAATAAGTCTCTTGAGAAGTATGAAGGCAGACCAGCCTACGAAGCTCTGGCAGCAATTAGAAATGAATTTCCTGACTACAAAGTTTATCTTCTTGAGCCGGGAGATGTCATACATTGCGATTTTGATTACGACAGGATAACACTGGTCAATCATAACGGTTTTGCTAGGTCAATCGTAGTAGGATAAAACTATGTCGCTTTTCAATGTAAATGGACCTGACAATGGGATCAAGGTTGGCGATATCATTACCGCTTTTCATAAGGGGTACTGGGCTGTAACCTCTATTGAACAGAGAATCGTTACAAAGGATGAAGAAGATAGATTCCAGGGTCGCTACGGTAAAGCTGGGGATCAAAAGAACTCCATGATTTACTATGAACTTCTATTTGATAGTAACTTCAAACCTTCTGGTAAGAAGAAAAAGAAGAACAGTTGCGATGCCTATTATTGCAAGAAGGTTGATGATGCCTTTTTCATTGAGAGGATAAAGGAATTCAATGAACAAATTGATGCCTTCTGTCATTTTGCATCTGCTATAAAAGCGATAGGGCAAATGACAAAATTCCCAATAAACCTAATGTCTCTTGGGGGATTCCAGTCTATGTTTGCCGCTCATAAGGTTGGAGAGTGGCTTGATATCGCTGGAAACACAAAAAGCTCTGCCGATGCAACGCATTCTGCATTGCTGCAAAGACTTCTTTCTGGAAAACCGGCGCTTGAAAAAGCCCCTCCCTGCAATATGTCTTATCCTTGGTATGAGCTTGGCGAAGGTAATAAGATAGAACTGGATCCAGAGTTCAATAGGGAAGTTACTGTTAATGGAACCAAGGTTCATTTTGGTAACACTGGTCCATTCCAGTGGGTAGATCAGCCAAATGGAATCGTTGTATATCCTCCTTCTGGCGAACACTTTAAGGTATGGAAAGAGGGTAAAAAGAGATTCATACAAAAAGTTGAGTATAAAGTTGAAATCAAACCGGCACCAGAGAGTAAGCCGTATTTCAAACCTCTCGTAGATGAAAATGGCAAATGGACAGGCTGCGATTATTGCGGTTCTGTAGATTGCGACGGTGAAGAATGCAGAAGATAGAAAAAATCATAACGAACCCGCCGGAAGAACTTATTGTGGAAATCGGAAAAGAAATTGCAACTAACAGGATGTTAGTGGGCGATGCTGGTGCTTTTATTAAAGCAAACTGTTCCAGAGAACAACTCAGAGAAATGATTGATGTTCTATGGAATGGCCCGACCGAGATAGATGAAAAACAAAGGAGTCTGTATAGAAAAGATGCAGAAACTGCTTTGAAGGTTCTTACCGAATACTTGAGCAAGGGAGAATAACTTATGGGTGTTGATTACACAATCATGGTTACTTCTTATGTCAAGTGTTTCAAAAAGATGGAAACAGAGTCGTTTCCTGAGTTCTTCTGCGGCAACAGTAGATGCAAAATCCATAATAAAACGTTCTCTGGAGATATGGTTAATTTTTGTCCGGCTTGCGGAATAAAACTTTCTCTAAGAAATGTTGAAGAAGAAATAGAATCTGTTGACCCATATAAAATGACACAAAATGGAACTTTTGCTTACTTAGATACAAATGATGATTTTGATTATTACGTTCCTAATAAGCATAAGAAGAATGAGCCAAAGCTTCCTCCATCTATTGATGTAAAAAGAGAAGAGACTGGTTTCCATGAGATTATTCCTGATTCTGTTTCTTCTCATTTGGAATGGTTCAAGAAAGAATTTAGCAAAGAAATAGAAAAACTTGAAAAAGCATATGGCAAACAGAATGTAAGCGTTCATTTCGGTATCGTAAACTGGGTGTGTTAATATGGGCATTTTAGAAGATAAATATAAATATCAAGTAGACTTCGCTGATAAGTTACAGTCAAAATATCCTGAACTCTTCAAAGAAAGAGGCCAACCTCATACTTGCATGAATGGGGCTATTGGTGTTGATAGAGGGTGGTGGCCTATACTTGAAGAGGTTTGCGAATATTTAGAATCGCAGCGAAAAAATGGAGTTGATGTTTATTTTGGTCAAATTAAAGAAAAGTTTGCTGCTCTTACTATTTATCTAGATGGTAATTTTACAAAAGAGCAATCGCTTGAACTTCGCAAAAAGATGGAAGAAGTTCATAACAGGTCTCTTGCAACTTGCGAAAAGTGCGGTTCAACTGAACAGGTAACTGTTAGCGCTGATGGAGGTTGGTGGCTTAAGGCTCTGTGTCCTTCTTGTCACAAAGCAGTTGGAAGCAGAGAAGAACGAATTAATGAAGCAAAACAGGTACTTGAAGAAATATATAAAGAAATAAGGAAACAAGATGAATCAGCAACTTGAAAAAAGAATACTTGGCAAGAATGCTCCTGTTTTTGGAGAAGCGCCATCTATAGCTTTGGTCAATCCCAAGTTTGCCAGAAATGTAGGAGCGGTTATTCGGGTTGCTGCTTGTTTTGGAATGAAGCAGGTATGGTTTAGCGGCAATAGGATCAATCTGGATCCTGCTGGCAAAGAGAGAATCCCTCGCGAAGAGAGAATGAAGGGATATGCTAACGTACAGTTATGTCAACATGATTTCTTTTTTGATCAGTTTTCAAAAGAAGTCGTTCCTGTTGCTGTTGAGTTAAAGGATGGAGCAGAACAACTTCATGAGTTTGAGCATCCAGAAAATGCTCTTTATGTCTTTGGTCCAGAAGACGGTAGCCTCAAGAGAGATGATTTGGTAAAATGTCATAGGCGAGTTGTTATACCGACTCGCCACTGTTTGAATCTAGCAACCGCTGTTTCTATTGTAATGTATGATAGAATAGTAAAACTTCATAATAGTGGAATTGACCGTATTCCTACTCAAAACGAACTCTTAAAGAACGATAGGGCCTGCCTTCGTGATCTTGTTGATGCTGATGATGAATCTATTATTGGGTAAAACCTGATTTATGCCGATAATTAAAGCATGAACAGGGCAACATCGACATTCTCTGCTGTTTTGTTTTGTACATTCCTACTCTCTGTAGTAGGAGTTATTGTATATGCTCTAGGTTATAAAGCCATGAAAGAGGGTTTTATACAACTAGAAGAAGAGGTAAAGCCTGAAGAAAAAGCAACATCTTTGGAGGTTGCTAAGAAGGCTGCTCTAACGTATAAAATACATCAAAGCGATGCTTGGGGCAAAATAGAATTGATGAATAATGAATGGGACAGCGAAGATACTAATATCGAAATTAGATATATGTTCCATGATAAGACTTCTGCATTGTTTTATGTTATTGTTCATCCCAAGGAACAGATTGGCGGTATTTACATATCATCAACTCCAAAAGAATGCATGACTCTTGTTCTTGGGTCTCATGGAGAAAAACTTCCAACATCTGAAAATGGAGGCTTTTTTCCTGGACAAAGAATCTTATCAACATTTGGAATCGTTCATGTCCTAACTGGCGTTTTAGATGGGTACGTTACCGTTGAACCTCCAATAACAAAAGCAGAAATAGAAAATACTTTTCTTCTATTAGATAATCCTAAGTCATCTGTTGAGCATTTTACCGTGGACCTTGCGAAGAAATAAACCTTATTGCCGATTTCCATATATGCAAACCGAAATTTGGGTTGTCGCCGTAAAAAGAAAAGACGGGAACCTTCCTGATCCGAATAAGGTTCTTGGGATGTGTAACCCGAATAAAACCGAAGCGTCTAAATATGGAGAATGCGTCTTTTTTGTAAATGAGCCAGACGCAAGGCTGTTCTACAGCGCCATAGATGACGAAATGAGGAAATACTTTTCTGTATACAAGGCTTTTATTGAAATTGTTTCTCCAGCGCCGTAGACATTGAAGGAATTTTCAGTAAAATAGAGTATATAGAATAACGAGCCATATCAAATGCGCTTGATTATTAACATTGAAATATACACGGATAGCTCAAAGGTAGAGCCTTGATATGAAATTTGCTATCACTTCGCACTTCGGCGAGAGCCGAAAACCGTAGTAAATAACAATCGAGAGATTGCAGTTTCGACTACTGCACCGTGTATTATTCTAATATAAGGAGTCATAATGTTAAACTACGAAGAGGTCAATAAGGTATTTATTGCTTTTGATCAAATATGTAAAGATAACCAGCACTCGTTAGTAGATGCTTTATTTGCAAATGCAAAAGTTGAAGATATGCCTCAACAGGTTATGGAAATCTATCTTGATGCAACTCTTGGTGATAGAAAGAAATTCAATAACAGAACCTCATTCTACAATAGATGCATAAAAGAACTGGAAAAAAGGAAAGAGAAGATTAGCAGGAAAATGACCAAACTACTATGAAAGCGTGAAAGTTGCTTGACAGGTGGAGATTTGGTCGATACAATGTAGTCGCTGATAGGAAATGTTTCCTAACCAGCAACCCATCCGGTTTCAAACAGGTGAGCGGCTAACCGGAACGCTCAAAATGAATGGGAGTACACAATGATGTACAAGTCAGGTCTCGTAGCTGTGATAGTGGCGAACGGTAAAATCGTTCGCGAGATGAATTCGGCAGGAACCAGTACGGTTTATCTGCCCTTTGGATGCGAATACAGCATCCGCCTCAAGAACCAAGAAAATCGTAGGGCCGCTGTCAAAATCTCCATTGATGGAGATGATGTTTTGTCAGGTCACCAGTTAGTTGTTGAGGCTAACTCTGAAAGCGAAGTCAAAGGCAAGTTAGATTCTTCAGGGGATCTCGCCAAGAACGCTTTCAAGTTCATTGAAAAAACAGACAAGATCAGGGAGTTTCGCGGGAACAAGATTGATGACGGGATTGTTCGTATTGAGTTCCAGTTTGAGGAACCAAGACCAGTTTTGATTCCTCGTTCGCCAAGACTCAAGAAGAGTAGGCCGGATATCGATCCTTGGGTTCAGCCTTATGCTCCTCCTGTTTGGTATCAGTCTGGCGGCCCACTGAGGGGTTCATCACTGAAGGGAACCGAGTCGTTCACTGATGGTCAGATTTCCTGCCAAAGCTTCAACTGCGCGATGCCAAATGATGACGGCATTACTGTTGCTGGTTCTCATGTGAATCAGAAGTTTGGGACTACATATCTTGGAAACCTTGAAAACCAGACTCATGTAATAGTATTCCAGCTCAAGGGCGCAAAAGCTGATGGACAGCCTATTGTCCAGCCTGTTCTTGCTCGCAAGAAGGTTCAATGTCCAACCTGCGGAAGAGCCTGCAAGTCTAGTAACAAGTTCTGCCCTGAATGCTCTACCTGTTTAGTGTAAAGGATTAACATGCCCTGTATGGGTCCATCAATGCCAGACGACAAAGAGATTGATCGGGTAACTGATGAAGTCTTGCAGTTCTTACGAGAAATGCATAGAATTCAGACAATGCCTATTCCTTTTCCGACTGGCATCAATACCAAAAACAGGGAAGCAGATAGAGCAAAGCTTCGAGAAGCAGTAAAGATACTTCTTGAAAGCAGAAACTGCGAAGAATTTTGAACCAAGCTGCAAGGTTGAAAGGCCTTGCAGTCTTATTGAAAGGAGAATGTTATGTTCAATGCCATTATCCTTGCCATGCATCTTTATCATGGTTGTGCATGTCACTATAAAGAGCCTCCTACTCCCGCTCCAATAAGAGTAGTAGAAGTTGTTGAGCAACCAGATTTGATTAAATGGAACTTGCAGTTTTTCTATGATGCGATGCAAAGAGATGACAGACAGGATATGGAAAAATTTGCAAAGAAATCCATTGAACTTCTGAATCTTCACAAAAAATATAAGGAATACATTAGGGTTCATGAAAAAGATACTTATTTGAAGCTCATGAACCTCAAAAAAGTGATTCCCGAGCCGCCTAAGATTGATTACAATGAGTCTCCTTGCCACGACTGCGCCCCTCCGCAGCAAAAAAGATATTCTCCAGCTAGGAAATATATCATTCCAGGGCAGCAATTGCCTCGTACAAGAGACCCCTTGCCGGGTAATAATGGGAGGTACAGAAACAGGCATGGGCGGTAAAAGACACCATGATGACTGGTTTCCCGAAGTTGTGAAAACACTTGCAAGAAGAGAAGCGATTGACGAAATACTAGCGTTAGCAAGAAATAAAAGCGCAGAGGAAATTCTTTTAGATTTTGCAAATGAAGTTATACAAAGAAATCCAGAAAATGCCGATGCAAGGTATGTTTTGGAAATGTATAGTGAATAAGGGGCCGATTTGGTATTCGACCTAGGAGAAATAAAGGAACGTTGCAAGCCGAGGAACATGCAGGACTCGTAAAAAGTATGTAACAAATCAACTGGCAACAGTTACGCAATGGCTGCTTAAACAAAGCGGCATGCAAACCCTAAGACGCAGATATTGGGGCTAGCGAAAAACTTCTGCTGGACCTAACCCAATTTTCTTTCAGTAAGTTAGGTTAAGAATAAGTGAAAGATGCTTTCTGCGAATGGTATCGGTGCTAGGCGTAGAACTAAGACAAAACATCGAAAAAGCTTGTAGTAACGCCTTGAAAACTTGCTAGACACGCGGGTTCGAATCCCGCCGGCTCCATTAGGTGAATTATGATTTGGGAATATAAAGTAGTAGCATCCGAGACTGGCGCATCCTCAACAAGATGTTACACAGACCAACTAAACTCTTTAGGAGAGCAAGGTTGGGAAATGTGTGCAGAAACTGCTGGTGAGTTTTTGGTATTCAAAAGACCAAAACTTGAAAACTCATTAGAAGAAGAAATCGCAAAACTTAAAAAAGAAAATGCTAGACTTCTAAGCGAAATAAAAGAACCAAGATGTCATAGTTGTCACGCCATACTTGGCGATAATTGGTGCGCAGACTGTGCCAGTAATGCAAATAAATAAAGATAGGAAAATGCTATGTACCACTGGATGAGATTCGCTCCCTTGTAATGTTCCAACATTACAAGGAGAGTTAAATGAACAAAGCAGAACGAAGGTCTCGTACAGAGAAGATTGCAAAGAAGCGCTTCCGTAGGTTATATTGCAATTATCACGGAACTCCAGAAAACTGGCTCTTTTATCGCAAAAGTCAAAAAGATAGAGATGTTCTGTACGGAAAGTGCAGAAATGGCGTAAACTCTTGGCGTTGTCGCTGCGAATATTGCCTTGGAAGAGTTTTTCGCGCACAAAGCATTGCTGATCTAAACTTTAGAGAAGGATTACAAGATGCTATGGAACTTAATATAAGTTTCAGCATGGCATTTCCTAATGTTTTAGATCCAAGTAGCACTGGTCCCTATGATTGGGGTCATGAAAAATGGCATCTTCAAGTTTGTCCTTGGCCTAGCGCCTGGAATATGGGCAACAGATTCCATAATCAAAAATAAACCAACTATAGACAATGCCTTCTTTGAAGGTTAATTGTTAATATGGCTTGAAATATATTCAACAGTAGGTATATTATGTCTACTGAATGGAGATACTATGCAAATTGATAGTTCAGCTATTTTTGATGCTATTATGTTTCTTACCATGATGGCGCTAATACTAGAAAGATCTTTGGCTCTTATATTTGAACAAAAACATATTAGCAAAATGCTAAGCGGTAAAGGTATCAAAGAAATATTAGCATTTTGTTTATGCTTTTTTGTTTGTAAAGAGTGGTCGATAGATGTAATATCAATGATGCTTAAAATGGAGCCTGGTAAAACTCTTGGCTTTATTATTACAGCAGCCGCAATCGCAGGAGGAAGTAAAGCCTCGATAAAGCTATTCCAAGACGTTATAGGAATAGGAAAAATGCGAAAGGAGATAGTTTCAAATGAGCAGCAAAACTCCATCTAACTTTATTGTTCCAAATACAATACTTGGAATTCCTGTTTTATCTTCTGTAAGTGGCCCTCTTTTCAGACTTATAGGAGATAGTGAGGTTATATTGAACAATCCTCATTTTATACAGATACGATGTCTTATTCCTCAAAAAGACACTCCCATTTGTGAACAAATGACCATTACGGATACTTGGATTACAGATGGCAAGGTGGAGTTTGTATCAGCTGTTCCAACCAATACTCAAGGAATATCTCAAGTTGCATGGGAGGGATTGGATAAAAACGCTATAGACTGGAGAAGCGGAGGAGAGTTCTCTATTAAGTTCCCAAAGGGAGGAGTATTTTGGCTCCAATCAAGAGGGGCCGACTTGAGACTTCAAACGTTTGTAGTTGATACTCGTTGGGTGCAAATCGAACCACCATCTGATGTTGTTATTGAAAAAGTTGATAGTAAAACTGTTAAAATAAGCTGGAAAGATAACTCTGAAATAGAAGTCGCTTTCCATGTTTTGATTGAACAATATGTTGGCGGGAAATGGGTAAGAATACCTTATTTAAGAGTTCCAAAGAATGTAACCACTGCTACATGGAAAGCTCTTCCTGGTTATTACAGATTTGCAGTTCGAGCTGGAGTTTCTAACCCTGAAGAAACATGGACTTTCAAGAGAGTAGTTTCTGCTGATATAAATAGCACAACAGAGGAAGTTGCATTCAAAACTGGTTCTATTATTAAATATTCTGCACCTACCAGCTGGTCTTATTTCTTTGTTGATGGGTTATTCCAAAAACCATTGGCTCCTACCAATTTTGGCGGAACTATCAAAAATGAAAATACAATCTTCTTCGTATGGCAGGACAATTCAAATGAAGAAAGCACCTTCCATATTCTTGAAGATAAATGGGTTAATGAAGCTTGGGTTAGACAGCAAACTATAAAAATCCCTGCAAATCGCAGATCGTACACTACAGATTCTAGAACTTCCGGGAAATATCGCTATGCAATAAGGTCTGCTTATAGTTTTCCAAATACAAACATTGTTAGAACTTCTTCTCTAACAAATTGGATTGAATTCACAATTCCATAAAGAAGATTTGCACTTGAAAGTTGAATTTTCAAAACGCAACGATATACTTGATTGTTGCGTTTTTGTCCTGAAAGGCGGTCTAGCAGACTAAACTTTTGTCGGAAAAAGGAAGAGTATGAATCTAGTACAAATAGCTCTGGCTTCAAACCTGCTATGTTCAGTTACAGCATTTGCATTCTCTAATCAGGTTCCTCCGTTGTTTGAGAAGGTAAGCGATACAGTTGTTAAGCTCAATAACCCGCATTTTGTTCAAATTCATTGTTTGATTCCGCAGGTAGAAAAACCCACCTGTTCTACTATGACGATTATTGATACATGGGTTGTAAATGGTAAATGCGAATACTGGTCTGGAGTTCCTAAAAATAGCGGAGGGAATACTCGTCCAGCAACTGGTACATGGCCCGCTGGAGCTGTTGACTGGAAAACCGGAGGTTCATTTGAGTTAACGCTACCTCCTGATGGTGTTTACTGGATGCAATCAAGAGGGTCAGATTTAGTAATACAAAACTATGTACTTGATACCAGATGGAAAAGCCCTGCCATCCCAACAGCATTCGCCGCGCAAGACCTCGGTTCGCAAAAAGTTAGGTTTTCATGGAATGACGTTTCTAATAATGAGGTTGCATTCCATATACTTACGGAACAGTATATTGGAGATAAATGGGTAAAGCTTCCTTCGTACATAAGAATTCCGGCAAACAAGTCTACAATAGACTATCAGACTCAGGCAGGATACTACAGGTTCTCTATCCGTTCTGCAATGTCCGCTGCCGAAGAAACTTGGAATTTCAAAATAAGAGTTCTAGGTAATACGCTGGAAACATTTCAGAATATAATATTCACAACTCCTTCGGTAATTAAGTATTCTAATACCACTAGTTATGTTTATCTTCTAGTCAATGGAACATTTCCGAATCCTGTTGCCCCTTCTAATTTTGGGGGAATATTGAATCCAAACAATACCATATACTTCGTATGGCAGGACAATTCAACCAACGAAACGGTATTTCATCTACTGGAAGATAAGTGGGTAAATGGAGCTTGGGTTCGTCAGCCTTTGATTAGGATAGCGGCGAATAGAACTTCCTACACTCTTCCTGCTCGTCAATCTGGTAAGTATCGCTACGCTCTAAGGTCTGCATATAGTTTCCCAGATACCAACATCGTCAGAACTTCCGGTATAAGCCCGTGGATTGAGTTTGTAATTCCGTAAAGCATTGATTTTGAGGAAAAACAATGAACGCGACAGATAACAATAGAGTTGAAGATCTGGTTTCAAAACTCAAGAGCGCTTGCGAGGCTTATTACAATGGCGATGATCCGATTATGTCAGATGCTGACTTTGATCGGGCCAAGGATGAACTTGTTGAGCTTGATCCTAATCATCCTTTCCTGAAAACTGTTGGCGCTCCAGTTGATAGCGGCGAACTTAAGAAAGTAAAGCATGAAATCCCTATGGGTTCGTTGAAGAAGATCAACAACTCCGAAGCGGAATTCAATACTTGGCTTGGTTCTGTAAAGCCAACCACAGGAGACAATCCTGTTCTTTGCGTAAACTGGAAATTGGATGGTTCAAGTCTTGAGCTTGTATATCGTAATGGCGAGTTTGTTCAGGCAATTACTCGCGGAGACGGAGAAATTGGCGAAGACGTAACGCATACGATCAAGAACGCTAAAGGCTTTCCCAGGAAACTTAATGAGAAGATTGATATTTCAGTAAGAGCCGAAGCCCTTTTTCGTCTATCCGACTGGAACAAGTTCCTGAATAAGGAAGGCAAGAATCCTCGCAATGCTTGCGCAGGCACGGTTCGTCGCACTGATGGTCGCAACTCCGAGCATATCCATTGCGTTGCTTTTAATATTCTTGGAGTAAAGAAGTGGGCAACGAATAAGGAAAAGCTTGGATGGCTGAATGATAACGGGTTTGAAATAACTCAAACATACTTTGTTACTCCTGACAAAGTTAAGAAGGTTGTTGATCAAACTCTTGAAAACAGGGATAAGATTGCTTACGAGATTGATGGTCTTGTTGTAAGCCTAGATAACTGCGAACACCAAGATGCTCTTGGAGAGAAGGACGGGCTTCCTTATTGGGCAAGGGCTTGGAAGTTCCCTGCAATGGGAGGCTTTAGCCTTCTTCTTGATGTTGTATGGGATGTTGGAACAAGAGGAACGATCAATCCTGTTGCTATTGTCGCTCCTGTTGAAGTTGGCGGCGTAACAATTCGTAATGTAACCCTTCATAATATGGACGAGATTGATCGTCTTGGTATCCAGATTGGCGACGATATTGAGGTTGTTCGCGCAGGCGATGTTATTCCCAAGATTGTTAGGGTTGTCAAGCAAGGAAGCGCTCGTCAGAAGATTTCATGTAACGAATGTCCTGCTTGCGGTAGCAAAGTGTATCAGGACGGCCCATTCATGCGTTGTTCTGCTGGCGATTCATGCGAAGGCGTCCTCAATAAGAGGATCATGAAGTATATCAAGAAGCGTGAAATCATGTTCCTTGGAGATTCTGCTCTTGATAAACTGATTGAATCTGGCGATGTTTCTTGCGTAAAGGATTTGTACTTCTTAACGGTTGGTAAGATGGTTGCTGCCGGTCTTGGAGAGGCAATGTCTCAGAAGATTCTTGAGGAAATCAGGAAGTCTATGGACGTTACTCTCTCTGATTTGATTGGTTCTCTGTCTATTGACCTGTTGGGCCGCTCAGAGGCGCAGAACATCGTTGATGGAGGATTCGTTACGCTTGCTATGTGGAAAGACATGAAGCCTTCCGACTTGATTAAATTGGGCGGATATCAGGATGTCAAGGCTGGTCGTATTTGCACAAGCCTTAAAACAAATTGGGATATCATTGAAGGTCTTGCTGCAATCCTTAATGTACAAGAGGGGAAGATTCAGCCGAAGGTTCGTCCGAAAGGTTCTTTGTCAGGACTTTCATTCTGCTTTACTGGTGCTGCCAATAAGACCCGTAAGGAATTACAGAAGATTGTTGATGATAACGGAGGCATCTTCTCTGATAGTGTGGATTCTACTTTGAACTACCTGGTTATTGCCGATGTTAATAGCACTTCAAGCAAAGCAGTTAAGGCACGAAAACTTGGAACAAAACTAATTACAGAAGAACAATTCCTCAAAATGGCTGGTGTATAATGCCAAGAACAAAAGAAAGCACATGCCCTTATTGCGGTTACAAGATTGATGCCATAAGCGGTATTGATAATGAAAAAGATATGCCTAAAAAGGGCGATGTTTCTATTTGTATCAAATGCGCTGGCTTTATGACATTTACAGAAGACTGTTCTCTCGTAGAAATGAAACAAGAAGAGTTTCATGAACTACCTGATCAAGTCAAGAAGCAACTTGCAAAACTAAGAGATTGCATTCTTGAAATAAGAGAAAATGAGTTTGAACCATAAAAATAACACACTCAACAAAGGGGGTAGTATGAATTGGAAGATTATGAGCGTTGCAGGGATTTTGGTTATTGCTGGCTTTTCATCTATGATTGGAGCAACATCTCCAGAAAAGCCTATGGTTGAAGAACAACCAACAGTAAGAACAGATGGGTTTGTACCATTCCCGGCATGGGTTAATGAAACGTCTTCAACTGGAAGATATCAGACTTCAACATCGGGCGCTGACCTAAGAGCGATCATGCTTATGAGAGAAAGGGTTGTTGTTCCAAACACAAACCCTGTTCAATATACTAGTAGACCTGTATGGGTTGATGCGAATTTGATTTCTGAAATTACCCCAGCTCCGTCTACCGGACCTCATGCAGGTCATACTCATGTTATTATAGTTGAGCCTTACACTCAAACAAGGATTATGGAAGGCCCTCCAGAAAACTATGCTTGGGTTTGGGCAAGAATCACGCTTAAGAAGGTTTATTCCGTACCAACAACTCCGATGCAGTAAAGAAAGGGATGATAGACATATGCCATACGATCCAAGACCCGTAAGCGAAGGCGGCAATCGTGGCGCTGGCGAAGAGTTTCAGCTTAAAGCCCCAAAAGGCAAGTTTAGGGTCATTTCTGTTGATACGTTTGATGGCGGGGATTGTTGTCATGGAGAGAAAAATAATCTCAATGACGCTATTAAGTTAGCGCAACAGCATTGTGGAACAATGCTTAAGGCATATGTCTATGATGATAAGGGAAGACAGGTTTGGAGTGGAGGCTCTTTTTGATGGTAATGAAAAGGCGAGGCTTTTCTCTTATAGAAGTAATGATATCGCTGTTTATCCTTGTATTAGGATTAATGACGATAAGCTACGTTATGTCTTCAGTAACTGCAAGGCTTGTACGAAATACTAATGAGTTTAGAACGGAAGTCATCTTTCGTTCTATGGATGATTTTCCAATAACTCAAGAACTTGTTTTAGGATGGAACGTTTTGCCTTCTATGTTATGGAATGGTTATTCAGTAGGAAGAGCGGCATATCTATATGAAGACAACTCCAAAGAAATAATAACTTGGACATGGAATAGGCCCGGAGTAGAAGAAACATCAATAGTAAATCTGTCTTCTTATAGCCCTTCAAGCGGTGACATTCTTGTTTCTTGTTCTGGCAATATATTTTACATTGATAATGAGATGCCTTCTGCTAACGAGTTTGAATTAACTAATCCTTTCTTGTTGATAAAATCTCGAATAATATTGGTAAAGTCTAAAAGAGAGTGAGGAACTCTAATGAAGATCGTTGTCCCCGAATTTGCTTTTAGCCATTTCGATGATTCAAAGCATTTTCCTGCTATCCCGTTTACCTCTCCTGCTGAGTTTGAACGAGATTTGAATGAACGGAAACCAGTTGCAGAAATGCCTGGTTATGCTCCATTCTGTAAGTTGTTGTTCTTTAAGAACTGGACTCATGCCAGAGTTGGCATTGTTCCTATTACCCATCAAAACGAAGCATGGATCAAAAGCGAATATGAAGCTCGTAGAGAAACCGAACTTCCAGTTCTTGTTCGCTATTTAGAGGGAACCTGGGTTCCTCTTGCTGAATATCTTTGCGTCATTGTTTATGACAAAGAACAAATGGCAAAAGAAGGCACTGCAATCGACGGAGACTTTGCAGTTGTTAATATCTTGAGACTCATGGAGGCTGTTGAGCCTCCCATTCCTCCTATCACAATGATGCGCAACGCCCTTGGTGTTAGCGAAGGCGGGTCAGGCGTTCCGCTCGATAGAGAGAAGTACATGGCTTCTGTTGAGTTTTGGAACAAACACGTTGCCGTCAAACCTAGAGAGTCATAAAATGAGAGAGAAAAAATTCTGGCGAGAGTTAATTCGCGTAGTAGCAAAAAATGATCACACTATTATTGTTGTTATTCCCTCATGGAGACCCGAAGAAGGAGTAGACTTCAGTATAGGGGAGATTGGCGAAGAAACATGGGAAGCCTTACAAGTTGGCGGAAGATATTTTGCAATGGTCAATTCTGATGCAGAATACATGGTTGACCTTGAAATAAGAGACATTGAAACGAAGAATATAACTCCCGTTTCTCAAATGAGTGATGATTACATTAGGCAAAATGCCAAATCTCTTCCAGTAGATGATCTTGTTAAAGAACTTATAAGACTAAGAGATGCGATTTGGGAACATCGGCAGCAAACCGGCGATAACTTGTGCTGGATAAATGATCTCAAATTGTGGCAGGCGGTTGATCCGTTGGCTTGCTATAGACATGATATGGTTCCGGGGAGAGAAGAGTTTTTGGGCAACTGCGCAAGATATCACGAAAGTAGGGTAAAAGGATTGCCTTATGACGAGGCTCCTCAGAAAACTAGCGCCGTCACGAAAGACGGGAAAAGGATTGATCAATGAAGCAGGTATTTCAAGCAAGTAATGGTAAAGTATTCGAGCATGCGGAAGATGCCGCTCATGAGGAAAGATTTATCGAAGAGGTAAATGATATCCTCAAGCCTTTCAAGGATAAAAAAATAGAACCTGGCGAGTTTGTTCAAAGAAACAGCGAACTCGTACAAAACATGATTGACAAGACCTACAGGGTTCTTCTCAGGTACTACGGCAACAGTTCGGAAATTCCGAAGCTCTGGAAAAAAGAACCTAGAGGTTTTGTTGGTAGGTATCTTGACGACGGGAACAGTCCTGCATACTCTATATATGGAGTTCTTTTGTCAATAGATAACATGAATCGCCAATGGGAACAGCCGTATTATGCCCTTGCTGCAAACAGAGGCGAGTACCCCAGATAAGGAGGGTATAATGGGAACCGAAGAAGGCTTACGGGAATTAATGAACGAGGTTGAATCTCTTGCCAAAAGAGTTGAGTCAGGAGAAATCCCTGAAACAGCAATGCCTCGATTTTTTTACTGCGGACATAAGCATGTATGCAGTTATACGGGGACAGAATGGTTCAAGTGTTCATGCGGTCATACTTGGTCTGTAAGCGAGTCTCAATACATAGACGATTGGAGAAAAGACAATAAAGTTCAGTATTCATGTCCTGCTTGTAAAAAGTCTGAACTGCCTCAGAATATACACTGGTATCATGAATATAATCAAGAATCTCGATGGGAATGTCTTGGATGTAAGCATCAATGGAATGCAAAAAACGGAGAAGTATGCCCATCGTGCAACTTGAATCACAAGGATTTTAGGCAATGCCAGCCGCCGACGTTATAACCCCTAAACTGCTAGAACGCGATGATTTTCGCAAAGCAGTTTTCCTACGCGATAAACATACTTGTGTTATCTGTAAGGCCCCAGCGGTTGACGCTCATCATATCTTAGAGCGTAGGTTGTTTTCTGATGGTGGTTATTATTTGAATAACGGAGCAAGTCTCTGTTCTGATTGCCATTTGAAGGCAGAAATGACAACCATTTCTGTTGAGGATATTAGAGCCGCTTGCGGTATTTCTGAAAATAGCAAAGTTCTTCCTGAACACCTTTATGATGATCAGCCTTATGACAAATGGGGGAATCCTATTCTTCCAAATGGAAGAAGAATGAGAGGAGAGCTTTTTGACGATTCTTCTGTTCAGAAAATACTGAACGAAGCAAATGTTCTTTCTCTATTTAGTAAATACGTTAAATACCCTAGAACGTGGCATCTTCCCTGGTCTCCTGGCGCAACCAAAGATGACCGCATTATCAAGACCACTGATCAATTCAAGGGTCAAGAAGTTGTTGTAACTATTAAGATGGACGGCGAAAATACTACAATGTACAATGACTACATTCATGCTCGCTCTTTGTCTGATAAGAAGCACTGGTCTAAAAGTTGGATTAAGAACTTTCATGGTAGCATTGCTCATGATATTCCAGAAGACATGAGGCTTGTTGTAGAAAACCTGTATGCCAAGCATTCTATCAAATATATAGAACTTGAAAGTTATTGCTATGGCATTTCTGCATGGATGAATATGACTTGCCTTGAGTGGGATACTTCGTGCGAATGGTTTGCTCTTTTGGGGATTCCTGTTGTTCCGGTTCTTTATAGAGGAGAATGGGACGAAGAAAAGATTAGCTCTATTTTTGTTGATTACGATCTAAATGAGGGATATGTTGTAAGACTTGTTAGGTCTTTTCATTATAAGGATTTCTCTAAGAGCGTTGCAAAGTTTGTTAGGAAAGGTCATGTAACATCTGATGACCACTGGTTCTATGGAAAAGCGGGAGAAGTGAATAGTCTCAAGGAATCTAAAAATGTCTAGAATAGCTGCCAAAATAGCCCCCAAGAAGCTTCTTAAGAAAATTGAAGATGCCATACGAAATCATTCTCTTTTTGAGAATGAAGAAGGCAGTGAATCTTGTGATTTTTTCTATACTAATAGACATATTCTACTGTCTTTGAATCAAAAGCTTCAGAAAGACCTAAGTAAGATTCAGTTTGATCTTGAAAACTTTTATAGCGCCCCATTCAATCCTCCCGGAGATTCTGCTGCGATATTGGGTTTGCATACCTCCTCTTCTGGTTTGACTTTTTTAGGATGCGAGGCAGGAGGAGACTGGGAATATCCAATCTACTTCATTATTTATTGGGATGGAGAAATTCTTAGAGGTTATATCCCAAATAAAGGTAACTATTACAATAAGAAGACTAAAATGGCATTCGGAAATTGTGAAAAGTCGGATTTTGAACAAGGATACGAATACGGTAGCTTTGATAACAAAAATGATTTCAATGCCATGCTTGCAGATATTCAAGAAAGAATAGTCGTGAAGGGTTGAGCAATGGAAAAGAAGCCATTTTTAGTAAATGTTGAAATAGAGTTTGCTATTTTCGCGGAAAATGAAGACGCCATTTATAATCATCCCGATCTTAGACGAGCAGTAGAGGAGGCTTTATACACAAGCGACTCTTGTATTTCTTTTATAGATCCTTTAGATAGAATACCTAATGGATGGAGCGGAGATTGCCTTGTTTATGGAACGGATGAAGATATAACATTAGAAGAGGCTCTAAATTGGAAGCCTAAAGAATCTGAACCAATAGATAAGTATACAATGCTGTTTCCATTTATGACGATAGATCCAGCATGAATAAACAACAATCAATACAATCCCTATTCCTTGATATCTGCGAAGATGCATACAACCAGGGATTGTATATGTTTGGCATACTATCTTCAACAAGAAAAGGGCCGGAGCATCCAATGAGACAGCCCGGCTATTTTTACAATAGGCTTAGCGAAGAAGTAAAAGAAAGAATAAGAAACGAACTAAAGCCAGAGCATATGCAGTCTCTTCTTTACAAGTTTGTTGCTTGGGGGCCTGTTATCCCTTGGGAAGAACAAAGAATCTTAGACGCCAAAGACGGTTTCAAACGAGAAAAACTGAAGTTTGAACTAGAGTTAATGAAGCACGGTTGGCGTCCATAATTAAATAATACCTGACAAGGTAAATTGCGCAATTATTTGTATACTTACAAATGGAGATTGCGCAATGGCTACAAAAATACAATTAAGACATGATACGTCTGCTAACTGGGTTCTTTATAACCCGGTTCTTTTAATTGGAGAACTTGGATACGAAACTGATACTCTTAAGTCTAAACTTGGAGATGGAGTTTCTCGTTGGATAGATCTTGATTACGTTGTTGCTAGTGGGGCTGGAGGTGGTTCTGGCTTTAGTGGTTATTCAGCAGACTCTGGCTTTAGTGGTTATTCAGGTTATGGAGATTCCGGGTTCTCTGGATATTCTTCGACTTCTGGTTTTAGCGGTTATTCTGGATTTAGTGGATATTCTGCTGAATCTGGTTTCTCAGGATATTCTGGTTATGGACAGAGTGGATATTCTGGATATTCAGGCTTTAGCGGTTATAGTGGTTTCTCTGGCTATTCTGGCTTCTCAGGCTACTCAGGTTTCTCAGGATATTCTGGTTTCTCTGGATATTCAGGACGTTCTGGTTTCTCAGGCTATTCAGGTCGTTCAGGATTTTCAGGCTACTCAGGAATAAGCGGATATTCAGGAATAGATTATCCTTATGTTGGAGCATGGTCTGGTGCTTCGGTATCTTATGTTTTGAGAGATACAGTTTCTCATAACGGAAGTTCTTATGTTTGTACATCAGGGCACACTTCTGGAGCAAGCACTGAACCTGGCGTAGGTGGTTCTTGGACTACTGTTTGGGATCTTACAACAGCATCAGGTTATAGCGGTTATTCCGGTTATGGACAGAGCGGCTTTAGTGGTTATTCAGGCTATGGAACATCAGGTTTCTCGGGATATTCCGGTTTTAGCGGTTATTCCTCAACATCTGGCTTCTCAGGTTATAGCGGATTTTCTGGATATTCTGGTCGTTCAGGATTTAGTGGTTATTCTGGATTATTCGGTGGAGATAGTCAACTATTCTATTTTGATGACGTTGTTCAAGATATTACTAATGCAAATGGATACATGGGAAGCAATGCTGTTGCTGGCGGCTTAACGAATGCTACAACTCTTATATATCTACATCAAAATAATCTAAATGGAGTAAGTATAGCTGATTGGGTTCGTAATATGACTCTTTCTACCAATTCTGTTGGTGGAAGAATAAGAGCTTCTTTACTTAGCACGCCAACTACATTTATTGACTATACAGTTACAGGCTCTGGCTCTGCTTTAGCTTTACAGGGTGGATATTATTATGCGGTTCCAGTTACTTATGTTGCCGGTTCAACCGTTTCCGGTCTCGAATATATAATAATTTCATTTGTGTATGCTGGAAATAGCGGTTTCTCGGGATATTCTGGCTATGGAACATCAGGTTTCTCGGGTTATTCCGGTTATGGACAAAGCGGTTTCTCGGGATATTCTGGCTATGGGCAAAGCGGTTTCTCTGGATATTCTGGCTATGGGACTTCTGGATTTTCAGGCTATTCTGGATATGGAGCATCTGGCTTCTCGGGTTATAGTGGCTTCTCAGGTTATTCTTCAACTTCTGGTTTTAGTGGTTATTCTGGCTTCTCTGGCTATTCTGCTGAATCAGGCTTCTCGGGATATTCTGGCTATGGGCAAAGCGGCTTCTCTGGATATTCTGGCTATGGGCAAAGCGGCTTCTCGGGATATTCTGGCTATGGACAGAGCGGCTTCTCAGGTTATTCAGGTTATGGACAGAGCGGCTTCAGCGGTTATAGCGGTTTCAGTGGTTATTCTGGCTTCTCTGGCTATTCTGCTGAATCTGGCTTCTCTGGCTATTCTGCTGAATCTGGCTTCTCAGGTTATAGTGGTTTCTCTGGATATTCTTCGACTTCTGGTTTTAGCGGTTATTCTGGATTTAGTGGATATTCTGCTGAATCTGGTTTCTCAGGCTATTCAGGTTATGGAACGTCAGGTTTTAGTGGTTATTCAGGTTTTAGTGGTTATTCAGGTTCTAGTTTTTCTGGAGACGCTTCTGAAATAATAAGCGGAACAATAAATACAGCAAGGTTGGGTTCAGGAACCGCTAATAATAACAGTTTTTTAAGAGGAGATAGCACTTGGACAGCTGCTCAGGCATTAGATCCTGAATTAACTGCTATAGTAAACTTATCATCAAATGGGATTATAGTAAGAACATCTTCTTCTACAGCATCTGCTAGAACCTTGCAACAAGGAACTGGAATCTCTATATCAAACGGAGATGGTGTAGCAGGTGACCCTGTTATTTCTTTGTCTGGTAATACTTCAGGCTTCAGTGGCTATTCTGGTTATGGACAATCCGGCTTTAGTGGTTATTCTGGTTTCTCTGGATATTCTGGAGAATCAGGCTTTAGTGGTTATTCTGGTTCTGGACAAAGTGGCTTCTCAGGATATTCTTCAATTTCAGGCTTCTCAGGATATTCTGGATCTGGTTCTGGAACTTATACTAGGATTATATCAGCGATGTTAACATCGCAAGGCGATACTGCTTACATGGTTATTCCTACATCTTCAACTATAACAGCATCATACATTACTGGTCTTTCTTCATCAGGAGCTGCAACTTCTGGATCTGCTGTTGTTGATATATTAAAAAGCAATGACGCAGGTTATCCTCCAACAGCATCAATAGCAGCATCAGCAAAACCAACATTATCATCATCTAACAAATCTGTTGATAATACGCTCACTGGCTGGACCACAAGTATAACAGCTGGAGATTGGCTTGGATTTAAATTAGATTCAATATCTACAGTTGCTTATGTTATTGTTTCTCTTAAAATAACTGTTCCATAAAAAAAGGAATTATATGGCTTTAACATCAATAGTTGGTTCTTTTATTTTTCCAGATACAAATTATGTTCCAGCAAATAATCCTAACTCTTTGATTCTTGATGCAACAAGAGACAAGATTGCTATGCCATATGTTTGTACTAAAACTGGTAACATATCAAAAGTTAGATTTATGACTTCCAGTGTTACGACTAGTGATACATTGAAAGTTTCATTTCAAGACAGAGACCTTGCTACAGGTTATCCAGATGGCATAGTAGACGAATATAGAACATTATCTGTAACTACAGGACAAACATGGTATCAAACAGGAATAATGAGTAGTGACGGAACGGATAATGGAACAAAAAGGGCAGTTACAAAAGGAGATAGATTTTGGATTGTATTTGAATTTAATAGTAGAGTTGCAGGTAATATGATTATATACATGACAAATACTCCAACTGGAGATACTAACGAAGCATATTGCTCGCTTTCTACATCATCAGTATGGAGTAAAATAACTGGATGCGCTTGTGTAGAAATAGAATATGATGATGGTTCAACAGTTTTTTCTCCATTTGCAATTCCAAGCATTAATAATGCAGCAACAATTGCAAGTAATACTAATCCAGATGAAATTGCCCTTAAATTCAAGTTTCCAGTACAAGTAGAAGTTACGGGAGCTTATGTTTTCATTGACTTAGATGCTAATTGTGATATTGTTTTATATGATAAAGACGGAACAACTGCTTTAGAAACCGTGTCCTTAGATTCAGATCAAAGAAATGGAACATCAGTATCTGGAACCCAAATAGAATTTGTTTCTTCAAGAACTTTAGAAGCAAATTCATATTATTACCTTTCTATTAAACCAACTACTACAACAACTATTGGATACAGAACTTATGATTTTTACAACGCATCAAGTTTAGATATGGCTTGTGGAGGTCAAAATTTCCACTTGGCCCAGAGAACTGATGCAGGATCGTGGACTCCTACTACAAATAAAAGACCTAAAATCTTTTTAAGAATCTCTAAGATAACTGCTAATTTTCCAATAGCATATAGCGGATAATATTTTCAACAATAAAGGATTATAAATGTCAGCAGGAAGACCAAAAGGAAATTTTTCTATTGCTTGGGCTGGTGCGGTTACAAATGATGCGGCATCTGGTTCTGTTGCGTGGACAAATCCTTCTAATGCTGGGTTGCAAGATGATTCTTGGGCTACAGCATCTTTAACAAATAATGATACTCAATATCTAAAGGCAACAAACTTTAATTTAATTCCAAGCATTCCAGCTACTGCAACTATAATAAGATTGAGTCCTGTTGTAAAAGGAAAAAGGAATGTTACTTCTCCTTCTATTACTGATGCAGAAATCAAGTTTATAAAATCTGGAGTAATATCTGGAAATAGCTTTTCCAATGGGTCTGAATTGGGATCTAGTCAGAATGTTGGATCTCAAAGAAACACCGTTTATTATGGAAGAGATAATGATGAAACTGGTGGACTTTCCTGGTCTTATTCAGATTTGACAAATGATACAAATTTTGGATTTGCTTATAGAGTTCAATCAACAGGAACGGCAACTGCAAGCGTGGACGCTCTTGGATTAATGGTATATTGGCAAGACACTCCCTCTGCCGTATGTACAGCAAAAAGCCCAACAACAGGACAGCCTTCGGGAACTTTTATTAATGTGGATGCTCATTCTAGTATTATTGGAGATTCTTCATGGGAAAGAGTAGGATTTAGATGGACAATAAAAGGTCCAGATGGATGGTCTATGACCACATTAGATCCAAGAAGAGGAACTGATATTAATGGGATTTCTCATAAATGGTCAACAGACCTTACTGGAAGAACCATTTCTATTTATGCAGATAGAGCTGGTTCGTATAAATTCTTTTTTGATATGTATTTAGAAAATGGAAGTGTATTACGAAGCAATGTTGTAACAGTAATTATAGATGCTAAAGCAACAACAAAAAGATATCTGAAGCCATCTTCAGGAAATAATGGAAATGATGGATTAACTGAAAACACTGCATGGCAAACATGGTCTTACGCATTAACAAACACTCCAAATGATTGTACACTAATACTAGTAGATGATGAGACAATAAATGTAACATCAACTTCATCAAAATCCAATTGGACAAGGGTTTTAGTAACAAGGTCTAATACCGGAACGAATAGGCCTACTTTTAATATATCTGCAAGTCAAGCGCTTGGTACATTTACTGGAGACGTTGATCTTGTATTTAAGGATATCAATTTTGGAGATTATACTGCCTATTCTGAATCAACAGTTCCTTATTTGATAAATGGATATAGTCATACTAGGTTAGGTATTATAAACTGTATTGGAGATAGATTTAACTCGGTTGTAGAAATAACATCTTTAGGGTCTAGTGATGGTATATTCATAATAAATAACAACTTAGGTAACTTTAGAAGATACGTTTTATTTGCAGGTGGAGACCGAGTAAAAAACGTAGTCATAGCTGGCAATATAGTAAAGAGCGCAACAACAACAGGAGGAGAAGCCGCAATACGATTAGCGGCAGCTACTACTATTGATTGTTCTACTGGATATGGAGCTAATATTTTCTGGAATACTGCTCAATATAATCAAGGAGTTGCAAATGCTCAATCTTTTGTAAGAGTTGGTTGGTCTGGAGTTGATATTTGGGCTAATAGAGTTGATAAAATGGCGTGGGCGTATGCAGAAGGAGCTAACGGGGATACTGTAGTTTCTCATATTATGGGAAACAGATTTGACGGAAATGATATAACTCAATCTAACGTATCAATAACAAATCAAAGGAATTCTTTTGGGTCTTTTTTCTGCAATCAATTTTTTGACGAAATGGATAGACCTTGGATTGCATCAAAAGCACTTGATTCTCTTAATTGGATACAAATTGCAAATACAACATGGAAAACAACAACAGGGACAACTAGCATTGTTAATATTGAAAACGCAGATGGGACAACAAATCCTGGAGATATTTGGGGATTAGAGTTCAAAAATAGTTTATTCATTGCTGGATCAAGTTGGAACAGTACATGGTTTAGAGACCCTTCTTCACAAGGAACATTTGGATCAAGAAGTGCTAATATATCAAGAAATGTTTATAATAAAGCGGCTTCTACTAACTGGAGAAATGCCGGAACTTCTTTGAATCTTTCTAGCTGGAATGCGCTAAGCACTGTTGCCAATGAAGCGGCTGAATCTACTTTAACTTTAGCAGATATAGATGCTTCTACAAACTGGCTTCCTTCATCTGGGTTTACTACGGCAAGAACAAATGCATCTCCAGAACCTGGAGTATATTGGGATTATAGATTTGTAAATAGAGATAATTCCGCAATAACATGGTCAACTGGATGTACTGGAACAGAAAGCGTTCCGTCCGCTCCATCTTTTACTATTACTCCTGGTTCAAGTCAAAATACTTTAGTATTAGGAAGTATAGGTAGCCTATTGAAAAGATCCATTTTTAGGTCTCTTACTTTTAGCGGACCTTACAATTGGATAGCAGAAACAACCTCAAGTAATTTTGTTGATAATTTAGATGACAATTTAGTTGCTAATGGATTGACAAATGGAGTGACTTACTATTATGTTGTAGTAAATATTGATTCAATAAGGAATGTTTCTCCTTTTAGTTCAGAAATGAGTGGAACTCCAAGTTCAGAAGGAAAAACTTTGTTTATAGGGAATAGAAGTGGAACTCCATATTTCATTTTTAACTCATAAGGATATTTTATGCCAATTATAGATGGTGGAAATGCAAATGATTCTTTTACTCAAAGCGTTAACGGAGGGTCTGCTAATTCAAGATTTAATGATAATCTTGTTGGAGGTAATGCTAACTATAATTATGCAACATCTAATGCAGATTTAATATTTTTTATGAACCTAAAAT